CGTCGGCAAGCGCGCCGCCCCCCCCGGTTTGTGGGGGGGGGCGTTTTTAGTAATATGAAAAGTGTAACAGTAACAGTTAATAACACAGCAACTATTGTAACCCATATAAGGATCTCTAATCTTTCTTCTTCAAGAGCTAGATCTATTACAGTATAAATATCATCAACGTATTCATCAATAGGTTTTGAATCTATCATATAATCAGACTCATCTGTTTTGATATCTTTTTTATTTGTTTTCATACTAGATCTATACCTAACATACTCTTCATTAGATCCTTCTTTCTTAAATCTTTCAAAAGCAAGATTTTTAACCATTTCTCTTAATGCGTCCCTCATATATAAATCACCATCCTCTTTACTCCTTAGTTTCTATATTAATAAAAAAGAACCCCATAGGAACAAAGTCCTATGGGGATAGATTTTATTAGAAGTAGATACGATAGATGATATCCCAAGAAGCACCTAAGTCATTTAAGAACTTATTAGGGAAGTTGATTCTAGTAGCTGGACGGATATCTTGATAGTAAGTATATCCATCTTCACTTTCCTTCTTATATGCTAAGCATAAGCTGATACAGTTGAATCTAGCATCATTAATACCAGTAGTATTAATAAAGTAATCACGGCAGTCATCTTTAGTAATAACCAAAGTATTTTCTACAATGATTTGTGCTGGTAATTCCGATTGATCATCATAAATTGTAGCATCAATAGGAGTGCCATCTTCCAATTGTTTACGTTCAGTAGGATCGCTATCAAACTTTTTAAAGTAATAAGCAACCATCTTTTTACTTTTTAGCTCTTTACGACCAAAGTAAATTTGGCGATTATCAGCATCAAGATCTTTATCTTCTGGAACGTATTGGAATGGAACCATGTCTTCTGGAGCAATCCATTTCTTATTATCTACTTCATATTTTAAAGCAGATTCACGGTTACAACCAGAAGTACCTAAACAGAATAGTTGAACAAAGTAGTTATTCAAAACTTCTTCTTGATTAGGATTATTGATTGTATTTTCTAATTGTAGTCTATTATTATAGGTAGGAGTTACAAAAGATTTATCATGAAGATCAAACATTCGCATAGCAATAAATTCAGATCCAGAGATAAGAGTTTTATTACTACCACGGAATAGTTCTAATCCAGTATCATGATCTCTAATAATAACTTCTGTTTTTAATCCATTAGGATGACCTTCTTCTAAGGATACAAGATCTTCAGATCCTTCAGAAGATTTAGTTAAGACTTCCTCTTGGATTTTGTATTTATCATTAATCACGTTGGTATTCCTCCATACTTTATTTAGATTTCACTATTACATATTGGTCATGAGTTAATCCACATTTATCTTCAAAGTCTAGAGGTGGATTAAAGATTTTAACTCCAGTTAAATTAGTACATTCGGCAAACATTCCTTCACAGTTAGTACTGCTAGTCATATCTATAATACCTGTAATTGTAGTTAAATTAGAGCATCTGTTAAACATATCTCCAAAGTCTTTTACTTTAGAAGTATCGAAGTGAGTCAAGTCTAATGTGGTTACATTAGTAGCTGCAAACATTTCATTCATATTAGTAGCAGAACTTGTATCAATCCAGCTTGTATCTATAGTAGATAAACTAGAACACCATCCAAACATTCCAGAGAAATCTTCTACTTTAGAAGTATCTATATGAAGATTAGGAATATCTGTTACTGCACTTCTTTCAAACATTTTTGAAACGTTATTAGCTTTAGCACCATTCAATTCTGTTAAGATAGCAGAAGATAATATATGCATAGTAGAATCTGGATCTTTCTTAGACATGTATTTCTTGAGGCTTATGTAGTCATTAGTAATATTGATAGAGAGGTTGAAGTCAGTATCAACATTGGTCTTAGTAACTACTTCGTATTGATCGTGTCTAATCTTAGTTACAGATTCAAAATCTGCAGGAGGATTAATAACTTTTACGCCAACTAAAGTATCACAACCGACAAACATGTTCATATAGTTTGTACAAGAACTCATATCCAATACACCTTCAATATTTACGAGTTTTGAACAATCTTCAAACATGAAGCTCATGTCTTTAACTTTAGATGTATCCCATGTAGAAATATCTATCGAAATAACATTTTCACAAGCGGAGAATGTTTCAGACATATTTACTACATTCTTAGTATTAACCCATTTAGCATCGATGCTACCTAACGTAGTACAATCTTCATACATAGCAAATGTAGAAGTAATCTTAGAAGTATCTGCATGGATAAGATCAGATCCAGGAACGTTTACTACTTTAGATAAACCTTTAAACATTTCTTCCACATCGAAAGTATGATCTACTAATGACAAGTCATTTTTAATAGTATCATTTAATACAATTACTTGATCAGTGGTATTTCCCAAAGTTTTCTGAGCATATTTAGATAGATCTTTATAAATACTATTAATAGCAATATTTAAACCAAACGTCCAATCCTTATAAGTAGTACCTAGTTTTAACTTACCTGGAATGATAATAGGTTTGATTTCTTCTTGAACAAATTCAAAATTACCAATAAAGCTATCAGTATCTACATCTTTTCTATCAATATTTGTATCTGCATTAATAACAGCATTTACTTCGTATAAGAATGGAGATAATTTACCAGTTAATAGATCTTGAGATAATAGATTCTTAACATAATTGAATACGTCAGATTTAATAATATCTTTAGAGAACTGTTGGTAATCATCGCCCTTAACAGCGCCATCTATATCTTTCATTATTGTTTGAGACCATAGATAAGTAGATGCTGGAATATCTATAATAACGTACTTACGGTCATTATTGTAGCTGAATACTAAATCTTCTCTCATCCAAGGAACTTTATCAAATCTTTCATCTACATGATTGATCTCTTTATCAAATACCTTTTCTACGATAGGATAATATTCTGGTCTCTTATCTATTTCATTTGTGTAAGCCATATCATTAGGACGAATAATTACGTCTTCATCTCTGTCTTTACCCCAGGTGATTTCCATAGTAGTATTTCTTGTAAGGAATACTATCTTATAGGATTTAAAGAATTCGATCATGAGCATAATATACTTCATGATTTCATTACCAGAGTGACCAGCATATCCATCAAAGATGTATCTCATATCACCCATATACTCATTTAGAATATAGATGATATCATCCACTAGACTTGTAATAGTATCAATCTTTTCATCAGAAGAGATAATACTATTTACCTTAACTAGTTTATCATATAATACAGTATCCTTATCTTTTAAGAACTCAGTATATGTTTTAGCAATCTCACCATTGCTTAAAGTAAAGTACTTCATAGTGAGCTTCCAATTCATAAGAGAGTCATAAAGATCTTTCCATACTTTATATTCTTCCCAATCTTGAGCTTCAAGCATTCTTTGGCAAATAGTTCTACGAACTTCTATATTTGTTTTATAGATATTCATGAACTCTGTTAGATCTTTAATTTGAGATTTAGGAGTAATAAAGTCCCAGATAGGGAATTCTTTTTCTTCTCTGTGTTTCTTTCTTAAGTATTCTTTAAGATCAGAAAGACTTGTTCTAAAGTTAAACCCTTGAACAATCATTGTCTTAGCAGGATTATCAATAATGAAATCTTCAATACCGTTAAACATGTAAGTCAAAGAAGTCATAAAGATAAATAAGTGTGCTAATTTAAATGGGTGAGAAGTAGAGATAGATGGAATCTTTACTAATAGTTTCTCTTCTAGAAGAATATCATCATATAGCATACTGTAGAAATAACTCATTTGAGTAGAGTATGCAGAGATATCAATCATTTGAGTTATACCATAGTATTTAGTTCTAGCATAGTTCCATGGTTGTTTATAAATCGCATCTTTTACTAATTGATGATTGTTATCTTTATAATCAACTCCATCCCACCAGCCATCGCCTTTAACCATTACATCATAATCTTTATAGTTTGCACTATCTTTCATATTATCTGTAACGTATAGTTTATCTACAGGAATCTTGCAGAATTTTAGATTAGTAGTATATGAATAATCTTCCTCATATGCATAACCTACAGTAGATCCACCATTCGTATTATAGATATAATGAATATAAAGTTTATCTCCATATTTAGCTATATCTTTAGGATTGGTAAAATAGAAACTGCCATTAAAGATACTATATTCAGAATCGTCTAATACATTACCATATGAATCGGTAATAATATAAGGCCATCTATTTTCGAAATAGTAATCAAATGGAACTTTAATATCCATATATCCTTCTGGAGTTATAGATATAGGATTTTCTAAAGTTTGAACTGTAAGAGATGGATTAGGGTTGTTTAGATAATGCTTATTATAAATAAATAAGAAGTTTTCATTTATATCAGCATTGGAAACCATCTTAGGATTCATAGTAACATGGAACTGATTAGTTAATCCCATATCATCACTTGAATGAATAGAATTTTCGCTAATAGTAATAAATCCTTGATCAGTTTGAATATAAGGGAAGAATGGGAAATTAATATTAAATTTAGGATCTCCATGATTAAAGATCTTATGAGTTTCCTCGCTCAATACCAAAGTATTTTCTGTAACCCCATTATAGAAGAAGGTTACATTCAATTGCTGATCTTTCTTTAAGAAGTGTTTCTTTTTAAGAAGTCTGATATTTTTCTTATTATAATTTACAGTATAATCAATACCTTCAGTAAGCATATTACCTTCTATATCCACACATACTTTATTTCCCTTAGTAAAGTAATTAGATACTGGGAAAGTAAGCGGGAATCTATCCTGATCATCAGCACCAGCTAATAGATGAGTAATAGCTACTTTAATATTACTGAATTCAGGTTTGGTTCTATCTTTGTTTACATAAACCAATTCTAATTCTAGCTCATCACCTTTTTGAAGTGCTAATGTATCGTTTACTATAACAAGTGAGTTATTAGTAACACTATACCAATCTTCAGGGAGATATTTGTCTAGATACTTCACATAGTGTTTATATTTAGTAGCTACATAATTCTTGAATGGATAGTTTACTTTGAATTCATTTTGATAATCAGTAGAAGCTTTAAACTTAATTACTTTATCAACTAATTCTATATCTTCATTGATAGCATTTGTAGAGTAAATGAAATTAAAGTCTATTGGAGTGCCTTTTTCGAAATTACTTTGTTTTAAAGTAATATAAGCACCACCATCAATCTCAGAAATATTGATAGTGTAGTCTTTATTAGATATAAACTTCTTACCAACCATAACAAAGAATGTATTACCATTCAAGCAGTAGTTTTTAAATGGTTCATCAATATGAATCTTAGTTTGATTATTAGTATCTGTTAGAGTAGTGGACTTAAAGAATCTAGCTTGAGAGTAATTAGAGTAGATAAAGATACAATTTACTTTCTTACCAATAGTATCTATTCTATTATCAATAGTAAGAACATTTGTAGCTAGGTCTACAGAATATGTATTCTGAGGTAAGAATACAGAATCTACTGTTACGATTAACTGATTTTCTTTTAAGAAGAAATCAGAAAATGGTAAAGTTCCTAAGCTAATAGCATTAGCACCTTCATAAGTCTTTACTTTAGTTTGGAAGTTATAAGATTTATCTACATTGAACTTGATATCTTTAGTAGATCTATCATAATAGAAATCATAGATGATTTCTTTTTTACTGTCTAAGATTTCATTAAAGAATCTTACTTTGTTATAATCGTAGATCTCATAATCTATTCCTTCTCTTAAGATCCTATCTTCTAATCGAATAAATAATACATTTCCTTTTTGAAGATAGTATTCAAATGGGAATGGAATGATGCCAGTATAGTCATAATATAAATGACCATTAATATCTTTAGAAGATCCGCCCTCATAATCTACAATGAGATCACCATTTAAATCATAACCAAGATGATTAGGAACAAAGGTTAGATCTTTACCTTTAATTTCTTGGAATGAAAGATTTACATATGATGCGGTCTGAACCTTTACTGCAGCATTGAAATCTTGTTTGGTGGATTTATCTTTTAATGTAAGATTACCACCAATATCATATAATGAAGCACCGTTAATAGCAGCATATCCTAATCCAGCAGTAGTATTTAATGGATCACTAAATAAAGTAAGATCAAACCTAACACCTTTAATAGCAGCTATAGCTGAAGCTGCTGCCATTCTAGCTTCTAGACTATGATTAGATGCTTTGTACTCCTTAGATTGTAGAAGATTAGTAGTTCCCATGTTCTTACTAACATTAGTGTTATACATAAGAATATCATGAGGGATAATCTGTCTTTCAGGAGTCTTTGTAAGATCCACTACAACGTGATCTTCTTCAACACTCTGATTATAGTTTCCTTTAAGGACTTTCTTAGATTTCCATTCAAAACCATTATAAGAATCGGGTTTTCTTTCTTTAACCAGCCAATATTTAAAAATCTTAATACCATACTTATCTTTAGTATCAAAGAGTTTAATGATATTAAGCATTTCGGTAGTAGAAGATTTGTACTTACACAAAGAATGTATATTTCTAGCTAAAGCTTTTTGATACTCAATTGGAATTACTCTATAATATGGAACTCCATACATAGAGAAGATGAATTCAATACAGCGTCTATCAAGAATATCCTTCTTAATAATATGAGATTGAATATCTGCAAGAATATCTACTAATACAGAGATGATTAGATAAATCATCATCATATCATGATAATTCTTTTCTTCTAACTCCATAGCATAAGAGTATACCGATTCTAGCATAAACTTACGGTTTTGAGTAAACTTCATTAAGAATTCTTCTGTAACACTGTAGTCTACATCAGCATTCTCTGGATACCATAAGATTTGATAATCTAATTTCTTTCTAGCTTCATAAATATCTATACCATAAGTTTTATACTTAAGATACTTATGATCTGGATATTGCATTAGGATAATATTAAGAATTCCTAATCCATCTAGTTCTTTGATTGTATCATTAGATAACTCATGCATGTATGTAGCAGATTTATCATAATCTAAATAATCAGGGAATAGGTATTCATATTCCCTTACTGGAATACCCCATTGATCGATAGCAGGATATCCGACAAGATTTCGATAATAAGGATTTAACTCCTTATCATCCATATATGTATCAATAAACCATTGTCTTAATAATTTCGTAAGTTTAGGTCTATATTCATCTGGGATATAGTATTCATCTTTAAAGTTTTCATAAACCCAAAGTTCTTTCTCATCCAACCCAGCTTCTATTAATAGATCTCTAGGATATTGAATGCCTTTAAACATATCTAATTCGATATGGTTTTCGACACATGCAATATATAAAGATGCATTCCTTAGAGACTCAGTAGTTTCATATCTATCTGCTTTTGCTTGGTCTTTAATAATAGAATTAAATGCCAATAATTTCAGATTGTAGAATACTAAATCTATGAAAGGATTTTGAGTCGTCAATTTATCCTCAGAAAAAGGTAAAGACATGAGTGCTTCTCCTTTCTTAAATTCCTATAAAATTAATCTAATGTCAGAGTAGGTAGTTTTATAGGGATGCGTCCTAATTGCAGCGGACAACATACAAATAATTCCGTTAGTATTAAAAGGGAGATAAATATAATGTATACACAGACAAATGTATTTCCAAACGTATTTGTAGAAAATGCAGAGCATAATCCGCTCTTAACCTCTCCAAATTCGGAGTATGCGGTACAATTCGCATTAACTAAAGAAGGGTCTTATGACCTTGATGAATATAAAGCATTCTTAGATTCTGCTATTAGAGAATTTAGACACAGCAGAACCTATAAACACTATAAAGCATATTTATATTCTATTGGTTTAGATTGTTGCCAATTCCATCCTAATATTACAGCTGGTAATGATGAGGGTGAAGAAATGGCATCTTTAGAGATGCACCATTGCATGCTCAATATTTATGATATTGCAATTATCATTACTGAGCATATTTTAAATACCTATGGAGCTATTACTGAGTTTGATCTATCTGATTTATTGAGATATGAACACACTCAAAATAATATTCCTGTAGTAATGCTTTGTAAAACATGCCACCAATTATATCATCATAAATATCTATACGTTCATCCAGAGATGATCTTTGGTAAGTGGTGGTCTTTATTAGAAAGATATCCTAATGGATTAAATAGAGATATTGCTTATAAATTGATGATGTATTTAAATAACTCTCTAGATGGTAAATATAAATTTAAGGAAGAACAAGCAAGTAAGCTCTTAGAATTAAGGGATAAACTATACGATTGGTCTACTAAGCTAGAGAGGTAATTTAAACAATGGCAGAACTGTACTCTAAATATGATAATCTTAAAAATAATGCAAAAGCATTTTTTACAAATCTTTTTATCAAGTTAAAAACTCTTTATCTATTCATCTTAGATAATATCAATAACCACAAAGGTATCTATATCTTATTAGCATCTATTGTTATTTATTTAATCAGTGGTGATTATATATTCCCATTCATATGGGCTACAGTATTATACTTACTAACTTTAGCATATGATTATTTAAATTACAAAAAAGAAAAAGAAATGATTGAATTAGTAGAATTTGATCAGTTCAAAGAACTAGATAAAGTATTAGATAAATATATAGAAGAATGTTATAATAGAGATGTAGGTTTCTTTAACCCTACTGCAGTTTCTGACTATATTTCTGAAAATGAACAAATCAGATTAATGAAGGAATTAAAAGATAGTGTTGCTTCAAATATGTCTGAGGTATTCAAGAATAAACTAGAGCTTTATTATGGTAAAGATAGAGTACCTAATATACTTTCTACAAAGTGTTTTATATTCATTACTCTTATGGCCGCTGGTAATAATAAAGCTATTTATAGCAATCCAAATATCAAAATTGATAAAAAATAAAGGCTATGGGATTAAGTTCCCATAGCCTCATCTTTTTGAGAAATATTCAGTCATAAATATTCTATATAAGATTCTTAATATATCCGCATTATGAGATATATCTACAAACTCAATACCAATACTGTTTATAGCATCAGAGTAATATGTATGATATCCACTATTTACTATCTTAAACATACTACGATTATTAAGCTCTCTATAAAATTCTCTATCTAATAATCTATGAGTATAATTATAATAGAAATCCTTTATCATTAGAATACAATTCTCTACTGTATCAGTTTGAGCTGTATATGCTAATGCTAATAAGAATTGCATAAAGTGTTCTTTATGTTTTATAGGAACTTGTTTTCCAGCACCTTTTAATCTAAAGTTTTCTATAGCCCCATTGCAATAATATAGAAAGTCTATATATTGTAACCTATAAAAACTACTATACTCATTCTTTAGTTTAAATTCTAAATTATCAGATATTCTTGTGTATGGTACTAGAGTATCTATTGTGGTTATAGAATCCTTATCTATATACAACACATTATCAGGATTGAGTTCATTTATTTCAAAGAATCTTCTTCTAGCATCTTTAAAGCAATTAGATAATCCCTTAGATAATTCAGGATTATCTCTTTGCATAAGACCAACTGTTATCTCTCTTTGTTCTCTCGGCATATTAAATATTTCATCATATCTTTTCTTAGATATGAATCCATATTCTAATAAGAGACTTATATTAGCTTTAGATAGATCATACTCTCTCAGATGCTTATTTATAAGCCATTCATAAGGAGCTACATATCTATCCTTTTCCCATATAGCCATAGTACTCCTTAGATATAGAACTCAGATTCTTGTAATAACTGATGAGGATCATAGTATCTTCCCATTCTTTTTACATCATCTATGTAGTTTAGATATCCACCTTCTGTAATAAAAGTAGATGTAGCAAATGGGTCAATATCATCTATGTCATTTATTAAGAAACTTTGCAATGAATATCTTTCTTGAATAAATTTGATAAGAGAATCTACTATAGTTTCTACCATTGGATGAGAATGGTTTGTTACTACAATAACTGTTTCTGTATTTTCTACCATACTAAGAACTCTCATTAGATCAATGAATGATGGTTCATTATATAATAGCTGATACGCATAAGCCTTATCAAATTGAACTGTATAATTGTCATCACGGAATGAGTTTGCATAAGATAGATTTTGCATTATATTTGGAAGTGGTTTTAAACCCTCTAACCTATATCCAAAATCCAACATGGAATAGAAATTGAATACTGGAGCATTCTCTGCTCTTGCTTTATCTTTCACATACTCTAATAATCTCATATCATTGATATTAATAAATTGAAGTTTCAATATAATCACATCCTTTCTTCTTCATAGTTATAGTATATGATTATATCATCTATTATCTAAGAATAAGAATGTAAAACTATTGCTCTTATTTAGTGCAACACTTCTATCAATATCATCTTGTGTAGGAAGAAGCTTTCCTGTAAATGGTCCACCTTTATATTGTTGAGTTACCATGTAATATGTAGGATATTTATCCAATACAATATCTTCATCGTCTGAAGTATCATTCTTAGAAATAACTTCTTGTTTTATAGAATATTCAAGAGGTTCTAGCTCTTCTGTTACTTCTTCTTTTTCTACTGGTTTTTGTTTATTATCTAATAAGGCTTTAGCAATAAAGAATGCTTGTACTTCACCATACATGTCTTGATAAGCACCAGCTTTAATAGAATGCAATTCTTTAGTAGTAATTCTATTATTAGTATTCTCTATTTTAAACCAACCCATATCTGTAAATTCACTTAATATTAAGCGTCTAGCATATTCTAGCTCTTCTTCTGTTCTTACTATTGGCATAATATCCTCCTTTATGATAAAAAAGAAAGAGAACTCGTTATGAGTTCTCTTTGTTCTTTTTATTGATTACCAAATTTAGATTGAGATTCAAAGATCTTATCATTGATACTTTGCTCTAAGTCTTTATTCAGTTTATCATTGATCTGGATGATAGGAGATTTCATAGTATAGTTGGATGCAATCTCTGCTCTAAGTTGAGCTATATAGTTACACACTATTCTATACCCATCTTCCAATCCAGATGGTTGATAATTTATATCTGATAGTAGAATACTACAAGATACATCTGTTGGCATAGCATCTTGTGGAAGCATACTAACAAATTCATACTTATTAATCTTACCATTAGAGAATAGTAAGTTAGAGATAATATAGTCATACTGAGGCATTCCAATATTATAAGCTTGTGATTGCTTATATGGAGCCATTACAATACCAAATGTATTCTTAAAGAATTCTCCTAAAGTATATAAGATATTGAACTCTACATCAGGTTCGTAATCTGTATAGATTAAGAAGTTTCTAAATCTAATACTTGGCCTATGACCATATAAAGCTTGTAGTACAGTTACTACTGTTGCTTCACGTTCTCTATTAGATAAGTATTCATAATAAATTTGATGACCAATAGCAGCTTCTCCATCAATATAAGCAGTAACTGCTTCTGGAGGAGGAAGTAGATTAGACATAATTGCTAAGTTTGGAACGTTAGCATACTTATATGCTTCTTCTATATCTACTACTGCTATTACAGCGTATCCAGATGCTAATGCATCTGGAATACTGCCAGCATCATTACAGCCATACAACACACCTTCTAAAAATCTATTAAACTGTGGTTGTGGATTATTCATTTGAGGTTGCATTGATATCACCCTTTAGATTATAACTCATCAGCTGCTGTATGAGTTTCTTCTTCATCTTCGTTGCTATCGAAGGATACGTAGTTATCTACATATTCTTTACAGATATCCATCATACGAGCTGGAGTGAATTTGTCTTTGAATTCATCTTTAAAAGCACCATACAATGCAGTTGCGATAGAAGTCTTTGCTTCCTCTTTAGAAGAATAATCATGTTCGATTTCATCAACCTTTGCATTCAAGAAGTTAAAAATAGCTTTTTCCATTGCTTTTTCTCCACCTTCGTTATCAGATTCTTTTTCAACAACAGCCTCTTTAGCAGCTGGATAAATAACACATTCGAATACAGGACTAGTAAAGTTCTTTACTGTCACATTAAAGCATTCATTATTTCTATTGTCTACGGTCTTGGCAATATTTACTTCCAAGCCATCTGTAGTACCACTAATAGTTTTGATATCGTCTTTAATCATCTCAGTGATTTCATTATCAAGTTTTCTAATAGCAGTATCTACGTCAACATCTGGAACGAATTTCTTATCGAATGTATTGATTACAGTGTCTTTAAGAGCCTCTGCTAGTTGTCTCTCTTTAAGAGTATCCACAAGAGAAGATCCAACAATACCAGTGATTACATTTTCTGTACTAGAGCTAAGCTTAGCAGCTTCTTCCTCTTCTTTAGACATTGGTTTTACTGGGAATAGATTTTCCTTAGGAGCATTATTTTCTTTGAATAGATTTAACTCATCTTTAGAAATAGATTCTGTGATGATATCTTCAATACTCATGCTCTTAACGTCTTCATAAGTTTTTGGAGCTGTAGGGAAGGATGGCTGAGGATTTGTTTCCTCCTTCTCAGCCTCTTCGATCTTTTTAATCAATTCTTCCTTTTCGTCTTCTAAAGGTTTTGGTTCTTTAGTTTCAAACTCCACACCATCGTAGCTATAATTAGCTTCATCGACAGGAGCTTCAGACTTTGGGTCTTCTTTAACTTCTTCCTTTTCTTCAGTTTCTCTTTCAGGAAGAACATAATCTGGATTCATTGGATTGTAAACAGTACCAATGATAGATGCTAATCTTACAGCATCTTCAGAACCATATTTCTCTTCCATTTTCTTTAAGAAGAAGATAATATCATTCTTTAAGTTTTTAGGATAGAAGATCAAGTTATCCGTAAATAATGGTTGGTCAGTAAAGTTTGGATATCTTTTCTTATTACCATGATTATGGTTATCTTGTGGAGCTTCGTTATCTTCTATCTTACGTTTTACAGTATATTTTGGAACTTTGTGTACCATTTGCTCATCTAATCTGAGTTTAGGCTCTTGGTTGTATTCTTTCTTACCACCAAGTTTTGTTTTAGGATCTACAATAGTATCCGTTTCTTTGTAACATCTTTTAACGATTTGATCACCGCGTTTAATTACTACTTTGAAGTTTGTGTCTAATAATGCCATTTCATTGTCCCTCTTTCTGTCAATTCTTTCTAATACATCTTTAGCATCAATTCTTCTTGCTAAATACTTAGCAGTATATCTAGTACCACATTTAGTACAGATAATCTCAGACATACCTTTATTATAATCATAATCAAGGTATCCGTCACAGTATATTCCAGTATGAATATCTCTATGACTACATCTTAGCTTTGCCCAATCTAATTCAAATACGTATGGATAATCTAGGATAACAGGACCAAAGCCGAATCTTATACCCCAGTTCTTATAGAAGTTGCCTCCTATATCTTCCATAACATATCCTCTTCTAAGGATCTCAAACGTAAAGTCAAATACATCACTAGCATAGACTTGTTTAAAGTCTTTTTCCTTCATCGTTTCAACACGTTCTACTAATGCAACGACTCCATCACTAGTCACATCAAATGACTTAGTACAAAATGGTTTAATAAGTTTTTGTAAAGTAAATTCAGATATATTATCCATCTTGCCAACTCTATCAGATGCTATTTTGATAACAACTGTAGGGTCATAAGTACAATAGAAGGTTCTTCTATTAGTACCAGAAGCTAATGGTTTTAATCCAATTGTAGCAAATAACTTATTAACCAAATCATACTTTTTTGTTGGGTTGTTCATAAGTTTAACATTGTTTACTATAGATCTTAATTGATCTATAACTGGTAAAGGAACGTAAGTAGTGAGTGGAGGCTTGGTCATATTATCCCAATTCTCCTCAGTGAACTTGAACACGTCAGGATCAAAGTTAGCAAACCTTGCAGCGTCCTGCGATTGCCTTATAATAGCATTGCGTTCTTTGATATTCATATGCCCACCACCTTATTTATAAATAGGTCGCAAAGGCATATTTACACCCATCGATGTTCTACAATATTCCATGAACTGTGCTTTACGTTCTTCATATTCCTTAGAATTAGTAGGATCTACCCAATTTGATGGATAGCCGAATTTTGGGTCTACTGGACCTGGTTTGAAGTTTGGATCTTCATTACCAGCTAATATCTTCTTATTGGCAAGTTCTATGAGAGCTCTTTTATAGGCCATTGGATTGTATGGTCTATTCATAGCTTCTTGCCGTTGTCTTTCTATATTTTCACAAGAGATTTCGTATAATGCATGTGGGATTACTTTTTCAAATACATCTTTAGCCGTTGTTGCCTCATTCATTGTATTGCCAAACAATTTTTGCAACTGTTGTTGTTGCCAATATCTAAAATTGTTTACAAACTGTACAGGATCTATCGGCGTAGCTTTAGAGAGTAAAGCTATATTTGCTTCGGTCATACGATCAACATATTCTTGCCGTTGTTTCTTCTTTAACTCTTCTGGTGATAGGTTCTCTTGTTGGTATTGAGATGAATTCTTTCCATACCACCATGCATCGAAGTCTTTTTGAGATTTCGAAGAGAAGATGTCTCGATATAACTCATATTGTTGTTGTTGCTTCTTCCTCATCACACGCATTTCATGATAATGAGTTTCTATTGGGTCAAACTTATTATAATACTCATTCTCTATCTGTTCTAAAGTTCTTGGATCCTCTTGAACTTTATTATTCTTGCATTGCTGCTCCATCTTATTTTCTTCTTCAGTAGTTTCTTTACTACCATTACTCTCTACTAAAAGATTTCTAATCTTTTCTTCTCTAATAGCTAACTCACGTCTATCAACGCTATAGGAAAGAGGTAGCTCTTGACGTTTTCTATTGTCGTCTAACAATTTCTTGAGTCTTAATTGGTGGAAGCCGTATACCAGGCACATCTCCTCATACTCACAGAATACATTAAATTCTTCGTTAGTAAGTTTTCTTCCTCTATCAAACTCGTATTTGTAGTTCTTGTCGGTATATCTTATAAATGGATACAGTTCACAATATTCTTCATCGAATTCCTTTTCACCTTTTTCATTTATAGTGTATCCAGGAATTTCTCTACAATGCATAGGCACTCTGTAGTCATTATAGCCTTCTTCTCTTTTATCAAACATTTCATCTATTTCATATTCTCTTAGATTGTCTTCGGCTACTTCCATGAATATATTGTAGTCATCTCGATATTTAAGATGTCTCTTGCTCCATACAACCCTTGCGAGTGCAGGATTATAAACTTCTAACTTTTTACATAGATTCCTCAAAGCTTCTTCATCGCGTTTATTGAAGAATAATCTCTTTGGCTTTGGCACTATGATTTCTTTTGCATTCAGACCTACTATATCTTTTGGAAGGATTCTATAAATCCATCCTCTCAGTATTTCTATCTCTGAATGTAAACACTCTATGATAACTCTGCTAGGTTTATTAGCTTCTGCTTCTTCCTTAGCTTTCTTTTCCGCTGCAGCTTTAGATTCTTGCTCCATGCGTATTCTTCTTAGAGGTTCTGGGAGATCATCTATATCAACTTCTCTCATTACTGTTTTGAAATTGATATTCTTAAACTTATCATCCCATGTAAGATGCTTATTAATAAGAGCTTGCTCTTCTAATACATCTTGTTCTTTTTCTCTTCGGATCTCTTCTTCTGTTTTGGATACGACTTTAACTTTAAATCCTATCCCAGCATCGATCTCCTCTTGAGTAAATCTCATATATGCTTCCCTGTTAGCAGGATCATTCATATAGAAATTATAATAAGAAGGTTGAGCATTCCAACCTCCTACCATATTAGGCTGCATTCCTAATCCATTCTGCATTGGGAATGGTGTTCCTCCATACCAACTAGCAGTTGAATTAACTACAGCATCAGGATTTGCAGGTACAACTCCATCTAATGGATTCTGGAATTGTGTTTGTTGTACAAAGTTAGGATTCAGACAAAAGTTATTTCCTACCATTTGATTAGGAAATGGTTGTGGGAATCCTCCTCCCCATTGTGGTGGTGGAGGAGCTGCTGGACTAACGTGTACATTAGGCATTGCTCCTAAAGCTTGGTTCATCATATTGAGAACCGCATTCTGATTAGCTATAAAGTTAGGATCATTCTGTAAACTATTTTGCATATTACCAACTGATGCTGGATTGCTAAAGTCTACCATACCATTAAAACCTAGAGCTGGATTCATTTGTGGTGTGCCACCCATTCCTCCAGGCCCTGCCTGCTGTCCTAATAAAGCTAATGCTGGATTGCCTCCACCAATCATAGACATCATAACCTCTTGTTGCATAGATATTGGAGGAGGTTGTGGTTCATACATAGATGGGTTTTGCTGCATTGCTTCTTCTTTTTCCATTTTTGCCAGTACTTGATCTATGCAATCTTGTACTGTTTTTTCTTTAAGCTTGTTTCCAAACATATCAAACATTACTTCACCACCGACCTATAAGTTGGAATATACGAGTTCCTGCTTTGGAACACAGAAGATGTAGGGAAGGATTGTTGGTATGTAGGATAAGGGGTTTGACTATAATAAGATCCATAATTTGGATTATTGAATAATGGATTTATATACTCCAAAGGTTTCCCTATAAGAGATCCGTCATCATCTACATAATATCCTTCCTTCTTATTAGGGTGAAACGACCCAGCCTCAACAGGTTCTACAATTATATCCTCAGTAGGATTGAACCTAATTAATTCTGGGTCATCATCAGACCTTATCATATTCTCAGGTAGAACTTCAATAGACCTTTCTACCTTATCACTTTTATCAAATAGACCTCCTAAATTAAGCGAGTACGCTTGATTCGAAGGTGTTACTTGTTGCGGATTAACGCTTAAAGCTGCTTGTGTGTTATTAGACACTTGTTGAACACTTCCGTTCGTTATAATAACATTTTGAGGTAAAAAAGATGGATTCATCATATTCGCATTTTGAAAAGGAACCTGTTCAACAGGACTTGCCTGTTGAACGGTTTGTTGAATCATCTTATCTCTTCTACGTTGATATAAAACATGGAAACAGTTTGTTAATCTAGCATTGTAAGTACAATCTTGATTAATTGGTTCTATGATACCTGTAGATTTATTAACCTTCATAGGTTGATAAGGATACATTTGAACCAACTGCTCTAATCCATACTGTGCTATCAAATCATTAAACCATGTTTCTAATGCTATATCTGGAGCGATTCCAATGAAATCTTCTCCAGCCATATTCGTATAGCCGAATAATTCTTCTACTGGCTCTACAGGATTGGAACAAGTTCCTGCTAGCCCACTTAAAAAGTCCATAATTATAAACCTCCTTCATAATTATAGTATACAATTTAGTCTTATTTTGCTTGGTGCACCAAGTGTAAATAGTCTGTTACATCTTCAGGTTTTGGATACCAAATAGCTGGATATAGCTTCCTTTTGATATCAAATTTATCTAAAGATCCACTTTTAATAGCCCTATTGAGTTTAGTTCTTGTTAGATTATCGATGTAGTTGTTAAAACCAGCTATTTCCATCTCTGTATCTAATGGAACTGTAACTCTTTGATTATCTGGGAAATTGTTATTATGAAACATATAATGAAATTTGTTCATACTATCAATATTATTAGCTTGAATATGACCAGGTACATGATAAATAGATACATGGACGTTTGCTTGAAGAATCATTCTTACTATATCTAGAATCAATTCTTGATTAGCAACTGGCTTTTTACCACGTCTATTATCACTAGTCATTAAGGTAAAATCCTTACCATTCTTATAATATTTGAAGAACCATTCCCTCAAACCAAATACAGATATCTTAGAATCTGAAAAGATATTTAAGAATAGATCAGTATTCTTATATTTTAATAGATCAGCGATACCCATACGGATAGCATATAGTTCTGCATAGTTTACAGTGGCTTCAACTATATCATATCCTTCATTTATGATACTTCCATTAATAGTAGTTACAAATCCAGGGCAAGTAAGAAATTTATTCTTATTAGTCCCAGGATTGATAATCTTAGTAGAAGCATCTGAAAATACATTTACAGCATTATTATAAAAGAACATAATTCCTCACTTTCTTTAAAAATTATCGAAGGTCTTTCCTTCTTTAATTCTTGATTCTTTAAAATCAATTAAAAACTTATTTAACTTTTCCTTATCGACCATTAAGGAATTTATTTCTCTTTCTTGTTCTGGAGTAACTTCATCTACTCCTTTACCAATAAGAGCTTCTAAAATATCAAATCTATAATTTAAAATAAAAAACATGGCTTTAGTATTGACGATATCAAATGGTTTATCTTTATTAAAAGACCCAACCATATTATGTGCTTTCTCCAAATCAGGATCTTTATACTCTGGATCTCGAAGTAATTGATATTCTATATAAGTAAGCGCATTATTGAATGTAAATGCGGCCAATTCTCCTAGCTTTTTATTCGCTTTGTCTTTAAATATTTTTAAATACTTTTCTTCTATAATCATAAATAAATCACCTCTTAAAAAATAATTTAACCTGTTAATATGATATCTTATATGGATTAATAATTTAATTAGATATAAAAATGTATTTTCATTATTATAGTATATAAATAAACAGAAAATTACTCCATACCCAATTACGGGTATGGAGCATATATTTTTACTTTTTAAAAGTATCAAACTTAACTGGCTCACCATCTACGATAAGCGCTAGATTAATAGGGCACATAGGATCTCTATAGTTTTCAGATCCTACATAAGACATATTCAAAATGCTAGATTTATTGAATGTGAAATAGATAAGGTATTTATCTTTCAATACATATGGTAAGAATTGAGCATCTGATACATGATCATTATCATAAGTATAGCTTCTAAGGATTTCTTTCATCAATGGATAAGTGATGGTACCATAGAAATCTTTCCGTTCTGTTTCCATAATGGATTTATTAACAGCTTTATTATAACCCTTAATAGCTACATCCATACGACGTCTAGCATTCAAATAACCATCAATATCAATAAGATTGATTGGAGGAAGTTTATTTACTTCTCCTTTAGCAATTTTATCTAATACTTTTTCTAATTTAACTTCAGCTGGTTTAGGGATTTTGAACTTTGCAGCAAAGGCTTCTTTAGCTTTAGCAATTTCTTTATTACTTTGAATCATTGTCATCGGATACCAAGCATTGCCACCAAATAGTGATAATACAGAGTAAGATGATTCAGTCAATGGTTTTATTTCTTCAAAATACATTAATAATTATCCTTTCTATATTAAGAAACAACTGTGTATTGATTTCTTTTCAATTTAGTTATATCTTCAAATACATCTAAATTTCCTCCTGGAATATTCTTTATTTTTAGACCTCTTAAATTATCGCATCCTAGGAACATATTTTCTATTGTAGCTTTATGTTCTTCATCTTTATATCTATAATGCGTATTTCTCATTCCATTATGTATCCCTCCAGAAATTATTTTAAAAGAATCATCTAATTCTATAATTCCATTTATTTGGCGAAGGGAGCTACATCTTGAAAAAGCATCCTCTCCTGAATGTACTTTTATTTTTGTATTTCCAAAATTAACAGTCTCTAGTCTGCTACATGCCCTAGCAAATTCATTCATTTCTATTATTGTAAATTTTGAATCTCTCATGTCTATATTGGTTAAATTGTCACAATTGCTAAACATGTCTGAAAGGGATAGTTCTTTATTAATATTTTTAAAACTATCTGGGAGGATGCCTGTTACGAGATTTCTACATGCAGAAAAAATACCATTAAATGCTAATAATTCTAAATCTGTAGAAAAATTAAGGGAATCGAATCCTATTATATCTGATATAGATTTTATATCTGTTCCACAAAATGAAAATCTCATAGTTTTTACTTTGGAAACATTCCAACCACTTATATTTATTTTTTTTAAATTAGTAAAATTAAAAGCAAAAAATAATGTTGTAACTTTAGATACATCCCATCTACTAAGATCTAATTCTTTATTTTTGAATAAAGTATTTCTAAATAAATACCTCATATTAGTAACATTTCTGGTATCAAGATTTTCTAATCCTCTTAAATCTTTTTCATTAGATTTATCATTAAATATATTATCAGAGAATGAAAATGCAGCTTCCATATTAGTAACATTTGAAGTATTTAAATTATCTACATATATAGGAACTGAAATACTCCCACAGTCATTAAACAAATATGCTATATTTGTAAGATTAGTAGTATTTTGTTTATTATTTTTTCTAGTTAATGGTGGAAAATCTAATTGTTTTAAATACCAAGAGCCATTAAACATAAACTCCATGGTTTTTATATTATTAATCTTTTCTGTATTAGAAATTGATATACTTTTTGCTCCAGAATTACAAAATGTATAACTAGTATTTTCAACAGCGTTCAAATTTAAATTAGGTAAATTTATAGATTTTAATTTTCTTGTATTTCTAAACAATTCTCTTATACTTATAATTCCTGGGAGTTCTAAATCTTCTAAATTCTCAATAGTTTCTACAGATTGCATTTCATTAAAGACTGAATTTAATGGTCCAAACTCCCAGTTTATGTATTGTTTTCCAGTAAAATTAAGAGCACCTTTTTTAAATTTTACTGTTTTAACATTTCTTGCTGAAGAAAACATATAAGAAATATCATAAAAATTTTCTATTCCTGTAATATCTAAAGTTTCATTAGCTAATGATGTACAATTAAAAAACATTGAATTGCAATCTACGGGTTTTTCAGAATGAATATTATTTAAATTTACGGTTTTTAAATTAGTACAAAATCTAAATAACTCTTTAAATGAAGTGCATTTAGGCATATTAAGGTCTAGATTTTCTATAGTAGTTAACTTTCCATTATTTTTAAAAACCGCTTTAAAAGACTCAATATTCTTATTATTTCTACCAAAATCTTTTTGCAACTTTATTTCTGTTACAGTATTATTTGGTACCCAATCATTATCAGAACCATTAAAAGTACCTATCCATTTTTTAGAATTTCTAAATGAAGGAAATTCAGACCAGTCTATACTTGTTAGAAGTGTATTAGAATATAAGGTATTTAATTCAAGTATGTTATCTGGTTTGACCCCATTAAATTTAAAATTTTTTATTGTTTTTAATTTAGTTAATCCGGCAAATAGCTCAGTTACTTTTTTACAATTATCAAATCTTAATGTATCACAATCTATAGATTCTATTTTATCATTAAAATTATGATAGAAATCTCCTCTAATTTCATTAGTAAACTCCGTATTTAGCTTAAAATCTTTAAATAAGGTAAAGTCTCTCAATGTTTGTTCAGGAAAAGTGCTTCCAGTTTTTTCTGAAAACCACTTTCTTCTACTACCATTATCATATCTGCTATCTATAAATAATCCGTTTCTTTGTTTTGTTACATCTGTGAAATAATATGGATAAGCAGTCTCATCCCAAGTATTTTTACATCTTAGAAGATCTGTACTTGTAAATGTGCCTTCTCCACCATCTGTAAATCCATCATCATATAATGATCTTATCCTTGTAGGATCAGGGATTACTGCATCTCCTTCTTTTACTGTATACGTATTAACAAATTCACCTTGTAATCCGTATCCATAAATAAAATACAAACTATCTAAAGGATATATTCTATCAGACTCTATCATATTGACAGTTTTATCTGGAGTTATATAAGTTAATATGAACTTTTCTGGTAAGATTTCATTATTCATATCATTATTTCTTTGACCAGAAGAGTTATCATTACAACAAACTTTGGTAGAATAAATAATATTACTATTTTGAGAATTGCCATCCAATATTCTTAATTCAAATAAACCATTATTCATTAATAGATTTTTATCTGGATTGTTTGGGTATGCATTTTTAGATATTTCATCTACGGTAAAGAAATGAAATTGGAAGTAATAGTCCTTATCATCTGTTTTCGAAAATACTGGTTTGACATTCCCACTATTTGTAAAATCTAATGAATTTATAAAGGTAGTATTACTCTTTATCGCATTCAGCATTTGTTGTTTTTTCTGATCTGCCTTATTTGGATTATTTTCTGATGTAGAAGATAACCATTCTCTTGCAAAATAAGATGATTTACTTAAAAACCAATCATTAGTAGCCGATATCAATATAGCTTTAAATTTTGCTAGTTTTACCCACGTTTTATATTGTTTATCAATATCTTGAATATTGTGAGGATTGTTTACTATAGCCATATATGCTATACCTCCTATATATTAAAAAAGAGAAAATCTCTATATAATCGAAACATTACTTCATTGTCAAGAAACACAAAAAGAATGGATAGAGGATTTCTCCTCTATCCAATATATTATGGTTAAGTTGGCATCAAGGGGGGGATGGTCTTGAAATATTATAGAATTTAGCCCAAACATTTGCTTCATTAGAATAAGGATTGGTATCATAATCAGCAGGTTTAGGTAAAGGAAGATTATATAATTTTCTAAAAGCAACCGATGCATCGCCATAGACATTGGTTTCTAAATCATCAGGCTCTTCCATATGAATATCATTATATCTCATATAAGCTACAGCTTCATCGCTATATGGATTAGTATCAAAATCAACTGGTTTGGAATGAGCAATAATAGTACCTTCATCAGTTGTATTATCAATAACGATATATTCTTTAGGAAGGCCAAAGAATTCAAACAACTGTTCTTCAGTAGTTATTTCTGGTCTTCCATTATCTTGAACAAATTTTAATAAAGCATCTTTATCATAGTTCTTGAATTTCAATCCAATATTAGTTACACCAGGAGCTAAAGCTTCTTTAGAAGGAAGCATATTCTTTAACATATCAGCCCCTATAGGAGTTACTAATACACCATTTACATACTCTCCACGAATATAATCTGTATTAACTATCATATATTCTTTATCTGGGAAAATAATTTCCCCTTCGATAGATCTTAGCTTAAATGGACCTGATTTAGATACATTAAACAAGTTAGAGAAATTTGGCATATATCTACTGTTAGGTTTTCTAGATCCTATTGTTTTAAATTTGATAAACGCTGTTGAGGTCCCTTTGAATATATCTACCAAATATTCAAAATTTTGCAAATCAATTTCAGTTAAATCTATAGAACAGATATAGGCATCTTCAAATGTTCCTATGATTCTATTATTAAAATTAGAATTAAATTGTATTTTCTTAGGATCTGAAATACCTATGCTTTTAAGTTTAAGAGGCTTTACCCAATATTCAAATATAATATTATCTAGATCTGGTTCTATATTAGAATCTGATGAATTAATATATGAATCAAAATTAGTAATAGCTCCAATATTATTATAATATGCTCTTTTTAATTTCTTTTTAGTGTCTTCATCTTCTATTTTGTCTATGTATTTATCTAGATTGAAGGCTCCTGCAAACATATAATTTGCACAATTTCTAAATTTTTCAAATGGAAATTTATCAAGGCCTACAATTTTTTGAACAATACAGTCTTTAAACATTCCTATTATCCAATTACTTGGGGTGTTTCTATTGTATTGATTTGGACCATCTGATTTTGGCGAAAGATTAAATTCGCTAATATCTAATGTTTTAACGAATGCTTCACCGAATAATGATTGAGATTTCCAACCATTATTGTCATAAAGATTATAATTGAACCTATATTGAAAGTTGTTTATAATATATCCATTTAATAATTTAGGTTTTAAAGTAAATTCATTTGGATATGATACTTTGTATTTATCATTTGATGTTTTAAATAAATTTATTCCGCTATAAATATAATCCATTCTTATTGGAGAATATGTTGAGGTATCTATTAAAAATATTTTTGAAAATATTTTATTTATTTCATCCATATTAGTAAAATCAATACCAGAAAATAAATTATTTACTATATAAGAGATTACTGTTTTAGAATCAAAATGACTCTTTTTTTCAGAAACAGAGTCATACAATGAATCTATACTATTTATATCTGGAATATTGTTTTTGAACCAGTATGATAGGTCTTCATATTTAGTATAATCTATTGCCATTTTATTGCGATCTGGATCAAATTTACTAGCACTTTCTGGCAATAGTGGCTGTTTAGCAAATGCTGTATATTTTGGAGCATCTTTATAATCTAATTCACTGCCTTTGAGTAAATATGGGTTATCAACCTTTGCAAATAGTTGCAAATCAAATTTAAACATATTATCCTCCTTTCTTATATTTTATTAACAAATTCTATATTCTCTTTAGGAATACCAATAAAATCTGTATAAAAAGTATCTAGTGTATACTCCTCTCCATCATAACCATTATTTGGAGCTTTATACATTTGATAAAATTTGGTTTCATTAAAATTAATAAATTTGATTTTACAATCTGGATCTAAATGTGCAGTTTGCCATTCTTTATCATATATAGTAAGCATGCTATTGATATTGTAAAACACATTAGAAGCCTCATCAGTATTTAATTTCTCATTAATCTTAGAAAAATCAATTGATAAATTTCTTATCTTCTTTACACACATAACACTACTAATCAAACCAGATACAGAATATTCTGGAGTAAGAACAAATCCTTCTGGGAATATAACTTCTTTACAATAAATATTGCTAAATAATGTAACTGATGAATCCTTTGGATTGTTTAGATGACTGAGATCCCAATTAGACAAATCTAGTACATATTCAGGATCCTCATTAAGATAATCAGTATTGGCAGGATTTGCAGATATAAAGATTCCCAAATCTTTTATTTTCTTTGGAGGTTTAGAAAACTTAATAACTTTATTAGTATCTCCTAATATTGCTTTTAAATTTTCATTTTTATAAAAATAGCCTGGTAAAAATCCATTTGACTCTTCTATATTAGAATAGTCTATATCCAATATACCTTTAACATATCCATTTTTTGTAGAAAAGACACCGTCCAAGGTTTTAAGCTTAGGATTTAATTTTATACCAGTAGCATTTACATTTACAAGAGCATCGGCTAATAAACAAGTTATATTATCAGCTTTTTCTAATTCTAAATGGGTTATATCTAATTCATCAACAGTAGCTAATTCGCTATCGTAGCTATTATTTTTAATAAGTCCCAATGCACAAAAAGCTCCTAGTAAATCTGCACCTTCTTGAATTTTCATATGAGATATAACATTATTCATATAAGCTATATCAACAAACTTCTTATCAGGACACTTTTTATTTAAATCTTCATATTTTTTTGGTAAACCGTGTTTATATGTATTTGATACATAATAATCTATAAAAGTACTAAATACAGCTGTTAGTTGAGAGACTTTTCTATCTTTATTCCAATAATCTTTTTTAGCAGAAGTTGATTCGCTCATACTATTAATGGTGCCAAGATCTTCAATGTTTTCTAACATCCATGCCATATAAAAATATGGTCTCATACCAATATCAGCACTGATAACCATAGTCTCATCATCTATGAATTTATATTTATCGCCATCATTTGTATAAGCAAATGTTTGCAAGTCAAATTTAAAACTCATTATTTATTCCTTTCTATAAAAAGAAACAAGCACTATAAAAGTGCTTGTTCTATTTTATTTTTAGATAACTTCGTATTGAGTTTTATCCAAACCAGATAAGAAGAATCCATTAGGAGGGTTTTTAATTTTCAACCCACTAAGGTTCTTACATCCAGTTCCTTGGTTAATACCAAACATACCAGCATATTGTTTACAAGATTTCATATCGATAACACCAGTAATCTTTTTAAGATTATAGCACCCTAAGAACATTCTTGAAAAATCTTCTACATTACTAGTATCCCAATCGGAGATATCAATTTCTTCTAAAGAAGCACAGTCTTCAAACATAGAGCTTACATTAGTTACTTTAGCATTTACTAAGTTTTTAATACCTTTTAGTTCTTTAAGACCTTTACAACCTTGGAACATATTTTTCATATTAGAAACTTCTAATTTACTAAAATCCCAAATACCTAAGTTTAATTTACTAATAACTTCTAATCCAGAGAATAACCATACCAAGCCATTAGGATTGATATAATCAATATTGATTTTAGAAATTACATCATTTACTGTTTGATTAGTAAATAACTTACAATCACTGAATAAAGAACTTACACTAGATGCATAGATAGTATTATCAAAGATCTTTCTTTTATCTTCAGGAAGTTTATCTAGAGTAGAGATATTTTTGATATCTTTAATATTCTTACTAAACCAAGAACCCATATCTACTAAAGTAGGAGTCTTATTGGTATCATCAATAAATGATAGGGTGATATTCTTAGTAAGATTAGTAATATATCTAGGATTAATAGATTTCATATAATAGCTCCTTATATATTAACCTTTATATTTTTCAGTAGTTTTTAATAAATTAATAGCAGCTTCTTTTGTGTATCCATTATTCATTAGATAATCGATATCATTCTTTTCATAATCCATACCATTAGGTGCTACCATAGACTCATCGTATGGTTTAGTGTATTTATCAACTGTGCTTAATAAATTAATAGCAGCTTCTTTAGTATACCCTACTTTTACTAAGTAATTGATATCATTCTTAGCATAAGGTCTACCATTAGGACCTACTTCATCAGATACCATTTCTTTACCATCAATTACAGATTTAGTAAAGTTATGGGCTCTAAAGTAGTTTGCTTTACCACGGATAATATCACCACCACGATGGCCAGTTTCATCATATGGATTATAGATAGGAGATTCTGCAGTTCCTAAGAATTCTAAATCCCATCTATCTACATTAGATTTTGGACCGTATGTATTATTTTCATAACCAGTATAGTCCCCATAATAAATATCTAAACCATCTTCATTATCTGCTGCTTCACCATGAGTGAGAACATGTTGTTTATCAATAGTAAGATCTAAAGCATCTGCTAATACACATACTACTTTAGCCATACCATCAATTTGTTTCTTAGTAGGTGGATAAGAACCAAGATCTTCTGGTGTTGCATGAGCAGCACAGTTCATTGTAATCCCAATAGCACCAGAGTTTCTATAGTAAGTATGATCTAATACATCAGATAGATCATCATCGGATATATACAATCCACCTTCTCCATTAATAGAGATATTGTAGTCTCTAAAGTTTGTATAATAATCACCAGCAGTCCAGTGTAAGTAAAGTTTTACATCTCTACCTCTACTTTCTGCTAGATCCCATAAATCAGCTTTAGCTCTTTTAGCCGCATCATAAATTTCTTTATATGTTGTTATACCTGCCAATGGTTTAACCTCCATTAATATTCTATATAAGTAACATTATTCCCATTAGTACCATCTTCTTTATAGAAGAATAGTTTTTTAAGGATCTTATTATATACCAATGTTCTAGGAGCAAGCTTATCTTTAATATTACCAGTAGCTTGCCAGTTCCCACTAATATATTCTAAAATCTTACCAGTTTGGAAATCATATAATGGCTCTTTAGGAATCTTGCCATTAGCCATATTATCTTGAATATATCTCTTATCAGCATCTGATAAGTATCCACATAAAACATGGAACTCATTATCAGGATATGCTTTACCAGTAGTCTTGTTTAATTTAATAACTTGACCATCTTCAGCAGTTTCATAAATACTAGATTGGAATAGATCCATCTCAGTATATTTCCCTGGATAATTGTGGAAGAAGAATTTTCTAGTAGCTTTATTATAAACAAAGATACGGTTAGATAAGTATTGAGAAATTGTTCCATCTTCTTTCCATTGAGAAGTATTATAATAGTAAGTATAGTGTTTTCTTGTACTTAGATCATAAATATCATCATTATCTAGAATACCTTTTTGAGATAATAAATTAAAAGTAGCTCTTGCATTTCTAACAATGACCCCAACAGGAGCTGGGTTATTAATCATTTTTGTTAGATTATTAAAAGTCTCTTTCTTATAGTCTCCTTGGAAAGGATTGAATTCATATTCAAAAGTATTATAAGCTCCTAAGTTATCTTTCTTAGGATCAAATAAGGTAGATTGAAGTTTGAATAAAGTATTATTCTTCTCAATTCTGATATTAGCATATAATTTAGTATCGGGATTATTTACATCTGGATCGATAAGTTCCAAAGTATGATCTGATAGAATTTCTTGAGTAGAATTTCCTAGATCATATACTACAGCAAAAGATATTTCATTATTAGTAGTATTATTTCTAGGTCCTCTTACAAACGATAAGGTGTGCTGTACTCCATTATCATCTACATTATATCCCAATAAGATACCAACCATACCAGAGTTATTATCTATAGTAATAGCATACTCTAATGCATAGTTATAATAAATTAGCTTAGGATCCATAAAGCCACTTATTACAACAGATTTATAGTTACAAGAAATTTCACCTTTATTATTAACAGTCCAACCTACGTTCCTTGTAGTATAGTCTGTATAAGGAATACCTCCTAGATTTTGACCCTCTTGCAAGCTAGAGTCAAAATGAGCATTATCTAAAACCTCAACTGCTTTTGTATTATAATGAGCATAACCAACCCAAGTATCTCTAATAGTACTAATTAGATCTGGTTTGGTTTTCTTCATCTTTTCTAAATCTTGAGGAGTATCTACTACTCTAAGAGACAACCACTCATCATGAGGGTATAATCTCTTTTCTTTTTTATCAATTTTAACAACTTGACCTTGCTGACCAGTTAACCAAAGGTTAGCAAAAGGGTCGCTGTTTTCTAGGACCATGATACGCTTATCCAACGCATCAATATCAGCTCTATTCTTCATAATCTTATTATGGTTATCTACAATCTCAGACTGTAGGGTTTTAAATAAGAGTTGTAAAGATGGAGCTATCTCATCCCAGGTAATAGTATATTCTGAGTTAAACACGTATAATTACCTCCAGTTGACAACTTAGTAATCGATTACTTAATATGTCAAACAGTACTAAATAAGGGGGAAATAAAGATATGGCCTTCAATAATGAAGACAAAGTAAGCTATAAGGAATTAGCCCCTAGCTTAAAAAGGCTATTTAAAAAACTTGAAAAAGAAATAAAAGAAAGACAAATTAGTTATATAGATGATAACGCTAAATATATAGACAGATTAAAAGATAAATTAACTGCTCTAGAAAATAGAGATGATTTAAAAGAGCTATACAAAATGGCTAAAAATGATGATGAAGAATCTGCATCTGGCCAGATATTGAAAATAAATCCATCAAAAAGATCCTTATATCAGCATGATGAATTTCTTAATAGACGTATAGTATCCAATCAATACGAGAAAGAAGAAGAAATGCTAAGAATTCCTACTTCTATGGAAACTATATTTAAGACATGGAAAAGATATGCTCATTATGACCAATATGCTACTACATACCTAGATAGGACTAATCACGAACCATATCCTGAAGGTCAAAATCTTAATTATCCAGAATATACTTTATATACAGATCCAAATCAATCTGGTTGGAAATTTGATAAAAAAACTAATTGCATTTCTGGGACCTATGATGGTGTAGCAACAGCTGGATTCATCTCTCCAACATCTGATTATTATTCTTATTATCTAAAAACGATGGTAGATACTGGTTGGGATGATGATAATTTAATGATCATTGTCGGATTTACTGTGGATGATAATGGTAAAGAACATACTCTTTCTTTGGTTAGAGGAGCTGGTAATATTAGTGCAGGAGAGGTTCCATATAGAATAGTCGATGGTAAAAAGATATATGCTGGCAGAGCAGGATATAATCAGCCAATTCCAGGATCAGATTATGGTCCAGAAGGTTTTAAACCTGGAAACCCATCTATAAATTATCCAAGAGAAAAATGGCTTAATAGAATAAATAAAAATTATTCTGGATTTGAATATGTAGATACTACTTTCTGGTGGGGTCTAATATATGATATGGGAAATGACACCCAATTTATAATAAATGATTTATCTGATACATCTGGTCCTTGCCCATTTGCTACAACTATTGTTAGAACCGCTATATCGTATATATCAGCATTGAGAGAAGGCAATTATTTTAAATTCACTACTTCTCAATGGTCAAAAGATGGTAGCGATGACAAACCAATGCCTGACTGTACATTTGAATTTATTTTGCCAGATGAAAAACCAGAATATTGGTCTGATGAAATGTTTGAGAATATGAAGAAGATGTGTTTAGAACCTTCTCATGTTGGATTTGGTTGTCGTTCTGGTCAACCTCGTTTTACTATTATGGATCAACGTGGTATCTTTGATGATGAAGATATTTATTCATTGTATGAAGATAAAATCTTCTCTTTTAATTCTCAAAAATTCTCATGGGAATTTAAAGAAAAGATATCTGAGAATAAGAACTTCACACAAAAGATATTCTTATATAATCCAAAATTAAAGACTCTGTATTGGTATAATGATGTATTTGATTATACTAGAATTACAATGCCTCCAGATCTTAAAGAACTTACACGTCCTGGTAAAGATGGTCAAATATTAAAATATAATGGGAAAACTGATTTCTTACAATACGATGATGAATTTCATATATGCAATGTAGTAGATAATGATGATGATTGGAATAAAATAAAAAATAGCAAATTTTCACTAAAAGATGTATTTGATAATTGGGAACGTATTAGTGGCTTATGGGATGGTAAAATTCCAACAAGTTATAAAAATCAGAATTTGAATACAGAAGGCCAAATAGCGGCTAGGAATGCATACACATATGATGAATCTTCTGGTTCTATAATAAATCATAGAAATAGTGATGAAACAACTGCATTTTTATCAAGAGAATATTATAAATCATTTAAATTTAAATTACAATTATCTCATTTAGATGATGATGACGATCTTATTTTCGTAATTGTTGGATTTATGACAGATGATAAAGGTATACAGCATGATATATCTGTAGTAAGAAATGGCGGTGGATATTGGAAAAAGGAAACTGGCCCATTGTATATAATGTATGATGCTATGTCTTACTTATATACCGGTGAACCTGACACATATGCTCCTACACATATAAGAGATCATAATTCTAAAGATTATAAGATGCTAGTATTAAAAGGAAAAGAATATGGGGTGATCCAACCACTTGTATGGGAATGGGGTCCTGTTGAATTAGAAATTGAGCGTGGCAAAAAACATGACGGCACTCCATTCTTAGAAATAAGAACCTGCAATCCTAATGAACACATAGATTATAATAATCCAGATTTTAGATTGTATTATGAATTACCAACATCTATTCCAGAATACTGGACTGCTGAACAGTATCTCAATGTGAGAAATATGCTTACTAATGAATCAAGAGTTGGATTTGGTACTCAATCTAATGAATGTAAATTTAAAATTCTTTCACAAACTGGATTCTTACAAGATGATTTAATTTACCATCTTAAAAAAGATAGAGTATATCGAAGAGTAAATGGAAATGATTGGGAAGAAATAGGAACGGTTCCAGAATACATGATGTCTAAAGTTCTTATGTATAATAAGTCTCTTAAGAAATTATTCTGGTATAATAATGAAGTAGAAGATAAAACTACTACTGATTATTTCCAATTAAGTTCTAGACCTTCAATAACCCCTCAAATTATACCTGATAATGAAGGTATAATTAACTCTACTATCGAAGTAGTAGAATACTATTCTCAAGAATTAACCTCTTCAGTTAAAATAGTTCCTATTACTGGAAAAGAAATTTCTGCTACAATTCAAATTCAATAAAATTATAAGAGTAAGGGAGCTAATCCCTTACTCTATTCTTATTCATTATATGGATATGTAATCATAATAGGATCTGTAATATAGATACCTTTCTGTTCATCTGTATCTTTCTGTAATAACAAATAAGTTGTATTACTTCTAAACTTAAATACTTCTAAATCAATAAGATCATACTCTGGAGTATAATTAGTTCCTACTGGTAGGGTATCAATCTCTTTTAATTTATCATGGGAATATCTTTTATTGAATGTAACTGTAGCTGGGTCATAGGCTGCTTTATAGTTATTAGATGGATCTTTTACTCCAATAATAAGATGAGCAGTAGTTTTATTAACACCTTTATTTACAGCAAGTTCATTCATTTCTTGATATCCAATACAATAATTATTACCAGTTTTATTAGTGTCGTTTTCTACTATATCTGGTAATCCTAGATCAAATAGATCTCTGAAAGAAGCCATAATATAACACCTCCATTAAATTTACTTTAATGTGTTGAATGGTTATATACTATATCTATGAATAGTATTTTCAAACCATGTTTTATTTTTTGCGTAAAAGGAGGAAAATTATGAAAGAATTTAATGAGTTTACTTTCAATAATAACAACACTGAATATCTTAATGATCTTTGTTCTAAAGGTATAATAGAACCTAAGATAGAAAATTGTGTTGTAAATATTATTGTAAGTCCAATTACAGTAAAACCAAATGGAAAGGTTGAATATAATTTCGAATACTCCCCAAAACACAGAAATAAACAAGAAGAGGAATAACCTCTTCTTGAGATATATTTTAAAGGATAATCGTAAAATGTAATACTAACACTCAGAAAGAAAATAAAATAAACGGCGTATTATTGTAAGATGATGAAAAGAGAAAGAGATTTACAATGATTCTGAGTTTATTTTATTTTTAATAGGTATATATTTGAGAGGACGTTTTTGTGCACCATGAGAGAGATCTATATTAAAACAATACGGTCTATTTTATATACAGTACACATTTTAAGATTAATAATCCTTTATCTTATTGTTAGTTCTAATTGAAGGGGTAATGCTTAAATGAGAGGAAACAAGGATTTATCTAGTATAGTGAAGATGGTTCATGATTATAAAACCAAAGTAAATAAATCATACAATCCAGATCAATTCCTTTATAAAGCAAATAAGTCGAATAATGAAATATTCAAACACATAGGCCGTCATGAAGAAAGTTCTATAGGTAGTAGTTCTAATAAAGTTATCTATAATTCTCTATTAGAATTTTTTGATAATAATAGATATCTAAAGAGTAATATGAAGAAGATCATATATGGATTAGCTATTGTTATCATAGGCTCTATAGGATATGGATTTTATAATCATTCTTTTCCATTATTAGGAACTTATTCAGTGCAAAAATATCTACAGTCCTATGAAGATATTAATCCTAATGATGAAGATAAAGATTCTAAATTAGATATTCTTCTAAATAGTGATGGAAATGTATATTCTGTAAGTACAGAAGAAAATGCTATAAAGGCTACTAGTACCTTTAAAGATGGTGATGATGAAAATACTATTCTACTAATCACAATTAATAAAGTAAGCGATAATCCTAACTATGCTGATTCAAAAGATGTAGAACAAAGAAAAGTTGGTATATTGATGAATAAGAATAAAGATGGTAATATTACTTTCAAGATGACTGAAACTAAACCATCTCTTCCAGTATTATTCAACTATAAGCAACAATCTATAAGCATAAGTCAATATGATTATAAAACTATTTTGAGAGCATCTGATGGAGCTGATGGTAGTAAACCATTAATAAAAGCTGCTTTATATTGTGCTAATAAATTAAATCTAATAGATTTAAACACTGCTAAATTTAATGATATCTAAACTAAAAGGAGATCAAGACTATGGAAAAACAAATTTTTGATATTAAAGAAATCGTGGATACTGTTTCTAATCATTTAGAAAAATATACAATATCAGAATCCAAAACTACTGAGACTAAATTAAAAATGATTGAAGATGCTCTGGCATACAATCATGACTTTATTGAATCTAATGTAAATAGATTTGGTAATCTTGATAAACTAGATAAGACTATTGTATTTAGAACATATGCTGCTAAGTCTGATATCGAAAATAGAAGAAAAGACTTTAAAGATGAGTTAGTTAGAAATGATCAAGAAACTAATTTAGTTACTGAAGTAGATCATGAAACAAAAGATATTAAATTTAAAGATGATCTAAAACAACCTAATGCTATTAATACTTTAGTAAAAGCTATTGGTAATGGAATTAGTACATTAGAAACTTATGATTATTATAAAGATAGAATGAAAACGACTAGTGATCTTTTCAACTTCCAAGGAGTAGCTGCAGAAAGATTGATTAGACTTGGTATGCTTACTAGAAGATATGAGCTTATCTGTAAGAAACTAACAGCTATCTCTGTGTATAATCGTCATGGGTTTAGCGACTTCTCTGAAGAAGTTTTAAAAGACCAAGATCCTAATGAAGTAGATCCATTCAATAAGAACTTTGTATTTGATCTAATCATTGATATGGCTTATAGTAATCTAGATTCTTTAAAGATGATGGAAACAGCTAGTTCTATTAAACTTATCTTTGAAGGGAATGAAAAGGAATTAGAACTTATTAAAGATACTCTAGGTGAGATAGTAATTGGTAAAGATTCTAATCTATTTAAAGATACAGAAGATTATCTTAAAACTTGCTCACAATATTATGTGGATCAATTACATAAACTCACATATGATATGATCAATGATGATCTAATTGTATTTGATTATTCCAATTATCCTAATCTAGGAAATCCTACAGTATCTGCTTGCGAAAAACATTCTCATGAATGTAATTGTGGGCATTGTGGACACGATCATCATCATTAATAAAAAAAATAAGAGGAGTAAGGGATTAACTCCCTTACTCTTTTTTTGTGTTAAAAGTCAATAGCACAAAAAAAATCAAATATACCTCCTCAATGATATATTTGATCTATTAGTAAATAAGATATAATTATATACTATAAATATGATAAGATACTCGGAAAGGAGAATTCTAATGAATAAATATTTATTAGATATACTAAGTCAAATCTTAGCGGGTTTGATTGTATATTTGATTACCAAATTTATTTTTTAGGATTCGCTAGCTAGTTCTGCCATGTTCTAGCTCCTCCTTTTGAGAAAGATATATCTAAATATTTTTCAATAAGAGTATCTTATCAATACTTATTTACTATTACTTACAGTTCTTTTATTTTTTGTCTTTAACCCAAACAGGACAAGGAGCAGAGACTTTTACCGAATCATATCCATTTACAAAAATATCTTTAGATTTACAGATAGCATTGCCATCTTTATCCACACCAATCTTAACTGGATATTTTACATACCCTGGAGCTATAGATTTTTTTAATAAAGAAATATTAGAAGTTTCTCTACCACCTAATGGGAGTTTACGACCTGTTTGTAAATATGTATTAATGAATTCTTTAGAGAATTCAATCATATTTCTAGCTTCACCAGTTTTGAATTCATAGTTATCCATAAGACGATGTGCTTCTTGATTAGAGATACCTGTAGTATTTGCAATAACTGAACTCATTGTATTTCTCATAGTTTCAGATGGACAAAAACTATGATCAATACCAGTTCCTTTATATACATCTACTTTATATTCTTTATCATTAAGCATTGCTTTCATAATAAGTAATTCATCTTTTTGTGATTTAGTATCATATGTTTTTTTATCATTAGGAGATCGTTGTTCATTAATCTCCTTTATTAGATCCGCTACTTTCACTTGTACTCTCCTTTTTAGAATACGGTTTCAATACCAATACGGGATAGATTTTCTTTCTTCTATTACAGTTTCTTAGAAGATACTTATCTATATCTTCTCTACTCATAGAAGATATCTCTTTAAGGAATTTTGTTCTTTCCATATCTTAATACCTTTTCTAGTTACTTTATTCAAGCATACATCGTTGAATTACGATATTGTTGCCATGACAATAATTTTATATTTTAAAGAAAAAATAAAAGGCGATCGGAATGATCGAGACAAGAACCGATCGCCTTTATTTTGATAAGAGGATAAAGTGTGTAGTTAATCCTTATTACTTTTGGTGGCTGGTTTATCACAAATATTAATGTACCCCCAGTATATTAATATCAATTTTAAACATATGGGTTGAGTTTGAAGATGAGACCCATATGATTAAATATAGCCTGTCACTCAATTGTGACTCTGAGATATATAACCTCTTATCATAATTATAGTATATACCCATAATATTTATTAGTGGGATTACATCAAGGTAATGTTTTACAATAGATAAGGAGGATACCAACGTGGCAATATTTTTAAATGAATTAAATCCATTTAGATTATACAGAGGCCAATATTACTACCCAATAGATCTTAAAGATAGAACTCATAATTCTATTGTATATCTAATGACACCAAATACTGAATCCAGTATCAATATTCTAAATAATAGACTTGCTAAGTTGAATAATATTATTTTTAATTCATACTTCATTGAAAAGAATGTAAATCTTATTATTAATAATAACTTAAACAAAGAAGGAGATATTTCTATTAATAATGAAGCATACGACTCTGCTTTATTAAGAGATTTATCTTTAAATGAATCTGTATCTAATAATGATATTATTCTAAATAAAACTGGTATGGAATATAAACTAGGAGAAGAATATCACAAGATTCTCTATCCAGAATTTGTAGATTCTATTATCAACGAAGAAACAGAAACTACTAAATTTGGTTCTTATAACTATACCAATATCTTTAGACAGATTCTATATAATAATAGAATGAGATCCCAAGCAGAATGTTTGAAGTTCTATGAAAAGATTAGAAATGAAGTAAGATATCTTAAATATACATTTGCCGATCTTAGACTTTATAAGAACAGAAACTTATTCTATGATTGGTCATTCTATACAGATATTTTCTATAAGAACAATACTAAGTTTATTGGAGATAGAGGATTGGATGTATTCTTTACATTCTTAAATAGATTCCTTATGGATTCAAGATTCTCTAATTATGATAAAAAGACAATAGTTATTCCAGTAACAGATTGGAAGAAAGCTGTACCAGATACAAGTATCTTTGATTATAAGAATTCTTCTAATCCATTCTCATTCATCTATAGAACAGTAAAAATCAATCCATCTAAATTACAAGCATGGAAAGATTATACTATCTTATTCACTGGCGATAATGGATACTTCACTGTAGATTTCAATATGATGGATATGAATCATTTGAATAAATTTGTATCTCTTACAAATAATATTCTTAGTGGTGAGTATACTGGAATTGAAGAAATCAATCATGACTCTAGACAAGCAATTGTTGCTCAGCTTACAGATAAATTAGAAAAAGGTGGCATCACTTTAACTAACTTAACTGGTGGTACAAAAGAGTTATCAAAAGATGATTTAGAGAAAATGGGTGTACTAGACGATCCTAGTTTAACCAAAGACCCTGAAATTAAGAAAGCTGCTCTAGTAAATAAGCTTGATAAAATAGCCTCTAAGTCTACCACTACTAAAGATGCTATGGAAACTCTTGAAAAGAATGATCCAGATGATAAAGATAATGAATGGTTAAAAGATGTACTTCTTGACCTTCAATCTGAAGATGGAATCAAGATGAATAAAGCTCGTAAGTCTAGAATGGAAGAAACCCAAAAGAAACTTCTTACAAAAGAAGTTAATGGTAAATCCGTTGCTAAACTTATGGAAGAGTTCCAAAAGAATGATGATATCAAACCTGCTGAAATCAAGATCGACTCCATGGATGAATCTTGGAAGAAAGTAAAGTTTGCTAACTTCAATAAAGAATATAAGATGGATCCAGATATCGTAGCAATGTTTAGCCATTTTATTAATGTGACGCATCCTATGAACATTGTTGATATCAAATCAGAAAATACTTCTACATCTGAAGATTATATAGATACTTGGACTTGTCATTATGAAGATGCTGAAACTGGTAAGCGTTTTACAATGACTCTAGATATTCCTAGATTGATTAATAATCGATTTATGAAATTAAGAGGTAATGAAAAAACTCTTATCGGTCAATTAATGCTTTTACCAATTGTAAAAACAGATGGCGATGCTGTTCAGTTAGTATCAAACTATTCTAAGGTATTCATCTATAGAAAATCTCCAAGTGGTTTATCTAAATCTTCTCCTATTATTAATAAAATCGTAAAGACTTTAACTAAGTATGAAGGTAACGATATTAAAGTCACTGACGGTGATAATAGAAAGATTTGTTTAAAATATGAATTACCTATGGAATTCATTGACTTAGCATCTATGTATTCTAAGATCAAATTCAAAGATGGTTCTTATATCTCTTTCAATATGGATGAATTAACCAAGATTCCATTTGATAAATCCTATTTCCCAGCTGGTTCTCCAGAATCTAAAGCCACTGATGAAATGCTTGCTAATAAATATATTGCTTGCTATGTAGTTAATGGTAAAAGAGTTCCATTTATCGATACTAGTGTAGATATGGCTATTTTGAATATCTTAAGAAACCATGATAAGTCTGGTGAGTTTGATAAAATCTATAGAACTGTTTCTGTAGCTAAAAGATTAATGTACTCAGAAGCTTCTATCATGAATACCAAGATTCCTGTAGTTATTCTCTTATCATATAATATTGGTTTACAAAGATTATTGAACAGAGTTGGAATCAAATATGAATTCCAAGAAACACGTCCATCTAGAGATACTACTTATATCAAATTCAAAGATGGCTATCTAGCATACTACTCTGATGATCCTGGTCATAATATGCTTATGAATGGATTGATGCAATGTGATTTCAATGATTATTCAATTAAAGAAATCAATGGCAAAGATATGTGGTTAGATATGTTAGATGATTTCGGTGGTAGAATTAAAGCCGATGGTTTTGATAACTTCTATGATTTAATGATAGATCCTATTACTAAAGAAATCTGTAAGACTTTAAATGTACCAGATAATTATATTGACCTTATGATCTATGGTAATGATTTATTGGTAGATAATAAGTTCAATCGTCATACTGATATCACTGGTAACCGTCTAAGAACTAATGAAGTTATTGTTGGTCACTTATACCAAGTTCTTGCTAAAGCATATGGTGCTTATAGAACTATGATCAAGAGAAGTAAAGGTCAAGCTACATTCTCTGCTAAGAGATCTGCAGTAATTGACTCTATCTTAACACATGACCAAACATCTTCTGACTTATCTACTTTGAATCCTTTATTAGAAGCAGAAACTTCTTCCAAAGTTACATTCAAAGGTTTATCAGGTATGAACTCTGAAAGATCTTTTGGTCTTGATAAACGTGGTTATGATAAAACAATGCTTGGTGTTCTTGGTATGTCTACAGGCTTTGCTTCTACAGTAGGTATTAATAGACAAACCGTAATTGATGCTGGTGTTAGAAATAAACGTGGATTTATTACTCCTAAGAAACCAGAAGAGTTGAATAACTTAAATACATTCTCTGTTATGGAAGCATTATCTCCATTAGCTATCAATCATGATGATCCATTCCGTACAGCAATGGCATTTACTCAAACAGCACAACATCAAATGCTGGTTAAGAAATCTATGCCTGCTCTTATTACTACTGGTGCTGATGAAGCATTGCCATATCTTACTTCTAATAAGTTTGCATATAAATGCCCATTTGAAAAAGCAGTGGTAAAAGAAATTACTAAGGATTATATGATCATTGAAGATTCTAAGACTAAAGAAAGAGATTTCATTGATCTTAGAACCAATATTCAAAAGAACTCTGATGGTGGTTTCTATATTACTATCAAACTTGATCCAACAGTAAAGGTTGGTCAAAAGATTGAGGGTAATGATATAATAGCGTATGATAAGCAATCCTATTCTAATGCAATTGGTAATAGAGGCAAGGGTTCTAGTCCATTTAATATCTCTTATAACATGGGTACTTTAGCCAAGGTTGCTATTATGAATACAGACTTAGGTTATGAAGACTCTTGTGTAGTTGATAACTCTATCTCTGAAGCTCTAGAATCTAAAGTAGACGTGCAAAAGGATGTATCTCTTGATAAGAATTCCAACGTATATAATATGGTATCTGTTGGTGATCATGTTCAAGAAGGTGATCCTTTACTTATTTTCCAAGATGCATTTGATGAAAAAGAAGCAAATGAATTATTGAAAAATATTACTGATGATAATGCTGATGGTTTATCAGATCTAGGACGTAAACCAGTAAGAGCTAAGATGACTGGTCAGATTACTGATATTAGAATTTATAGAACTTGTGATGATGAAGAACTTTCTCCTACATTATTGAAGATAGTAAAAGAATATGATGCTAGAATCAATAAACTTAAAAAGATTATGAGAAAGAATGGAGTAGATAAAGAATATACTCTAGAAGCAACAAGTAAGCTTCCTGCAGAAGGTAAATTGAAACATCTTGATGGTGTTCGTATCGAATTCTATATTGAAGTAAATGATAAGTTTGGTATTGGTGATAAACTAGTATTCTCTCAAGCTCTTAAAGGTGTAAACTCTTACATCGTTCCTAAAGGTGAAGAAGCATTTACTGATTATCGTAAAGATGAATATGTAAATGCATTCCTTACTATCTCTGGTGTAATGGGTCGTATGGTTCCATCTGCATTGTTACAAGGTTTATTAAATAAACTTGTTTTAGAAACTTCTCGTCAATGCCAAGAAGAACTAGGTATCAAACCAAGAATGTTAAATGAAATATTAGCCGATCTATAATAAAAAAATAAGGAGTAGAGCATTACGCTCTACTCCCATTCTTTGTCTAAAGTTATTGATTTAAACAAAAAAGAATATACCTTTTGAGTATATCCTTTTTACATACCGTTTTTACACTGCTAGGATTGATATGCGAAACAACGTCCTATAGTAACCACATTTTACTTCCGTGGTGGAGTGGAAGAAACACTAGTTTATAATGCTATCACAAATATAGTATATAACTATTTTTCAGTTTCTTCTATCTCAATATTCATATCATAAATATCAGTAGAAGGAGATTTCTTAACGACACCTCTTGTCGTATAAATGATATAACTATCTTCTAGAGTATCTTCAATAGGAACTTGTTTTTCATAATATCCTGGATATCTATGGGTACTTAGTTCTTGTGTAAATTCATCTGTGGTAATTTTCTTACCATTATACTCTACACCAGTGATTTCAATATCATCACTATCAGGGAATAATCTATCCATTTTATCTAAGATCATATCAAATTCGCTTATATAGTTTTCTTTGATATTTTCTTCTGCATACTCGTCTATTTCATCTTTTTTCTTTTCTGCATCATCTTCTAAGATTTCATATACAGTTGTAAGAATAACTAAGTTTTGAATTTCTTTTAATAGATTCAATTTAGTAGATTTCTTATTTAGTTCTGCTTCTGCATCTTTACGATATTTGGTTGGATCTTGGGAAACTTTCTGTATTCCTAAAGAGCGAATAGTATCTTTATTATCCATAACGGATTTGTAATCTCTCATATTATAGATTACTCCATCCATACCGATTAGATAATTAGTAATAGAGTAGTTGTTTTCTACATCGTCTATTTTATAAGAGTCGTTTTCATCAATAACTTCTTTTAAAGCATTCGTTCTAGCTATTAAGTTACCGTAACTATACTCTCCTTCAATAAAAGTAAATAAGTTAATGGTAACATCGTCATTTTCAATCGTATTAGCATTAGCTAATTGAATCTTTAAAGATCTTGCTAGCTCTTTATCATTTTCGCAGATATAGTTGTTCTTTACCCCATCAGATAGTTTATCAAAAATGTGGTATATATTTATCGTATACATAGTTCGATTCTCCTTTACAAGTTACTCAAAGATTTAATTAGAAGTCTAGCTCAAAATACAATATAATTATATACTATAATTATGATATAAGAATATCGGATAAAACATTTTAATCCTGAGCTTATATCTTTTTTGGTTTCCATTATTAATAATAACGAAAGGAAAGGCAAAATGGAAAAGCAAACTTTTACTTTGGCATTAGATATGCTAAATAAGGAAACAGGTAAATTTGAGGTTGGTGGTTTACCAGGGATTGATGATCATATTATGTGGGATATTGAGTTCGAAGTTCCAGAAAAATATGGCATTTACCACATTATCTATGGTATCCAAAAATGGATTAAAGAATATTTCTACAAGTTAGAAAAGTATTCTAAAGTAGATAATACAGAAGCTAGAAGATTATTCTTCGAATATTCTGATGAAGCTAATAAAATAATTCATAGAAAAGATCAAGTTCTATCTCGTCACTTCTACAACTATTTTGGTATAATCGAAAAAGATAACGTTATGTATGGTATCTTTGTAATAGATAAAAATGGGGCAATTCTAGCACCATATAACTTTGAAGAAGATGGTACTTATGTTGGTCGTGAAATTTAATCTATTGAGGAGAAATAATTATGAAAGAAGTAATAAATGCATTTTCTGAATTGATTGCAGGATACGAGCCTATGAAAAATAGAATAGCTGATGTTGTTAGTATTTTCGTAAAACCTAAAGTGTTTGATGCTGTTTATGTGGATAAATTATTTCTAGATGATAATAACTTTATTGAATGCACTAATACTGAAGGAATGGATATATTCAGCTATGGTAGAAAAGATAAAGATGTTCGTGTAACAGGTATTTTGGTTCGTACTATGGATGAACATTTTACAAATAGACAAAAGTTTTTGATTGCTCATAATAATAAGATTAAATATTTTAGACAATATTCCAATCATGATATGGATGAGTATAGTGCATTCTTATATGATAGATTCAATAATGCTGTTATTGGATTTAGAATTGGTCAATATGAAATAGTAAATAAAAAGGAAGAGGAGAAATAATTATGGCAGCTATATATGTAAAAATGTTTGTATTGGATACAAATGATGAATTCGACGAAGAAATGAAATTTGGTCCTTATGAATATGAATCTAATGAAGATGGTACTCAATCTATGTCAGAAGACGATGCGTTTGACGCAGCTCTTGATAGAGTCTATTATGAACGTGATAATATGGGATTAGAAGATCTTCCTCCAAGAGATAGGTTAGACACTTTGGAACATGTTTCTGGAATGGAACTAAGCAAGTTCTATCAAATTTATATTGATCCAGAAACTGAAAATATCTATGCGTTTGCTATTTCTAATGAAAGTGGTAATCTAATAGATTCTGGTATTAATTTATATGAACAAGATTAAGGAGTAATTAATATGGCTGAGTGTTATGCTATTCTGGAGAGCTTGTATATTAAGCAACAAGTTGATGACACAATCAAACTTAAACCAGTAGACAATGATCGTTTACTTGGTATGGTGGTATTTGATAATGAAGAAGCTGCTATTGATATGGTTAAAGATTTCCAAAAAGATAGTATTAAAGTCACTGATGAAGAAATTATTAAACGACTTCCAAATGTTGATGAATTAGCTGGTCGGTTAAAATATTATCGTATTTACCAATTAAGAAATACGGTTGTAACGTATAAAGTTATGGCTATCAGTATCTTAAAATCTAATCCAATGATTAAATAAGTAAGGAGATATAATTATGGAAAAAGGTTATGTATTATTCAATTCGGTCTATATTGCAGAATATGATAAAACCATCAAAGGTAAAGTAATTGTATTTGAAGATGATGGTTCTTTCTTTGAATTGAAATGTTATAAAACAAAAGAAGAAGCTATAAACCGCATTGATAAATTCTTTGAAGTTGAAGGTGGTCATAAAGAAGTGCCAGAAGATGAAGCAAGGGAAATCGATATCGGGTATGGCGATAAAGTAGTCTATACTAAAAATGGTAAAGTAGGAAATGTAATATACACATTCTACGTTGTCGAAATTGATTTAGATTAAAATAATAAGAGATAGGACTTAGTTCCTATCTCTTTTTTCTTTTTGGAGGTTGGTAAAATGGAAGAGATGCCAAAGGTATATTTAATATTAGAAACTACTTATAATTTTGGTGAAGGGAATAGTAATGGATCCGCTAACAAACTTCATCAATTATTTTATAATAGAGTTTTCAAAGATGCGAATGCTGCATTTGATGTATTAGAGAAGCACGTTAGTATTCAAAGGAAAATAAATGGTGCAGTTAATCTCACAGAAGAAGAAATTAAAAATATTAATGATCACTATAAAGAAGTAGTTTCTTCTCATGCTCGCAAAGGGTACAAATTAAATAATATAGCACATTGCTATGTTGTTAGAGAAGTAGTATTAGTAGATTAATTATAAATAGAGATAGGAACCGAAGCCTATCTCTATTTTTTTAATTTTTAATATGATTATATATTATAATAATGGTGTTAGTTTTATAACAAGACTTACATCATAATATAATAATCTCAAAAAGAAAGGAGGAAATAACAGGGGTAATGAGATTATTATAAAGGGTTAATTGAGTTCGATGATATAGTTTCTAGTATGACATAATACATTGAAAGATAGGGCATTGTATAAATCTCATACTCACTTTAACCTTTAAGGAGGACAATAAATATGGTGAAGTTAGCGAAGCATGAATTAAAAGAAACAGCAACGATTGTTGTGGAATCTATTTATAACTTAAATACAAATAAACGTCCAGGTATTGACCATGGGATAGAAAATAAATTTGGCATTATTTGGCGTAATAAAGCATTTAAAAGACCAGATGAAGCATTTGATGAACTAAATAAATTTTTAGATCAAAAGTTTGGCGAGGGTGCCGAATATTTAGAAGATCATGAAGTAAAAGAAATAAATAAGTATTTCTATAGCCATGTAGCTTCTAATGATAAAAAGATCAAACCCGTATCTTTTAAGATTAATGACAAAGCATATATGTTTTCAGTAAGAGACATATTCTACAACCAAGGAGATAAAACTATGACTAAGAAATATAATTATCTTGTAACAAAAGTAGAAGAATACGATGGCCCTACTTATTATTCAGCTCCAGAAGTTTTGGATGTATTTGAAGATAAACAAAAGGCTATCGATTATGTAACTGAGTTAGTAGAAAAAGAAAAAGAAGAATTTAGTACTGAACCAGAATATCCTTTTGTGGATAATAACTCTGATGCTAAAAGAATTTATTCTGTAGACCTATTTTATAAGAATGATGAATTCCCAGAAGAAGATAGTAAGACTACTTTTGCTATAGATCGTTATGAAGTTAAATAATTAGTATTAAAAGAGATGGGTTTAATTACTCATCTCTTTTATTTTTTTCTCTAGAGTATATCGAAAATTTTCAATATGTGTTGGGGTAAACCAAATTTTAATAATATATTATAGAAGAAAAAGTTCGTTATCAGTTTCTGATATAAATCAAACCTAAGTTTGATTCAACAATAGTGATTAAATCTAATATATTATCTATATTAGATTAGTACTATGCTCCTAAGAGGTGATAGTCTATATGGTTAAGTATAATACTATATCTATATGATTCTATCTATAATGACTTCTATAATATATATTTATATACTAGGCGGGGGATTGTGGGTTTTTTGGCTTCGCCATCAACCCACGACCCGAATAGCCAAAGGCCTTATTTTTTTTATTGAAGATTAAAGATTGACAATTAAGTAGTTCTAAATTTTAGAATCAAATTATAAATTTTATAAAGAAAGGAAGTATAAGATAATATGGCAGAAATGATTGTTATTACTAATGATACTCTCAATAAAACCAAAAATGATCTAATGGAAGATACTAAACTGACTACAATGTTTGTATTCGATAATGAAGAACGAGCAACAGCAAAACTATTAGATCTAGTAGCTGATTATGTAAAAGATGATCGTTATTTTGAAACAACTCAAAACGATGTATTCTTACTAGCTAATGCTGTTGGTGTAGAAAATCGTGAAGATGCAGAAGATCTATATGAAGCAGTTGTTGGTGTAAAAATCGACAATGAAGAACTTCTAGTAGGTTTTAAATTCGAATACTTGTATAATCCAGAAGATGATGAAACTACTAAAGGCTCTAAAACAGCTCCAGCAAAACCAGATGATTTAGAAACTAATCCTTATAGTGATGAATCTATTGCTTATAGAAAATTCTATTCTATGGAATTACCTAAACCAGAAGGATATGATGAAAACCCTTATAAAGACGAATACTGTGTTATCTATAGAAAATTCTATAATCTTGGTATTCCTAAACCTTCTGATTTTGATACAAATCCATATACTGATCAATCTGTAGCATATCGTAGATACTATGGTATGGGTCTACCTAAACCAGCAGATGTAGATACAAATATCTTTAGCAGAGAATCTATCATCTGGCACCACTTCTATGGTATTGGTATGCCTAGTCCTGCTGATCCTCCTAGCATGGATGAAGAACCAAGAGAATCTGATAAACCTCCTGTAGAAAAAGAACCAGATGTAATAGCTCCTACAGATCATCTATAAGATCTAAGAGGTATCTAATTATGGAATCTAAAAATCTTGTATTGATCAAAGATACATTTCAAATCAAACTTAAAAAATGTATTGTAGGATTACTAGTAATACCTGTAATATTTGATAGTAAATGTCATGCAGTTCAAATACTGAATGATATGATTAGAAGTAACAATCTTGAGAAGGGTATTAACAAAGAAACAGCCCAATCTTTAATAACAGATTTCCATATTGATTTAAAAGATTATTATTGTTTCTGCTACTCTAATAAATCAGAGAATGTTATTCTTGGATACAGATTTGTAGAAATGATTGATACAAGATTTGAAAACTAATACAACAAATATCCATAGAGTCTTAATTGACTCTATGGATTACTTTATCACATCATTATAATACAAAATTTAGCTAAATTTTTTATAAGATTGGGAGGCTACAAAATGCCAGATATCGAAAATTTTGATGAAACCAATCGAATCAGATTCAAGCAATTTATACTTAAAGGAGAGTTCTTCTTTGTAGGAGGTTGGCATGCATACGACATTCCTGCAAGTATTACAGTTAAGAATAATGCCTTTGTAGAATACATTGCAATGATCAAAGGTAAACTTACCCATACACCTACAGATGTGGTTAAAGATATTCAAGGTGATTTTTCTATTGGTAAGAAATATATTGATGATCAGAATCAGATTGATATTAATGGTGAAACTAATCTAGAAGAGTCTACTTATAGACTATTCCCAGACCTTAAAGGTCAAATGATCTTTGATAAAGAAGTTGATTATACTGATCTAGATTCTAGTGTAAAACTACAGGCTAATTTTATTGAAGATGATAATAATCCAGATATAGAACATGATAAGACTTGGTTTAGTGGTGCTATTACAGTTCCATCTATTAGAGCATTAGATATTCTAAAAAATTGTAATTTAGAATATGCTAAAGCAGAATTAGAAGAATCTATTTCTAATTCCATACTAGCACAAATCACTGTAAAAGATTTCTGGTCTTCTACAGATATCAATTCTAACGTAGATTTAAATGCAGATGCATTTAATAGAACTTTGTTTGTTGTAGATGATCTTATCTATCTAGCTACTATTAGTAATTATGATCTAAAATGTGATCTAGATATTACTGATAAGAATATAAGACAATTATATCTATATGGTAGAGTTGGAATTCAATCCAATCAATATATCTATTCGATGTATTCTAAAATGCTAGTACCATGCACTTCTAATACAGAATTTGCTGCATCTATTACTGTAGATGATTATATTAAAGAACTACTTGGAGATTTACAAATAGATCCAGAATATGAAAACTATGATCTATTAGATGGTGTAGTTCATATGCACGACTATGTAACTCCTGAAATTGATGGTACTGTATTCTTATCTCACTATCATACATTCAGACAGTTTAATGGATTAATAGATATAGTAATTCCTTATGAAGATGACTTTGAAGGATCTGTTACAGTACCAGTTATTGTAAATGGATGCTACAAAGATATTCCTGGTAGTGTAATTACTGGTAATAGACAATTAGAAGATATCTATTCTGAAATTCATATTCTAAACGATAAATATATCAAACCAGAACCAACAGATGATTTCTTAGTAGTAGATTCTATGAATGACCTATTAGATATTCCTAGAGAAATGCTTAAACCTGGTATGAAGGTTTATGTAAAAGAAACTAAGAGAGAATATCGATTAGGAGGATCTATTCGTAAAAGAAGAAAGGAATGCGAGTGCAACCATGAATAAATGTTGCTGCAATGATAAGCTGACTAAAGAAGATGAATTCATGCTTAACTGGTTTGATGTAACAGCTGAAGCAGAATTCTCTTGCTCCATCAATGTACAAGGCAATCCAAATCCTATTATGGACAATTGGACTAATTGTGAATGCGGAAAAAATGCAAAAGCACTTCCTCCTAAACCATATGGAAGAGTTGCTATTGTAGTAGATCCATTATGGAGATATGAACCATATGTAATTACTAGAACTCTTACTACATTCTTTGAAAGATATTATAGAAGAATGAACTTAGAAGTCATATATGGAGGATCTCCTAGATCTGATTTTGATGTAGAAAAGATTGCTCATATGTATGGGGTTGATTATGATCACATGCATAAATCTCCTCTAGTATCTGATTTTAGAAATCCTTCTACTATGAGACATTGCATTGGTGATTTCTTATGTGCTTTAGAAAACTTCCATCCATATTCTAATACTTCTAAATTAGATAGAGTAATTATCTTTATGGATAATAATATTGCTTATAGAGCATCTGCTATTTATCCTATCATCAAACTATGTAAACAAAACAATATCCCATGTGTTTTGATTCATAGTGATGGTCAATATGATGAAGTTAATGAACCATTCTATGATGGATATTATTACGATCCAAATAGTAATAAATTGATTATGGGAACAGATAGATACGAAAGATTTAATCCTGGAAATACTATTCATGAAATCCATGAATGTCATCCTAGAAGAAAATCAGAATATGTATATGCTCCTAAATCTGGTAAACCAAATTGCCAATGTGATCATGAATATGGAGTATGCAGACCTCCTATCTATCCACCGTTATATGATTATGAAGGTAGAGAAAATGGTTGGAGAGGTGATTATTATGGAGGACCGTACCATCACCATAGAAATGAAGGAACTCATCATTTGACTTATGATTATGATGATTTATATGACTCCTTTATGGACCCTTGTGGAAGACTTTATGATTCTCATAAATTAGTTGATTAATAATTCTAATTCATGCCCTAGAGCCGTAATGGTTCTAGGGTTTTCTTTTAATTTTATATAAATACATTGACTTTTTTATAAGATAATTATAGCTATAACTTTATATTCCCTTATAAGAGGAGAACTAGTAAAATGGGACTAATAGACAAACTAACCGATATCGTAAAAACTAATAAAACAAGTGATAAATGGACTACAGATCCTAAAATGACTGAAGATGGAAGATTACAAGTAGTACCAACTCCAGAATTTGAAATAGTAGATATCTCTGATAATGTATATCTATTAAATAGATCTGGAAGAATTTGTGTTGGAATGTTACCAGATTCTGGATATGAAAAACAAAAATCATATTGCTCTAGAATGGGAGCTAGAGGACATGAATCTCCTTTTGAGCATACTAACGTAATTGCAATTATTAAGATTCCAGCTTATGCTTCTTTCACAACTAATTATGTGAATTACTTATCTGAATTCTTATCTTATACTACTTATTGCAAAGTATCTATTAAAGAACAAAATAATCTTTCTATAGCAATTCTTATTAGTGGTTCTTCTAGAGCATTAGGCCATATCATTAGAGAATGCTCTGAAGAAAATCCATTCGTAAAGACTGTTAAGAATATTATGTGTGCTTCTTTCGAAAAAGAAATTCTTCATCAATACATTGAAGATAGATTGATTGATGAAGAAGATTGTATTTATGAACCAGAAGTTACTACAAAAGAAATTATTTCTAAAGTAACTCAACACAGATACGAATATGAGAAATTAGAATCTCCTAACAACTACGATACAGTAGCTGATGATTTCGATACTAATACAGAAGAATGGTCTGGTAAATTAATAGATTACCTTCATAGAAAAGATAAATATCTTTTGAAGATATTTGAATATATCAAACAATATGGGTTTGATATAAAAGACCTATTTAAAATTGCTACTATGTCTTTCGTATTCCATGATATTTCTAGAGCATGTGCAAATCAAATGACTCGTCATAGAGTTGCTATTTCTCAAGAGTCTCAAAGATATGTAACTCATCAAACAGATTCATCTCAATTTGTAAATCCTCTAGATACTTATCCAGAAAGATATAAAGATTTAGATGCAAATACTGCTGCATATCTAAGAAGTATTGATCCATTTGAAACTTATCAATATGCATTGGATAATAAGATTGTAAAAGAAGATGCAAGAGCTTGGTTACCTATGAATGTAACTACTAAACTCATGATGACTTTTACTATTGAACAACTTGCTCACTTTATTGATATCAGAGCACATAAAGCTGCACAACGTGAAGTACAAATCGTTACTGAATCTCTTATCAAGTATTTGATCGATGAATTAAATAATAACTTCACAATTAATGAAGATGATCAATTCCCAGATATCTTTGCAAGAATAGCATTCATTGCATTAACACCAAATAATAAAGACATTTCTAATAGATTCCATCCTAATGAAATCTTCTTATCAAATCAAGAATTAAAAGATATAGATGAAGATCTTGGTGAAGAAGTAGAGATCACTGATATGGAAGTTAAGAATATCGATGATGCTCGATCTATTTTAGATAAAGCAGAGAAATATAAAGAATTAGAAAATGAAGAAGATACTACCAAAGAGGAGAACTAATAATGTCTAACTTTGTTAAAGGAAAATTCAATATAAAACCTACTGTAATTAACCTTACAAAAACTTTCGATACATTCGAAGATGCATACACTACAGTTATTAAAGCTATTCCAGAATTAAAAGCATATTGTGGTGATACAGCAATCGAAGCAGCAGTACTTAAAGCTATGATGAATAGTATTGCTAATAATATCCCATCTATCTCTAATGAGAACTATCCTAATACATTATCCTTTAGCATTAATTCTAAAGAAGTAGGATTTAAAACAGATTCTAATATTGCCCTTGGTTGGAGAACAGTTTTCGATAGAAAATCTGCTTCAATTAAATATAAATTCCGTATTACATTCATTTCTGTACCAGCTTTCCGTAAGGTTACTATTGAAGAAATGAAAGAAGATAATTGGAAAGAAATTGATCCAACCAAGCAATCTCGTTTCTGGAATGATACTGAAGGAAGATCCTTCAACAAATTTGAGAAACAAGATGAGGCTGAAGATAAATAATTATCTTCTAAAAAGCTAGACCCAGTTCTACCTTTTGATATACTAAGCTGGTATATCTGGAGCATTCCCGCAAACACAATGAACATCCCACTACAGATTAAGTTCTGTAGTGGGGATCATTATGTCTAATTAAGACATCAGCGTAATGCTAAAGAAAGGAGGACAAGTCTTTTATGGCAAAAAACTCTATTCTAGCCTATACGAAGAGATTAGGTAAGTCATTGAAATTTGCTGCAGTAGAAGTTCTAAAAGAACAAGCTCCTGTAACAACTAAGATGATTGAAAATAATAAGGACTATGCTAAGAATTCTTTTAAAGAGATTGTAGGCTCTAGACAAGCTGTCGGTCTTAAAATGAAGAATCTTAGAGAGCAATTTATTTTCAAACCTGTCAATGACACGTTTAGGAATCTAAAAAGAGAACTCACAACTGGTAACTTCTATCATGAAAACGAAAGTGTTGCTAAAGCCCAACAAAAAATGATGATGGACATGATGTCTGACATGTTTGGCGACTTGATGGAAGATTTCGATGATACTGACGAAGAAAATCCGGGTTCTAAAATATCCCGTGGCGATGCTGTAGTAGCATCTATGATTTCTGGTCAGTTAAGAGCTAATACAAGTTCTCTATCTAGGGTTATAGCTGAAACAACAGATGTTCAGCTTAAAAACCAAAAGGCTATCTCTCATGCGCAATTTGCACAGGGAGAAAGACAAATTGGTGTCATGACTAATGGCTTTGAAATGCTAGGTCAAGGCGTTAACTCATTGATAGAGTTTAATAATAAAGTAATGCTTACTTATACTCAAAATGCTACACAGTATTTTGAAACTATGAGTAATCTTACAGCTGAAAATAATGCTATATTAAAAGAGCTCATTGATATACAACGTAGTGTATACAAAGACTCTTTCGATACTAAAGAGCATAGAAACCAAGCCAGATCTAATAGGGTATTTAGTAAAGATGGGTTTAGTTTAGAAAACTATTTTAAACACATCGAAAAACAAGCTAACAAAGATGGCGGTACATTAGATACAATAAAAATGATGTACTCAGCTCTCCCTATGATGATTGCCGAATATACTGGTAACCCTATGAAAGCTGTTGCTAAGGGTGGTATCAGTATGGCAATGGGTAAAGATCTAAAGAAAGCTATCGGTAACTTTGATAAAAACTTAAGCGGCTACTTCCAATCTGCCTTAGCCCAATTATTTGATTTGGGTAATGGTAAAAAAGGAATGAGTAAAGAGCTTGCTAGAATCTTTGGTGTTAAAGAGGAATACAAAGACTTCTTAAAAGATTTTGAAAGTAGTAATTACAATAAAGGAGCTATTGCCTGGAATGGTATTGCTCAAAAATCTTTAGTAGAAGTAATTCCTGGATACTTAAGAAAAATAGAATCTGCTCTTACTGGAGAAGCTGCTAGAGTATTTAATTACCAAACTGGTAGATGGACTACTGAACTTGCTGCTGCTAATGTTCAGAAGCATATGGATACACAATTAAAACGTGAAGCATTTGAAAAACTCAGAGAGTCTATTGCAAATGCAGTAGTTTATAGTGATCTAGGAACTTCTGATAAGCAAGAATACAACAAGCGTAAGAAAGAGATCATTTCTGTAGCTAATAAATTGATGGATGGTGTTTGGAAGAATGGTACTTTCAATCCAAGGGATATAGAAAGGGTACTAACCAAATATAAAAATAGAGATAATCAATACAAGAGCAAAGATACTTCTCAAGAAACCTTTGATCTTGTGATGAATATGTTTAGAGCATCTGGTCAATTAGGCCAATTACAAAGTAAGATTAGTAGTGGTTTAGCTGTTAAATCAAGAATGGTAGAAAATACTTATGCTTCTGGTCAAGGGTTATTACATGAAGCTACCAATGGTGGTATCAAAACTTCTATTGGTGGCGATTATATTGCTAGTAACTTTATACCACCAAATGCAAGATATAAAGATAAATATGGTATGTCTTTATACGATTACCAATATAATATCTACAAAGAATTATTCCATATCAGAAACTTAATTGCTTCTGGTGCTGGAAGTCTTGGTGGTGGACGTAGGAGAGGTGGAAAAGCTGATCCTATTACTGCTTTAGATCAAGCATTTTCTAGACAATTAAAACAAAAAGAAAAATCTATTAAATCCTCAGTAGTAGAAACTACTACTGCTGGTGGTATGAGTGGAGACGTAGCTAATTCTTTAGATGAAGAATTAACAAATGCTATGAAAGCTCTCCATGGTCAAGGATATAAAGATAGGACTAAAGGAAAAGGTAAATTAGCTGATACTCTTAGTAATAAAGCAACTAGTTTCTTAGATGATGTAATCAAGTCTAGTACAGTTGGTGATAAATTACAGACTATTCAGCAAGGTGTACAAGGTATATTCAAAGCTCCTGCAGGACTACTTACAACAGTAATTGCTGGTGCTGATGAATTTATTCATGATATGCTTTTCGGTAAGAATACCAATATCAAGGATGAAGACGGTAAACCTGTAAAAGGTTTATTCAATGTAATGATCCATGATATGAAGGAAATTACTAATAACCTTAATAGACAAATTAACGATATCTTAGGTAAGCTTAGAGATAAATTAGCAAAAACCCTTCCTGATAAAATCAAAGGATTTGCTAAGGACTGGTTTGGTTTTGATATTGATAGAGGTATAGCAGCTGCTAAAGCTAAGGTTAGACGTGGTGCAAACTTCGTTAAAGAAAATGCTAAACAAGGCGTTCAAGGTTTATACGGGTATGCTAAAGATGCTGTTCAAAGTAGCGGTATGGAAGCAGCTCAGTTCTTTGGTATTGATGATTTAATCGGTGGTAGAAGGTACAATTCCGATGCTATTAATCAATACGTTGCTCAAAGAGGTAAAGTAAAATCTAGACTTGCTAAGTTAGCAGAAGCTGAACGTGGTATACAACACCATGCTAGCGGGATTAAATATGTTAATCCTTCTAAAGGTAATGTAACTCTAACTACTCTTCATAAAGGCGAATTGGTTATTCCTGCTAATATGAATCCTTTCAATCCTGAAAGAGATAGTGTTAACTTAGGACAACAATTATCCGAAGAGAAAGACTTCAAACGTAGATTAATTTCTAATATAGGACACCATGCAGGTGGTACTAGTGATTTAGAGATTGTTGAACAACTTGGAGCTCATGAGCAAGCTGTTACAGAAGCTAAGCTTAAAAATAAAGGAAACTTCTTTACTAGAGGAATTGAAAGAGCTACTAGAAGAGTATCTGGTGCGATCGGTATAGATCCATTAATGACATTCTCCGAACAAGCTTTTGGTATAGATCCTAGAAAAGCAGCTTCTCAATTTAATGACTTTGCTAAAAAGAATATGGGTGCTGGTGTACAAGGCGGTGCTGCTGGTGCTGTTCTTGGTACTATATTCCCATTAGGTGGTCCTTTATTTGGCGCATTGGCTGGTTCTGCTATTAATGTAATCAAAAATAGTAAAACTTTCCAAGAAACAGTATTTGGTAAAGATATTGTTGATGATAAAGGTAATGTTACTCATAAAGAAGGTATCATCTCTAAGAAATGGCAAGATACTTTAGCTAAGTATATGCCAGATGCTAAAAAATATGGTACAGTAGGTGCACTATCTGGTTTAGTACTCCCATTCGGTCCTTTGGGAGGCGCTATGCTTGGTGCAAGTATTTCCATAGTAAAAAATAATAAAGATTTGAATGATTTCTTATTTGGCGACCGTGGAGGTTTATTAAATAAAGATCGTAAAGCTCTTATTAAGAAACATTTCCCTAGAGTAGCAGCAGCTACTATTGGTACAATGGTTCTTGGTCCTTTTGGTATCTTAGGTAACTCTATCCTAGGTGCTGGTTTAGGTATTATTTCTATTACTGATAAATTTGAAGAACTTATGCTTGGTATCAAGGATAAGAACGGTGTAAGACGTGGTGGTTTAGCTGGTGCTATTAGACGTCACTTTACTAACCCTCTTAAATGGACTCTTCAAGATATTCAAAAGAATATGGGTAGATGGTTAAGAGATGACATGATCAAACCTATATTCAATACTGTAAAACCTGTAACTAAACTTATTGGTGTATATGGTTTACAATCTGCTAAATCTATTACTAACTTTATTAAGAGCAAACTTGATTCTCCAGGATTATTCTTTGAAAAGCTTTTCGATAAACTAGGTATCGGAACTAAAGCATTCAATTTGACTAAGTGGTTTGGTAAGAAAGTAGCCAAAGGAGCAGGTAAGCTTGCTAAAGGTTTAGAAAATAAAGTCGGTGGTTGGGCTAATAGACGACTAATTCAAAAGGGTTATGGTACTGGTAGTACTGAAGAACAAATTAAATTCATTCAAGAAAATAATTTGGAAGGTAATGTAGCAGACGTAACTCGTATGATGGGCGATATTGGTACTGGCAACTATGCTGGTATTAATGCTGCTAGAGCTCAAATGAATGATGTTGTAGACTTTGCTAAGAATAGAAAATATCGTGGTGAAGACTATTATCTCAATAAAGCTACTAAAGAATCTTACGCTGACTTTAGAGCAGCTGCAGATCAAATTCAAGAACAAACTAGAGGTGCTGTAAACCTCAATGCATTAGGAATCATTGATGAATTTAAAAATGGTAAAGGTGTTCAAGGTGCTCTTGATAAACTTGCTAAATTTAAATCTAAAAATGGAGACCTATTATCAGATGAACAATATAAATCCCTTGTTCAAACTCTTAAAGCTGGTGAAAAGAAAGCTGTAAGAGCTCAAGAAGCAGCAAGAGTATTTAATAAAGGCAATAAAGCAGCTATTTATAAAGTTGCTGATAAAGTATACAAAGGTCTAACTATTGGGGTTGAAAAACCTCTTATTTCTAAAGAAGACTTTAGAGAATTATACCTCAGAGTTGTAAGAGGTGATGAAGATGCTGTTAAAGAAATGGAAGCAATTGCCAGAGTATTAGGCAGCCGTGTCAACGAATTGCAAAAACGAAAAGGTATGTCTTTAAATGCTAGATTAGATGAAACCGAAGCTGAAGATAATAATCCTAATAATAAAGACATGACTCAACTCTATAACTTCCTTACTGGTAACGGTGGAGTTAAAGATATGAGTGATGCCGTTAAACAAGGTTTCTACGGTGCCTTATATGAAAAAGGTAAAGGTTTCTTTGATAGACTAGAAAAAGCTAATGATAAAATTGATAAACGTCAAGGTGAAGTATTAAATGCTTTACAAAACTTTACCAATGCTATCATTCCTACTATTAGTAAAGCATTCTTACCATTTGGCTTAGCTGAGAAAATGCATTTAGCTCCTAGAGCTAGAGAAACATTTAAAATCTGGCATGGTAAGAAAATTAATGCTAATGATATTGAAGACCATGCATTTGGTGGTATCATTGGAGCTGCTAAAGGTTTATTTAGTGGATCTAGTGGATCAGCTGCTAAAGGTGGTTTACTAGGAAGCTTATTTGGTGGTGGAGACAAAAAATCTGATGACTTAGAAGAAGTTAAAGAAACTCCTTCTTCAAAAGCTACCGATATGAGAACTAAAGATGAAATAGCTAAAGATATGGGCTCATTATCTGCAGCATCTATTATAGGTGCTAATATGAGCAGTTCCAAAGGTGCTTCATCTATGAGTGCGTCTGCTGGTAAGAATGGTATAACTACAGTTCCTACTGCAGATGGTGATACTAAAGAATATGCCATCTCCTCTTCAGATGGACAAATGATGGAAATTCCTAATAAACACAATAGAGAAATCAATGCTAAGAACCAACACAAGGTTCAATTGCAAGAAAGATCTACTGTTGCATTAGAAAGAATCGCTGAAAGAATCGGTGCTTCTAAAGCTGGTCAAACAGTTAAGAAAGCAGGAGGTAGTTTACTAGATTCTTTATTTGGTCCACTTAGTGGTATGCTTAGCGGGTTAGCTTCTCTTCCAATCATAGGACCTATGATAGCTGCAGCTCTAGCAAAAATCGGCCCTAAAATTAAAGGTGCAGTTAAAGAAGGCATCAAAGATTTAGGCAAGTATGTATGGGATACAGCTAAAACTTTAGGTAAAGGATTATTACCTGAAGGTGCTACTGAAAAAGCAGGATCTCTTATTGATAAAGCTAAAGACTTTGGTAGAGATGTTTCCAGGAAAGGAAACTCTGTTTTAGGTGGTGCAGAAAGTAAAATAGGTAAACTGTTAACATCTGGTGCTGCTAAAGGTCTAGGTGGTATAGCTGGTTATGGTCTATTTGATGGACTAGGCTATCTATATAATACCGCTACTGGAGATCAAGCTGCTGCTCAAGAAAACTTAAAAGCATTGCCAGGTGATTTCTCTATGGGTCTAGGTAGTTTTGCTGCTAATAGATTCTTAGGAAAGAGATTTGGTAAAGGTGCTGGTTATCTTGGTGGTGCAGCTGCTATGCAAGCTTACAAAATGGCAAATGGAGAAGATTTCGATCTTGGAGATTTTGCTTTTGATGTAGGTGGTCAAGCAGTTGGTGACTATATCTTTAGTAAAGCTGGCGGAAAACTCTCTGTTCTAGGTAAAAAGGCTAAAGAAAAGGCTGCTAAAATAGCTGAAGAACAAGCTACAAAGAAGGCAACTTCTATGTATCAATCTGATGCTATTAAGAAATACATTGCAGACCGTGGACAAGTTAAATCTAAACTTGGTGGTTTAGCAAGAGCTGAACAAGAAGTTGCTGCTAGAAAAGCTGCTCAAGAAGCTGCTTCTAAAGCTGCGAAACCAGGACTCTTATCTAGATTAGCTACCAAATTCAAAGGTAAAGGTAAAGTCGGTGCAGCTTTAGCTGGATTGGCTGCTTTGAGCTATGGTGCTATGGGAAATGCTTCTGCTCATGATATTGACGATACTACATCTGGTACTACTGGTCAAATCAATGATGGAGTTCCATCTCCACAAGTTGAAGAAAGCCAAAGCTTAACTGGTATTCTTGGTGGCATTGGTGCAACTATTGGTGCTTCTGCATTAGTTTCTAAACTAGGTGGTGGTATTGGTAAGATGGGTGCTGCTGGCGCAGCTGCTTATGATATTGCTAATGGTGATTTCTCTTCTATTCCAAGTGATATGTATCATGGATTTGTAGACTCTAAAGCATTAAGTGCTATAGGAAGTGGTGCTAGTAAAGCATTTTCTAAAGGTAAAGAAGCCTTAGGATTTGCTCAAGAAGCTGGTACTGATATAAGCAAAACTGCTGCTAAAGCAGAAACTCAAAGTTCTACTATTCAAGCTTTATTATCCAAATTAAAAGACGGTATTACAAAGGTATCTGATAAATTAGGATCTGTACTTCCTGCAAAAGCTACAAAAGCTTTAAAAGGATTCGGTGCTAAAATTTTAGAAAGAGCTGCTAAACCAGCAAACATTGCTCGTGCTGCTACTAAGCTTATGAGACAAGGTGCTGAAGCTGCTGCTGCTTCTACAGGTATTGGTGCTATAGTATCTGCTGCTATTATTGTTGGTGGTGTAATCTCTGATTTCTATCATGGCTATAATTCTGCAGATGAAATGCTAAAACTTTCTGAAGGTACTTCTACTACTGGTATGAAAATTGTAGCAGGTATTGTGACTGCATTATGTTCTGCTATTCCAATTCTTGGTATCATCATTCCAGAAGATGCTGTATTGGAAATGGGTATTGAATATGTAGGCCCTGCATTTGGATTCGGTAAAAAAGAACTTGATGAACTAAGAAGAAAGAAACCTAGAGGAAAAGATGAACAAACTTCTTCTCTAAGTGACAATATGGACAAAGCTAAAGATACTTTCAGCAAGATGATCGATAGTGCTAAAACTGGAGCTCAAAATGTAGTATCTAAAGTAATAGAAAAGGGCCAACAGTTTAAAGACTTTGTTGGTAACAACTTAGAATGGGCTAAAAATCAAGCTGGTAAGGCATGGGATGCTCTTAAAACTGGAGCTTCTAATCTATATAACTCTGCTAAAGACGGAATTATGAATAACTATAATTACGTCAAAAATGGCATCACTAATAACTACAACTACGTCAAAAATGGTATTAGTAATAACTTAGAATATTTAGGAAACAAAGCTAGTGAACTTGGAGATAGAGCCGCAGGTGCTCTTGGTGAGGCTGGTACTTCTCTTAAGAACTTCTTCGGATACGGACCAGGCCCTGGTTCTGGCAAACATTCTAAATATGGTAAAGGCAATTTCTATTCCCAATTAGATAGCCAATATTCTATGCCATTTAATGCACCTGGCGACTCTGAAGCACAAACAATGGCAGACTCTGGATGCGGTCCTGTATCTGCTGTTAATGCTTTATCTTCTCTTGGTGTTGATGTAGATCCTCGTATGGCTGCTCAATATGCAATCAAAGGAGGATTTAAAGAAACTAATGGTGGTACTAGACCTGAATTCTTTAATAGCTTCATGAGTAAAGCTGGTATGGAAACAGACAATCTTTATGATAATGATTCTATTAAACAATCTCTAGCAGCAGGCAATCCTGTTGTATTGATGGGTCAAGATAACGCTGGTGAATCTGATAGAACTCCATTTGCTGAAAATCCTCATTATGTTACAGCTACTGGTATTGATAATAATGGAAACATTATTGTTCAAGACCCAGAAACTCGTCAACCTAATAAGGTATATAGAGCAAATGATATTTTATCTAAATCTACTGTAGCTATCAGTGCTAGATCTAAACGATATGGTTCTGGTAAAACTGTAAGATATGGTAAAGGCACTTCTTCTTTGAGACCTAATAACTTCCATTTCGGTACAGGTAAGTTCAGATATGGTAGAGGCGGTATATCTGCTGATAAGATGTGGGCATTAGCTAACTGGGTTGCTCCTAAGACTGGTATTGATGCAAAACTAGTATTTGCTCAATGGTATCATGAATCAGGAAACTTCTCCTCTCAATTAGCATTAGAAAACTACAACTTCGGTGGTATGACTCAAAATGAACCAACCGGTGATCCTAAGGATAAACAACCAGATGGTGGTAACTACTATATGCACTTTGGTAATGAAGAAGAATGGGCAGAATACTATGCATGGTATTGTAACAGATGTACTACACCTCCATTAAGTGGATCTAAAGACGTAGATGACTTTGCATCTCGTCTAAAACAAAATGGATACTTTGGTGCAGATCTTACTGAATATGCAAATGCTATGCGTGGAGCTTTATCTGCTATTCCTTCTGGCAAACCAAATATGACTTTAATTGATCAATCTAAATTTGGTAAGAGAGATCCTGGTAAACCAAGTAAAGCAACTGGTGGTTCTTCTTCTGGAAGCTCTGGTGCTACTGGTTTCTTAAGCGGTATTTCTAAAGCAGTAAGTATTCTAGGAGATGCGTTATCTTTCGGAACAGCTCCATCTAGCTCTGGATCTTCCGATGGCTCTAATAATGCTGTATCTGGAGATGCTGCAGCGAATGCAAAACAAATCTTTGATTTCTTAAAATCTAAAGGTTTAAATGATATTCAAGCAGCTGCTATTTGTGGTAATATCGAAGCTGAATCTGGATATAATCCTTCTTCAGTAAACTCTGGTTCTGGTGCTAAAGGCCTTTGCCAATGGTATCAAGATCGTGCTACTAAATTAGATCAATTGGCTCAATCTAAAGGTAAAAAATGGGATGACCTCTCAGTTCAATTAGAATATCTATGGTCTGAAATAGGTCCTGGCGGATATTACAATCAATTTGTTCAAGCTATGGCAAATCAATCTATTGAAGATGCTGTAGTAACTTGGGAAAAAGGTTTTGAAGTATCTGGAGATACTGCAAGCTATCCAAGACGTATTGCTTCTGCTAAAGCTATCTTAGCAGGTAAAGGTAATATAGGTTCTTCTGGTAAGGGTAAACATATCAAAGCTAGATTTGGTATGGGTAACCAATTCAAACTAGATACATCTACTCCTGCTACAATCCCTGGTTTGACTATGGATCCTACTAAGAAAGTAGATATTAATAACCAATATAAACTTCCTGCTTACACTGCTAGTAGTTTAGCTAAACCTCAAACTACTAAGACCATGGCTCAAGCATTAGACGTTAAAGGCGTTAATAGCAATAATAAAAACACAGCTTCCAAACCAGCTTCTTCTGGTGCTGATTATAGTAAAGGATTCTTTGGTAGAATCAGTGGCATGGCTGAAAAGATTGCTTCTCCTTTATCTAAAATGACTAAAGCTCTAGGTGCATCTATTCTAGGAACTGCTGGCAAAGTATTTGGTAATAATCTCAAATTCTTATTTGGTGATGAAAATCCATTTAGCAGTATCTTAGGTATGGATACTAAAAAAGAAGGAGGATCTAATGGTGGTGCACAATCTGGTGGTGCTGGTTCTGTATCCACTCCTCAATCTGGTTCTGCAGCAGCTGCACTTCAAGCAGGTATGGGCAATGCTCCTATTACTTCTCCATTTGGACCTCGTGAAAGTCCTGGTGGTGTAGGCTCTTCAATGCATAACGGTATTGACTTAGGCGTTGATGAAGGAACTCCAGTTCCTGTTCCAGTAGATGGTGTTGTAGATGATGTAGGTTGCCAAGGTGGTCCTGGATCTGGTTATGGTAACTTTGTCGTTGTAAAAGATGGTAAAGGAATGTATCACTTATTTGCTCATTTGTCTCAACAATGTGTATCTAAAGGTGATAATGTTAAATCTGGTACAATCGTTGCAAAATCTGGTAACACAGGTGCAAGTACTGGTCCACATTTACATTATACTGTAACTAGTGATCAAAACTGTGCTGGTATGGATGGTGCAGTTGACCCATGTCAATATTCTATTGATGGATTGTGTTCTGGTAGTAGTGGTAAGGGTAAACACGGTTCCGTTCCAAGTACTCCTGGATTCATGAGCATATCTAAATATGGTAGAGGTAGCACTCGTATCAAAGTAGACTATACTTCCAATAGAGGTATTGATGAAGGCTCTTATGGTTTACATAACCAAATTCCTAAATCTCCAGCTTCAAGATTCGGTAGAGGTAAAACTTCTAACTTCGGTAGAGGTTTTGGTTCTATGATCAAAAACTTAGCTTCTAATGCTTGGGGTAGTATTAAAACCTTTGGTTCTAATGCATTTGGAAATATCAAATCCTATGGTAAAGAATACCTAAACAATTTGAAATCTTCTAACTTCAATCTTCCAGTTGCTAAAGTTGATGCTCCTAATGGAGTTGGACCTAATGGAATTCCATATTCTGATAATGATATCAATTACTTAGTAAATACTCAAAACATGAGTAAAGAACAAGCAATTGCTGTATTATCTAAAGATCCTAAATATACTAATGGAGCACCAGCTGGTGGTGCGGTAGGAGGAGCTTCTCAAGCTGTATCCGCTGCTGATCCTGGTTTAGGTGCTAAATTGGATAAGCTAATTAAAGAACAAACTAAGACTAATGAATTATTATCTGCTATCGTTCAATTAGCAAATACTTTTGCTGATAAAGGTATTAAAGCTAACATAAATGCAGCGAGCATGCCTCAATCTGGAGCTACTGTTGCCACAATGGCAGCTTCTAGTGTAGGTGCGGGTGCAGGTGTAGAAGGCAACTTCAATAGAGTCGGTACGACAGATATTAGTAACTATCAATCAATTATTGACAATATGAACAGTATTGCTAATAGATAAACTACACAGGGATAGCAGAAATGCTATCCCTGACATTTTTGTAATAACCTAGTAATTAGGAGGATAAAAATGTTTGAATTATACAAAGTAAACGCTCCAGTATTAATTAAAAGCAGACCATCTGCTTCTAGCAATACTGTGAATAGTATAGATAAAGGAAAGACTATAGAAGTTGTATCTGAAGAAGATGGTTGGTTAAAAACTATTTCTGGTAGATACGTTCTAAATAGTAATAGATTAACCAAAATGGCTGATGTGGATGAAGAAATCTTAAAACAAAAAATATTTAGATTGAATCTACAGGCATTTGCTGGTTCTGATAAACAAAATAATGATGATCAAGATATCAATCTCGAAGGTACTGTAGTCAAGATTAACTCAGATGCAAAGAAAGATATTAACGGTCAAGATATTCCAGATTCTGCTAAAACTGATAACAGTACCTTTAGAGTATCTTCAGTAGATCCTAGTGGGTACGTTAATATTAAAGATAGTGATGGTAAAACTTACCGTGTTGCTTTAGGAGCATTTTCTTATAAGAATAAAGACGGTAAGTTTAAAGATGTGGATATAAATAAAGTATCAAATGAATTACAGTATAAAGACTTCATGAATGATATTAAAGCATTTAAAGAAGGATTTACTAGTGCCTTTAATGCTATTGATAATTTTATTACTAATATGAATAAAATGACAATCAAAAATATCAGAACTGTATTTGGTATGCCATATCAATTCATGCCTATTTGCGATAATAGAATTGATAATACTAATAATGACGCAGCGTTTGGTAGAAAGTTTGCTCAAAAGATTGTTGGTAGAGCTCCTATTATGGTTCTACAAGCAGGTGTGGCTAATTTCCTTCAAGGTTATGAGGGGGATAAGAAAGCAAAGATTCAAAAAGAAATCGTTTCTGCTATTAGTAGTAATCATGGCGAAGTAAAAGAATCTGATGTAAATAAACTAGTAAACCAATCTGGTAGATATTATAACTTTAAAGCAACTCCAGAAGATTATTTCTTTGCTGTAAATCAAATGTGCAGATCTGTAGCATCTCTATTAAATATCAATGATGTGGAAATAGAATATGGTGCCAATGGTGAAAAGAATAAATTAGGTAACTTTGACTGGGGCTTGGCATCTCAGCATCCATTTGCTGGATATCATAGAGGTTCTGTATCTTTCTATATCAATTCTGAAACTCAAGTACAAGAATCATTTTCTAATAGTACTACCCAATCTCAATTAGCAAGTAAGATTAATCAAGTATCTGATATGGCTAGAGAGGTTAATTTCTTACTAGGCGGTGCATCTGGATTAATGAATACAGCTGCTATCAAACCAGAAGCAGACTTAGAAAAAGGATCTAGTGATACAAGCTCTATGTCTGGTATTCTTGGTTCTATGTGGAAACATGTTAATACAATGATGGCTGGTGGTAAGATGTTCTTCCCAGAAATCTGGGCTGATTCATCTTTCATGAGATCTTATGATATTACTATCAAATTAGACTCTCCAGATTGTGATGTATTATCTTTATACTTAAATATATTTGTCCCACTTTGCCATATCTTAGGATTTGTTATGCCTAGATCTGCTGGTGATAATACTTATGTATCTCCATTCTTAATCCGTGCATTTTATAAATCCATGTTCCATGTAGATATGGGTATCATTACAAACTGCTCTATTCAACGTGGTGATTTACAAGGCTGGACTCAAGATGGATTACCTACTCAAGTAACTATTCAATTATCTATTAAAGATTTATATGACGTTATGTCTATGGCTACTGGTAAAGGTGATAATGATATGATTGGCAACCCAGCGCAATTAGACTACCTAGCTAATATGTGTGGTATTAATATTGCAGAACCTAATATGCTTAGATATGTAAAACTATATTGGTTAACACGTCTTGGTTCTAATACTGTAAAAGATAGATTAGTTCATACTTGGTCAAGAGCTTTAGGTTCTATTTATGCTGCTTGGAATAATATGGGTGGCAACCAATCTGGTAATGGTTCCATTATGTAATCCACTCTATATTTATATACTATAATTATGATATTATAGTATTTTAAATAGGATTGGAGCAGATTATGAATTCATCTTTTGTAATTGGATTTGTCTTTGGAGCAGCAGCTCTTTATATGTATTCTGACACAGTTAGAAGAAATGTAGCGATAACAAATAGAGAATTAGAATTGTTATTAGCTAATAAGAGAGAATTAGATAGATTAGTTACAGAGGCCTTAATAAGAAGAGGCATTACTTTAGATGAATATGGAAACGTATTAAGATAGAATATGAGAGTATACTACGTTTGTAGTATACTCTTCTTTTTTTGTTTTTTATACAATAGGCTACTACTAAGTAATCTTGTCTTATTCCAGGAGGTGAGATAAAATAAAGACTAGGAAACAAAAAGCAAAAATATATGAAGAGAAATACTCTGAAGTCCCAAGGGATTATCAAGAGAGACTTTCTTGGATGATCGACAAATATAAAATAAATAAATCTAAAATGGATGAAATTATTAATACTAGAAACCAAATGCTTCAACAAATGTATTATATGCCAGAGTTATATGTGGTAATATATGAAAATCCAGAAGGAAGTCCTAGACCTAGAGCTAGGTTTATAAAAAGTAAGGGAAACAATATTCTTTCTAATGCAAGATCCAATCCTGGGTTTATACAAGTATATTCTATTACTGGTGCTGCTGATAGACAATTTATGAAGCAATTTAAAACTACTCAAGACTTCGATTTTTTAGAGTCTTTGATCTATACTCCTTGCCAAGTACATTACAATGCATATTTTAAAACACCTAACGTTTTTAATACTAAAGAAAAAATGTTAGCAGAGATGGGAATGATAAGACCTTTATCCAAACCTGACTTTGATAATGTGGAAAAGAAATATTCTGATATGTACAATGGTAATATATGGATAGATGATTCTATTGTTATAAGCTCAAGCTTTAATAAGTATTATTCTGAGCTTCCTAGAATAGAAATAACTCTAAGGTATATGAATATGCTATATAACAAATATCAATACAAATCTATTTCTAAACGATTGGGGCAAAACGACATTAAATTCTTTGGAGAATAATTTGAATTTATTTTAAAAAGGATGGATGTTAAAATAATGGGTAGATTGGTTAATATTGACGCCGCTGATATTTTTTCTAATAATCTTAATTTGTGCACTTCTATTAAAATCAAACTTCTTAGAAATAATATTCTAAGAGCTGATAATATAATTCCTATTTTAGACTCTTCTGATTTTTATAAGAATGGATATTTCCAATATAAAATTATTGAGGAACCATTGACTCATAGTTTTTATATTTATCTATATCCAAAAGAAGAAAATGATAATACAATATTTGGCATTATTAATAATTGCATTGGTAGTTTAATAAGCACTTATGGGCATGGGGATTTAGATGCTCAGGAACTCAGATATTTATCGAATGCAAGTAACTTCGGATTCTTATTTACTTGCAGCAAAATAGCTAAAGGTACTTATTTAATCAATATCTAAAATAGAGGGTAAGGGATTAAGTTCCCTTACCCATATAATTGTGCTAAAATACCTATTCTAAAATTGGTTATAATTATATACTATAATAGTGAAATCCAGTAGAGGGATTTCTAGACGAGAGTCTATTTAAAGTTTATGCTTTTTTATAAGCAAGAAAGGAGTTGCAAAATGGCAACACGCAGACGCAGAAATAAAAAGGTTTCTGCAAAAGAAACAGTGCAACAACAAGAACCTGTAGTTATCGAAACTCCAGTTGAAGTAGTTGTAGAACAACCAGTTGCACAACAAGAACCAGTTGTTACAGAAGTAAAGGAAGAAGTAGTAGCAACACCTGTAGCAGAGGAAACGACGCAGGATTCCTCTAAGAAAGAAAAGGAATACGTTATTGCTAAACCAATGCTATTCACAGGGGATATTAAAGATCTTATTCCTGATGGGATGAATAATGGTTTGAATAATCCTGCGTTGGAAATCCCACAACAGTGGCAACAACAAAATATCCAACAACAGCCACAACCTGTGCAACAAACAATTGCACAAGTAGAAGTTCAAAACCCACAAGCCATGGGGTCTGAACAAAAGGCAGCATTAGAACAAAGTATTCAAGCTAAGAAAGAAGAGGAAGCTAAAATGGTAAAGCAAGATCAACTTGATCAAATTAATGAAACTAAAATCGAAAAACAGGAGGCAGAACAAATGGAACAAGTTAACAAATTAGAAGCTTTAATCGGTGCTAAAATTGCAGAAGCAGGCAATGCTCAACAAGAAGAAAAGAGCCTTAAAGATGCATTTGTAGAAGGTGCCGTAATCGGCATTGGTGCAGGTGTTGGTACTGTAGCAGGTATCTATGTAGCTGATAAAGCAATTGGTGCATTCGAAGAATGGCGCAATACTAAAGATGCAGCTGAAGAAACAAGTAAGCTAATCTCTGGTCTTTTATAATATACTTTAAAGTAAGAACTACTTTGATAAATTGAAAGGAGGTAGTATATTATGCTAAAAGAACTACTTGTTGAGCTTATTGATAAACCTATCGTTGTTGATGAGAATCCTTTGATTTATCAAAGGAAACTTATGCAAAGATGGCAAAATAAAAAAGCTCAAGAAAGAGGTATGGCCTCTAGAGCAAGAGAAATGGCTGGCATAGAATTATCTGATGAAGAAGTTAATGCTTCAGTAGAAGAAGAGCTAGCAATCATGGATGTGTTACATAGTTAACAAAATTTAAGAGTAGAGTCATTACGACTCTACTCTTATTTTTTTTTATTTATTTGGGTTACTTGCTAAAGTATTTCCTTCAGTACCGCTAGATGTAGATGTAGCAGTAGGTTGAGGAGGAGCTGGTGTAGCATTGTTAGTATTAACAGTCATAGTACCACCAGGAGTTTTTGCATCAGCAGGATTTGTTGGTGCAACATTAGTAACAGAGTTTTCTTCCCGAATAGATTTTTTCATATCATTAAGAAGAGCAGATAAGCTTTCTTCATTGATACTTAAAATACCCATAGTATTCAAGCATTCTAAGAAAGAATACATTACTTTTGTATCATTGATAGCTTTTTGGAAATCCAATCTACCAGTCATACCTACAGAGTAGGATTCTTTAATAGCTTGATTTCTATGAATAGTTTCTAAAGTATTTTTACTTAAGATACTAAATACAGAAGTAGCTTCTTCACGGAAAGCACGTTGTTTACCACGAACCATGGCCATTGCTTGTTCTTGAACTTGATCACCATATTTAGGATCTAATTCAGAATTTGGATCACCATTGAAATCTTGGAAGCTAGGGTCATTAGGATCGATAGTATCTTTTAAAGATGCTACCTTTTCTTTTGCCTTTTCATATACTTTCTTGATTTCTTCTTTTTGTTTTTTGTTTTGATCGATGAAATCATTAACAGCATCTTCTACACGAGAAGTAATCATTTTAGTGATATCTTTTGGAATGATGCTCTTTGTATCAAATACAAAGTTTTTAATTGTATCATCTTCGATTTCAAACATTTCTGCTTCAGGAATACCTTCTTGAGCAATTTCTTTAGCTTCATTCATCATAGCAGTATGATAACCTTTGATAGCATCATACCATTCATTCAAATAACAACTTTTATCTTTGAAAGATTCAATTAATTTGAAAGCACCATGTTCTTGAACAAAGTTTCTTACTAAAGCTTTACCAAGTTTTCTTTCATGGGAATTGCAGAATTGTTCTTTTAAAACAGGTTTCAACATACCTTGATATAAGCAGCATTCTAATAATTTAGTATTTACTGCTTCAGAGAATTTACTAACAAGATCTTTATCAAGTTTAGCTTTGTCTTGTGCTTTAGTGTATTTTTTATATAAATCAGAATTATCTAATAGATCTTTATCTGTATCAGGATAAAGGTTAATAGATTCTTCTTTAAGAGCTTGTTGTTCTAAGTTACGTTTAATCAACTCAGCTGTGCTCATAGGAGCTCTTTTAAACATAGTTTCTATTTCCTCCTGCTAGCATTCATTACTAATATACAAGCTTGCTAAAAATTCATCGAATGTATTAGCAACCTTAACAACTTCATCAGAATCTAAATAGTATAAATGAATTACACCTTTAGAATCTGTGCATAACAATCCATCGTTTATTGTAGTGGCGATAGGATATAAATCGTATTCTTCGAAAGGAGAAATACCTTCGATATTATCTTCATTATTACGGAAATACTTAAATAAACTATAAGCATTTTCTTTAGAAGTTAAGCTCATAGGATTGCCAAAATCTAAGAAATATTTAAATTGAACACCTTTGTGTTCATTGGCATCAAATTTATTCTTACTATATGGAGAATAGTTATAATGAGAGATGATATAAGAAACAATGTTCTTAGGAATTTTGAATTGATAATCAGCTAGAGAATCCATAATATCTTTTTTCATTTCAGCAGTCACTTCAGGACCTTGAAGCATCCAATCGATATTAAATTCATCTTTTTCTAATGCTGTCTTTTCTGGTTTTCTACCAAGTACTAACATATCTGATTACCTCCTTAGAATAAAGGACCATCAGATGCATCAGCAGGGTTTGTTTCTACATCATCAATGCGATATTTTTTATTATCTTTCTTAATTTCTTTATCTGCTTTATTTTCAGCAGTCTTAGCTTCTACAGCCAATTTATCTGCAATTTGACGGAAAGTTCTAGCAACTTGAAGTTGTTTACGAATTACAGATTTTCTATCTGCATCAGTAGTTATATTAGGATTATCTTTCAATTCGTTAGCATTCATTTCTAACAAGTCTGCTTGAATGTCGAAGTACACAGATACACGTTGACGAGCAGCAAAGAAGTAGTATACTAAGTCTTTAACCAAAGGAATCAATGCGATGATTACAGGAACAGCAATCAAGAGGCCTTTAACCAATACAAGACCACCAACACCAAATAAGTTTTGAGTTCTATTTTTGATTAATGGACGAAGTGCATTTTCAATATCATTTGTTCTGCAAGCTTCATTGAATTTAACAAGGTTTTCATAAAGCAAGTGTTCTTTTACTTTAGCAACACCAGTTTTATCCATTACAATAGTAAGACCATCGTTTTTAGGATCTTTAACGTATTCTATACAGCAAGCAATCATATAAGATAAAGAACCAATTACTGCAAGAGTAACAGATTCATAGATCATGATACCAAAATCTACTTTAGCCATATAAGATTGAACGAATACATCAGAGTTATCTTCCAAGTTATCAATAGCATTTTCGATAACTTTAATAGGAGCTGTGTCTTCTTTGTATTGTTCAAAGATACTAGTAAGTGTTTTAGCACATTCTTTCAATTGATTATATTTAGGAAGGCGAGTAATATCACCACGAGATTTAGGGATATCACCTTTTTCAACATCATCAATTTTAGCTACAATCATTTGATATAATTTATTTGTAAGGGAAAGCAATACAGTATTTTGTTCTGCTTCATCTAAATTATATAAACGTGTATTTGTTTTGTAGTCAGTGATATCCATATATTCACTAACGATTTGTTTAAATTCTTTTGTCATAACTTCTTCTCCAACTGCACGTTTATTAGGATTATTATTCATTTGATTAGCGGGATTAGCAATATTATTGCTAGGAGTACTGTTCGTATTAGTTGGAGCACTAGGTTTAACCATATTAACAGTAGAGGCTACATTGCCAGCAGGGTTAATTGGTTTTGGATTAGCATCTCCTTCGCCATCATCAAAATTGATATTGGCAGGTTTTGTTTCTTTTGGTGGAATATTATTCACAGTACCATTAGATCTTGGAGGATTCATACTGTTTGGAGTATTAACAGTACTTGACATATCATCTTCGTTAAAAGGTCTAATGCCAGCTTGATAAGTAATCATTCTAACTATCGTCCTTTCACTAATGTATTAATCATTTTCTTATACTCACCAGCACCTTGTTCTCTTTCAAGACTCATGAAAGAGATAGTTTCAAAGTTCTTAGTGCCATCGTCGTATAAGAAATCTACCTTTTCATTTACTTCATCAATAACAGCAACCCCAATGAAGTTATAACCTTTCATAACAGAAAGCATAGTAGATGCTTTGGAAAGATCTAAACGGTGATGTTGTTTAATGATTTCTACTTCTGCTTTAGAAATTACTAGCATTGTAATAGCAGCACAAGCAGCATTATCAGCACGAGCAGTTGTATTCATCTTAGCACGGTTAGCACGGATTTCCAACATTTTCCAAATACGAGAATTAGAACCTTTATTGGATTTGGCAACAGCATCAATCTTAGCTCTATCTACAGCAAATAAGAAATCGCGGAAGAATTGGATTTCACCAGTGGTAGCACGAATGAAGTTCAATAAACCACGACGATCAGTATTCTTTAATACCAAACGGTTCATCATTTCAGAAGAAGATATATAGTGAATAACACATTTAACACCAATTACTGCAGTATTAACGATTTCATTATCACGACCATCAGCTTGAGTTACGAAGTTGATAATCATTAAGCTAGGAGTAGCTTCATTGGCTTTCTTAATATCAGTAGTAAGAATTTGTTTAGTAATGATATCAGCTTTATCTTTAAGAGTTGTAGTTTTATCTTTGATAGTAGCTGCTTTTTCTCTTGGGCTGATAGGATTTCTACGAATAGTAGTAGTTCTTCTATGATGAATAGGATTGCCATCTTTACCAGCAGTTTCCCATTCTCTAGATTTTGTACTATCTGATGTAGTATAACTATCAGTATCATCAGCTTCAGAGATTTGGGTTGCTTTGTAATCACCAAATACAGTTTTAACTTTGTAATTATTCAAAGATACTGGATTTAGATTTTCAGAAAGAACTTTAACATAGTCTTCATTGTATGCTAAGTCTTCTAATACAGCTTTTGTAGCTTCACTAATACGAGCATTATCTAAAGCTGTTGTTTGTACTTCTTCATCTAATTTGTTTGCAAAGTCGATTACATCATCTACAGTCATATCGCTAAGATCTAGAGAAGATGTAATATTGTTATGGAACTTTTTCAAATAAGATTGAGCACTTTTAGCATCTGTAATTTGGCTAGCTGCAAATAGCATTTGGAACATAGCTACATATTTACGTTCAGCAGCTTTAGCAATCATTTGTGCTTGTTCTACAGATACAGATTCACTGACAAGGACAGGGAATACAGCGGTCAAACCTTTTGCTTCTTTAGCAATGTTTGAATTCATTTTAAAACCTGTAGTATCATTTGTGCCTTTTACGGTACCTGTAATACCACGTTTTAATTCATCAAAGTCTAAATCCATTAAGGATAAGACTTTTTTCAAAGGACCCATATCCATTTCAGATAATAGAGTATTATATTCATGCATGAAATATTTCCTCCTGAAAAATATAAAGAGTAATTATATCGATATAATTATCACTGAAGATAATTACGATAATGTCATAGGATTAGCTCATTACAGCCTTGATTAAATACTAGGCTCTCCGACATATGTATAATAAATTTTGTAATTTTTTTGTTTAGGTGGTGAGACAGTGGCCAATAATCCTAGAGATTATATTGAAATAGTACGAGATGATGAATATAGAGAAAAGATTGATTCAACAGCTGATGATGCTACTATGCATATGTGGGGTCGTGCTAATGATGATAATGAAGATATAGTAAAATTGAAATCAGATGTACTATCTCATGAATCTGAGATGAGAAGGACTATGAGAGCTAATGGTATTTATGAACCAGATGATCTCAAGTATTGGACTACATTCTATAGACTCCCAAGAATAGATCCATTTAATCATGTTCAAGGGGCTAGAGAATATGTATTCTTTACCAAACCAGACCTTCCAATATTAAGATATAATGATGGCAGTCCAGATGACAAATCTAAATCAGGTTGGTTATCTAATGAGGCTAGTCAAATTCCATATTTTAATTGGCTATATTCTCATGGTTATCTATATACAGTTTTAGAAAATCTATGTTATGGTGCATCAGATGGTAGTTCTGGTAGATCTTGTCCATTTGTTAGAATTCTTAGTAATAGAAAGACCTCTAATATTGATATTCCAGATATCGCAGTAGATGAATTAGAAACAGCTCAAAATATGTTTGGGTCTAGAATCTTATATCCTAAATCATCTATCAGTTCTGATGAAAACATTGACTTTAGTGTAGAATTTGAAGATACAAGATATTTAGAAATTTATAACTATTTCAAGACTTATGATATTGCTCGCCAGTTAGCATGGTTAGGATTACTACCTCCTAAGAAATCTTATATTATTAATAAGATACTATATTCTCATATGAGTGTATTTAGATTCTTGGTAGATGATGATGGAGAAACTATTATTCACTTCTCTAAATTTACAGGAGTATTCCCTAAATCTATTTCAAGATCTTCATTTAGTGAAATTCCTCAATCTGGGCCATTAAAGGTTACTATTGGTTTTAAACTAAGTGGTTTCTTTGAAGATATGGAGCCTAATATCTTAAGTGATTTTAACTCTCTTGTTTCTTTATGGAAAAAAGGAAGTACTACAGAAGCCCCTCCAAATAATGAATCTCCTTTATGGGATGATTATATTGGAATGCCTTCTGGTGAGAATGTTGATTATCCTTATATCGAATTCCCTAAAGAAGCTGATTGGAGAGGTTATAAATTACCATTATTAAAATGGGGTACAGATGAAGCTAGATCTGTTCCTAGATATGCTGGTGATAGTGATACATTAGATCCTCTAAATATTAGAAGAGGAGTAGATGTAAAACCACCATCTTCAAATTAATAAAATGAATATATAGACAGGAGAAGACATGGCATACTATACTACGAATATTCTTAGTACTGATATCTATAAAGTAACAGACTTTATAGAAGGTCTTAAAGCTAAGTATATTGATATACCAGAGGATACTCTAGTATTAGGTGTTTATGGTTATCTATCTTCAATCTTTGGTAACTTGGCAGAAAATACTGCTATTATGGCTTCTGAATATTCTATGGAAGCTATTCCTACAAAAGCAAAGTATGAAAGAAACGTAATTTCTCATGCATTAGCTTTAGGTATTAATAGTATTACAGCAAAGCCTGCTCAGATTGAAGTAACCATCAACTTACCAGAATCTCAAATGGTTGCCAATATGAAGAATAACAAATTCGTTATTGATAAAGAATATGTATTCTATATTGGTGAAACTACAAAATATCCATATGTATTAGATTATGATATTATAGTTACACGTCACCATCTTCCTACTGGTGAGGTTGTATATACTGCAGCATATGAATTAACAGATACAAACAAACTATCTTCTGTTACTAATCCATATTTACCATATCTTGGAGCTGTGAATATCTCTGGTGATAGAATGATCTCTATCAAGACTACTATCAGACAGGTTACTCATACTCAAATCTATAAAAAGATTATTGTAAATAACCCATTAGAAACTAAGATCTTAAACTTTACATTTGAAGATCAATTAGCATATTTCTATGTAATGGTTTCAGAAGAACAAGATGATGGTACTTATAAAGAAGCCGTATATTATGAACCAATCTATGATGGTTTATATGACTATACTACAGATTCTAATAAGAACTTCATCAACTACATGTATCTAGACGAAAAGACAATCCGTTTAAGATTTAATAGAGAAAACCAACCAAGAAGAAATGCTGAAATTACTGTTCACGTATTTACAACTCTTGGTAGTAAATGTAATTTTAAACTAAATCAATATCAAGAATTGATGTCTTATAAATCTGATAAGTATCCATACATGGGCATGTATTTAGTTCTTATGAGTGCATCAGATTCTCAATATGGTGATGATAAACTTACTATTGATGAATTGAAACAAGCAATCCCTGCTGAAGCATTGTCTAGAGGATCTATTTCTACTTACACAGATTTAGATAACTTCTTTAACTCTCTTCAAAGAGATGATTGCCGTTTATATTTATTAAGAAAAGTTCATAACCAAATTGAGAGATTGTATTATGTATATCTTATGATGAAAGATGGGGACAATATAGTTCCTACTAATACAATCACTACAGATCTTGATGCGGATGTATTCTCTAATAATAATAAGAATAATATGATCATAAGACCAGGTGCTAAGTTCTATGCAGATCCAGTTACTGGAACTATAAAGAATGTAACTGCTGATGATGAAGCTACTATTAATAGCATGGATGATAATGGGTTCTTATATATGAATCCATATTTAATGTGTATTAATAAGAGCCCATTCTATGTATCATATTATTTGACTCTAGTAAATTATTACAGATCTCTATATTTTGAATATGTAAATAACTCATCTCTTATTCAATTCGTAGCAACTACAGTTCATGCTCATAGAGAATATTATGATGATTATGATACATTTAAGATTGATATGACTTGTTATCAATCTATTGGTACTGACTTCCAATTAGTTAAATATGAAGAAGATGGTGTTACTATTGCTGAATTGAATTTCAAAGTATATGCTGTCTTATATAGAACTGATAGTGAAGGAAATGAGTATCCATTCAAATATCTAGAATCCAATCTATTAAGTTATAACCAAAATGGATATCAATATGATCTCCAATTCAAGTTTAAACTTAATGATATTATTTCTTCTAAAGATACTTATATCTATTCACCAAGTGGTATGCATAATATCAAGAATGGTAAAGATCTAGGTACTTACTTACCAACAAACGTAAAAGTTAAATTCTTCTTTGTTGCTAAAGAAGATAAAGAGTATGGTAAGACTTATGAGATTAATAAAAAGAAAGGAAATCTAGACGATATAATTCCAGGCTTAGATGGATGGAGTTTATTAAACGTATATTCTGCTGGTGATGCTGGTTTGGATATCTTCTATGATTATAGTGACTTCAATAACTCTTATATTGCTTTAAGCAAAGATGAAGAAGCTGGTACTTATGGATATAGAATTCATAAGATGCCTGTAGTAAGATATACTTATCTTAATTCTAATGAAAGAATTAATAAGCTAGTAGAAATGATTGATGAACGTAGATTATATATTCAACAAGCTACATTCTTACTAGAAGATTCATTTGGTATTGATTACAAATTCTTTAATACTTATGGGCCTTCTAAAATGTATAACATCGATAAAGAATCTAATATTGATAAGATTAACCTTTCTCTTAAATTTGAAATTAAGTTCCAATCCAAAGAAGAAGCTTCTTCTGTATTGGATGATATTACAAATTCGATTAAAGAATATATTGAAGATATGAATAATCTTACAGATCTTCATATGCCTAACCTTATCACTTATATTACAAATATCTATCGTGAACAAATTGTATATATTAAATTCATTGGTTTGAATAACTATGAATCATTACATCAATCCATCTATAAAAATCCTCAATTAGAAGATAATTACTTTAAAGAAACTCAAACCGTACCAGAGTTTATTAATGTAAATACTCTAAGAGATGATAAACCTGATATTACATATAAGATCGTTGAGTAGATATTATGAATAATATTAATAAAAAAGAGAGATTAGAGAGAAAGGGTTCTATCTCTCTTTCTTTTAAATTTGATTTGCAATTATTTGCAGATAAAGAGACCCTTTCTGGTGACCCATATTTACCTGACTATAAAGCTCAGAATGATTTTATTGATAACGATACAATTCCAGAAGTAAGTACTAGTAGAACTAGACGTACTAACCCATATACTATCTCTCATATAGATAGAAAATATAAATCATGGGCTACATATATGATGAATGTTAATTTAACATCATTAGATATTTGGTTCAGATCAAAAGGTATTGGTGTTAAAAATACTGAAATGGCTATGTCATGGCCTCCAGATACATCAGAACAATCTCAGAATATTCGTTTTTATGATCAAAATTGGCAAACTGGACCTCAAGGTTATGATGCTGAAGTAAGAAATAATATGCAAACGTATATTCATTATTTTGATAATATAGTATATGCTAGTTCAGCAGATGAATTTGCTAGATGGAGTGGAGATTATAATATTAATACATTTAGCGACTCTACTATAAATAAATTTCTAAAAAATATAAATTTCTCATCCTGTTCATCTATGATGAGAATGTTTTATGGGTCAAGTAAAGCACTTAATGTAGTATTTGATAATAACACAGGAAATCCAGCTACACACCCAAATATGAATGAATTATTTAGTCATAGTAATGGGCTTAGAACTTTTGTTTTTAAAACAAATATAATTCCTAAAAGTTTTGATAGAGCATTCGATTTTTGTGGTAATTTAGAACGAGTAGATTTAGGAGATATGGGTACTTCATTAAAAAATGTGAAATGCTTATTTGAAACATTTTCTAATTGCCATAAACTAACAACAGTAACTGGTGTTATTAATACAAGTGGATTTGAATGGGATAGTTTAGATACAAACGTAGAAAGAAGCTGGGATACATTTTATGGTTGCCCAATCTCCACTCCTATTTCATTTACAGGATTTAATATTGATAAGTTCTTTAAAACTAATATGTCTTTAAAGAATTTCTATAAACAAAAAAGTCCTGGTAACACTGATAATGTGATTAGAGCAATACTATCTAAATATTTAAGATTGAATGAGAACATGATACGACTTGTATAGTATTTATCCTTATTATCTGACATCTTATTGAGGCATTGTTTTAGCCCTTTAGAAATAAGATGTGATAACACTTATATAATATTTTGAAAAGAAAGGAGGAGTGCATTCATGGCAGCTCCAAGTATCACTATTATGGACGAATCTGATAGATCTGTCACTAACTGGGACGCTGGTGTCGTTCAAGCTAGTAATGAATCTGCTGTTTTCTCTATATATGTATGGAACAATCGCAATGGCTCTACCGCTATCTCTGATTTAAAAGATGTAACTATTACTGCCCTTGATATTGACGGTTCTTCCAATGGTGAATTAGTTGCTGGTAAATGGGTTCGTGTAAACGTTCCTAAAGTTGATGGTAATGTTACTACATGGACACCTGTTGGTGGTTCTGATGGTAAACACCTTCAAGCTGAAGCAATTACCACAGCTAGTGATTTCACTATTAAAGGAACAGTTAATGATGGTAATAAAAATACTACATCATCTAAACAAAACTACTGTAAAGTGAATTTGAAAGTTGTTGTACCTGTAAATGCTACACCTGGTACTAAAACTTACAAAATTCGTGTTAATGGTTATTATGTATAATAGGAGGTAAATTACATGCCTGCAAATTTGGGTCCAGTAATTACATTATATAATGAAGCCAATACAAGCCCAGTAGACACTTGGTCTGTTGGTACTGTAAAAGCTCAAGAACCTTCTACTCCATTAGTGGTTAATATCTGGAACAACCGTGGTAATGATACTGAAGATCATTCTGACCTTCGTGAATGTACTCTTACTGTTTTAGATGCTAATGGTAATACGGCAAATGAAGACGTAGCTCGTGACAAATGGATCGAAACTAAACTTGCTGCTGATTCCGATTGGTTGAAAATCGGTGGCTCTGGTTCTAGCTTTGTATCTAAAAAGGTTACAGCTAATACAGCATCTGCTGGTGAAGGCATTTTAAAAGGTACTATGAATAATGGTCGTGTGGAAACAAGTGGTACAAATGTTGCTACTGTATCTTTCCGCGTTAATGCGCCTATCAATAGTACTCCTGGTAACAAGACCTTTAAAATCCGTTTAACTGGTTATTACACCTAATAGGAATCAACCCCATCCCATTAAATTGGGATGGGGAATTCCTGTGTTTAAAACAAAAAAAAAGAATAAACTTGAGGAATTGGCTTATTCTTTTTTGAATCAGAGGGAGTGAGATATTTACCAAATGCAAATATCAGCCTCTGATTCAGGGTCCAAACAAGTTATTTGTTTGGACGGGTTGATGTACAAACCGCAAGCAGTACTCATCATATTAAACACCTCCTCTCACTAATTTATTCCTCCTTAAGGTGTTCATAAATATAGTATATAACTGAAATGATATAGTATTTCAGAATAGAGAAATTTATCTCTGATACTAATTATGAAACAAATAAAAAAAATAAAGGAAAGCGTGCACTCAATCCTTTATTTTTTATGGTGTCGAAATATCCGTATTATACGACCCACCATTAGACGTATCTCTAGTCTTTAGTATAATACGCTCCATGCATCCAGGGAAATCATGGAGATTCATTTTCTACTAATATGCATAACCCTGTCTCCATTCGGCATATTAGTATTGTACCAGTAGATTTCTTTCTCTAGCCTTAATAGTTAAACCTACTGGATTATCAAATACTATTAAGGCTCTGCTCTAGAGTAAGGGCTCTCTAGAGACTTATAATTGTTTAGATAATAATATATATGCCCTTAACTTTCTATATACTATTATCACTACTATAGTATATAACTGAAATAATACACTTTTACAATTAATGATATCTAATACTAATTATTAATAGAATAATTATTTAATAAAGGAGACAGCAATGTTCGAACGAGTAAGTAAAAAAGAATGGTTAAGAGCTTTAGAAGATTTAAAAACAAATAATCCAGGATTATGGAATTATGTATATGCTAAAGATATTAAAGATGAAGATTATGATATCAATACAGTAGAACTTCCTAGAAGATCTACTCCATTTTCTGCAGGTTATGATTTCTATTCTCCATTTGAAATTAATGCAATTCCTGGTTTAAGATATCTAGTACCTACTGGTATTAAATGCAAACTAACCAATATAAGAGGTGCTAATGCTGTAGTATTGGAAAACTTATTACTAAAGATTTACCCTAGATCCTCTTATGGTATGAAGTATGGATTTAAATTTGCAAATACGACAGGTATTATAGATTCAGATTTTTACGGTAATGAAACCAATGAAGGTCATATCTATATCGATTTCTCTGTAGAAAATCCTATTAGTATTAAAAAAGGTGATAAATTCTGCCAAGGTATTATCGAAAATTTCTATATCTTCAAAGATGAAATAGAGCCTTTAAATAAAAAAAGAACTGGTGGTATGGGTTCTACTGGTAAATAGATATGGGTTACATTAAGTAATCCTAATTTATTATATGAAGAGGTGATATTACAATGGATGAAAAACAAGCTTTGCTTAAAAAAATAAAAGATGTTTATGCAGCTCCTACTACTAATCCTGCAAACTTCCAAAAGATTCAAGCTTTCTATCAAGAAGTAAAGAAAGCCGAAGAAATTACAAACGATATGCGTTTGACTGCTCATAATATGGCTCATGGTTTATTTATAGACTAAGACAAAATATATCCCGTATACTCATTACGAGTATACGGGAATTTATGTGTTTAGATATTAAGCAATACAAATTTGTTTTCTACTGGTTTAGATTGTTCTAGTTTGATATCTTCTTCTTCATAATATCTAATCTCATCATCTTTCCAAGATTGCATACAAAGCTTTCCTTCAAAGTCTGTATTCTTCATAGTAATGACTGTCTTTAATTCCATAGGTTGACCTACTGGAACATCTAAGATTACTTGGAAAGAAAAGTGTTCTGTTTCACAGTTATAACCAATGAAATGATTAGTAACAGTACCAGGAATAGCTTGAGCAACACCAGGAACTGGAATATAATCAAAAGCTGCTTTCTTATATTGAACTACGTTATGATAATCTGCTTCATCATTTTCAGTAAGGCGTAGATATACATTGATATCTTCATCAGATTCTACAAAGAGTCTAATTTTTCTATCAGCAATATTAATAATACCATCTTTAGTATTGAAGTAGATCTTAGATCCATTACCAATAAGACCAAATTCTTTAATTTCTTCTTTTCGTTCATCTACTTCTTTATTGTAGTTATTATTTACACCCTCATTAGTGAATTCGTAACAAGTGGTATCATCTTCTCTATTTACAAACCATACAAACATTTGAGATGGTACAGGAGATAGATTATGGGATAAGAAATCGTTGCCAGTAAGATTCATTTTTATTCCTCCTAAGTAAGTTATGTATAAAAAATAAAAGATACCAGGTGAATGGGTTTGGTCCCATTCACCATAATATCTTTTGTTGTAGAGAATTTAAGAGCGGAAAATATAAGCAGTAATCAACCTAACCATGTATCCGTTCAGTAATAACTACTGATTGTTTATTATTGAGGTTTTCAGTGTATTTGTGATTGTTATGTGTATGTGTTTGTATTAGAGTCGTACCCAAAGAAATAATGTTGTGCTTATTCTATGGGTGCACATGAGTCTTCATTGATTCTTGAAGGAGTGAAAGTCTTTAAGGTGGAAAAGACGCAACAAGAATCCCACGTTTTTGAGATAAGTATGAATTTGATTATGCTTATATTTTCCTACTAATTAGTCTAGCTTATATTAATTCTTAAATTCGTTTTTATAACGATCTTCTTCTCTTATGAACTCAGCTACTATTTTTCTTTGATGAGGTTCTGGAGTATTTGTAAATTCTCTAACTTCTGTTTTAAACTCTCTAATAGTTTCATTAATAGGAAAATTGATATTATCAGGGATTCTGTTTAAGATATCATTAACTACTCTATCTTTAAAACTCTTTACCCTTTCCTCTACATCTGGGAAGATTTCTTGTTTTGCTATATTGTAAATAGCTTTTCCAAATTCTGCGATTTCGTTTTGCATTTCGTTTTTCTCCTTATCTAAAAACTATTGTAGATATATCTCTACCATTATTATAGTATATAGCTATAAACCAGCTTAAACTCTAGTAACATAAAGTAATGGCTTATTCTATTAGCACTCTAGACGGCCAGAGTGTCAGTAGGTAATCCATTATTTAACGCGATGACGATGTTGCTATTGTTAAAGTTGTTTAAATTTTTAAATTGCCTCTTTGTTTTAATACGTACTTTGTTTTCTTTTTTCGTTGCTAAGATTGTTTCATTTTTGAATGTGCCTTTCTTTTCTTGGGCACATCCTCCTAAGCGAATATAAATATATTTATTTACATAAACACACGTTCGAAAAATTACCCCTAGAGCTACCACGGCTCTAGGGGTCTCCTTGTGTATAATTATCGTTTAGCTAATTTGTACTCATAAACAATCAATGCAACGAATAGTCTAAAATAGATATCCATAATATCATCGAATCTTACTTCATCTGTGGATCCAGTGAAATTAGTATTACCAATAATACTTTCAAGCTCTTGTAGGTCACTGAAATTGAAATCTGCATCTTTCAATCTATATTTATTATCTGGTTGAGGAAGAGATCCAGCACTAATAATCTTTTCAAATGTTTCAGTCATAATTTCTACAGGTACAGTACCACCTGCAGCTCCTGGATGACCACCACCATTGAAATACTTATTACTCAATTTACCTAAAGGAACAAGTTCTTTAATTTCTTCATTATCTGTATAGAATGAGAAAGAAAGTTTGGATCTATTATCAATGAATCTAGCAATAATTTTGATATCTTCTCTATTGTCTTCGAATCGTTGAGAGAAACCAAAACCATTTAAGCAATGGAATTCTAAGTTTGTATTCTTATCATTTACTTTGTATTCATATACAGGATCAGCAGCTCTAAGTGCTTTCATCTTTAATTGGAATAAAGTATATAGTTTATAACCATTAGTCAAGATTTCTTCCACATCTGGAGTGATGAATGGTCTATTACTTTCATCATCATAATAGTAGTTCCCTCTCCAGATATTTTGCCAAGTATTGCAATATGGTTCTAATGTTTTAATATCATTATACCATTGGTTTAACCATAGTGCTGGTTGATAAGCTTGTGGATATTTTACATCTTGTTTTAAATCATATACAGAAATCAATCCAACCAATGGAGCTTTAGATTTATAGACTTCTAATACTTCATTAGCATTATTATCTAATTTATATTGCTCTTGAGCCATATCAAAGTTTTCAAGCATTTCTAATACTGAATCTACCGTATCTTTAGAATTAACTGCTTTGATAGAATTATACAACCAAGCATAAGTTAACCAACAACCACATTCTCTTGTATCTAGAATATAGGTAAAGTTATTATATTGATTACAAAGAGAAATTGGATTTTGATACAAAGAAGTAATGTGATGATCAATCCATACTACTTTATCATAGTATTTAAGAATTTCTTCTAATTGATTATTCTTAAGAGATAGATCAAGAATAAAAGCAATGTTCTTTTTCTTTTCATATGTAGGATTTTCAACCATGCGTTCTATCTCATCTGAGATAAATGTTCCATTGTAGTTGTATCTAATAAAACGAATAGAGGTTTGATTATTGAATCTAATTAATTGATTAATCAAAGACCCAGAAGAATCACCATCTAAATCTGTATGGTGGAATACAGTAATATTACAACGATTTTCAGGAGTAAGATTTACATACATCTTAAGATTCTTTAAAGTATCAGAATCAATAACTTCTGTAAAGTCTTTATCAAAATGGAATAAAGCTACAGGTTCGCCATTGGCATCTTTGATTCGATATTCATTATATCCATTATAAGTAACAAGGTTTTCTTTATTAGAATATTCTTTTCTAATTTCATCTGCATAATTTTGAATATAATCAAAATTACCAATAGTACTTTTGAATGATTCTTCCATATATTCTTCTGGATTAAAACAATTACTGATATCGTACATTCTAACACGTCCTCCTATTAAAATTTAAAGTAAAAAATATAGAGTGCCCATTATGAACACTCTATAATATCTTGGGAATATTCCCTAGAATTCATATTGGGAAATGTCGATATCTTTAATCAATGTGAATTTATCATCATTGACTTGTCGCATTTCTTCAATTTCTCTTGTGATATCTTCAGTAGTATATCTCAATAATTTTCTATTACGAGGATCTAATGTAGACTCACCGATTTCAATATCATTTAAGGAACCCAAACCTTTTGCACGTTCGATATTCTTAGGTTCAGATTTTCTAAACGTACTAATCAATTGGTACAAACCAATCTTATGACCATTTAAGATATATCGTTTTTCAGATTTATCTAAATATCCAATCAATACAGCACAAGCATTTAGTAATTGTTCATTAAAGATGATTGTATGTTCTCTATCGCCATTAATACCATTTACAAGGCCATTGAGTAATACAACATCTCCTTTTTTCTCAATCTTGAGATATTTGTATTTCTTACTAATCAATTTCTTGAACTCACTGAATTTATTGAATGCTTCGTTTCTTAATAGTAATAAATCTTCTAATAAGATAGGATCAATCATATAGTTATTGGCAATGCGTTCGACATAAAAATCATAGTTGTTATTATTGATGATAAGTGAAGAGATCTCACTCTTAGTGAATTCTTTCTTCGTCTTTTGGTGTACAACTTTATTAGCTTTTACGAACTCATCCCTCACATATTGAGTGAAGTCATCTTTATCAATGAAATACTTCCATTTCTTAGTACCCTTATCTACATGATACAATGGAGATAATACAGCATACACTCTTCCTTCTTCAATCAAAGGACGGCAGTATACTAATAAGAACTTAAGGATCAATGTTCTAATATGGAAACCATCATAATCGGCATCGGCTAAGATAATAACTTTATCATATTTACAATTTGAAATATCAAAATTCTTACCATAACCACAACCCAAGATAGCTAGAATAGATTGAACTTCTTCATTCTTTAAGAACTCTTCTCTAGATTTAGAGAATGCATTTGGCATCTTACCACGAATTGGGAAGATAGCTTGATATTCATTACGAGAAGTTTGACATGGAGAAGCAGCTGATAACCCTTCCACAATAAACAACTCTAAATGATCTTTCTTCTCTGCTTTTACAAATCCCTTAGGAGTACCAGAGATTGTATTCGTTTTATACTTCTTAGAGATATTGATCTTTTCTTTATCTGCTTTAGTACGAGCAGTTGCTACGTCTTTTAAGAAGTTACATAACTTTTGCAAATCATCTGGATTCTTCTTAGACCAATCTTGAAGAGCTTTGAAAGTAATATCTCTAACAAATGGTGTTAGCTCTTCTGTCTTACAAACATTCTTTGCTTGACCATCAAACATAACGTCCATATGTGCAGCTGCAACAATACCAACCAAACCAGTTAATACGTCAGTATTATTAACTTCTAATTTCTTTTTGCTATTGGCTAAGAATATCTTATTCATATAACCTTTAAAGAAATCACATACGCCTTTGAAGTAACCAATAGATGGAGTAGATAGTTGAGTATTTACTGGAGAAGTATTTGCGAATGTCATTACATCTGGACCAGCATTTACATTGGCTACATAAGTCATAGCAACTTCTACTTTCATTCTACCAGTATCGTACCCAAAGATGATTGGTTTGATCATAGGTTTATCAGTTTTATTGATAAGATATGTAAGAACACCATCTTTGTTTACTAGATGATCTTTAAATACAGTACCATCTTTAAGATAACCAGTATAGAATACTTCAGCACCAGGTTTCAATAATGGAACAATATTGGATACTAGTCGATAAATATCTTTACTAGTTAAAGTAATTCTACCCATAATAGAAAAGTCTGGTTCAAAGTCTACTACAGTACCTTGAGCTCCTGCTGGATATTTAATTTCTTTAGGCATAAAGATTTCTTTACCATCAGGACCTTTCTTACCAGTACCGTATTTCTTTAAAGGTTCGCCTTCAGAGAATTCTATTTGATAAGCTTTACCTAATCTATAAGTAGTTACTGTAAATCTAGAAGATACAGCATTAGTACATTTAGAACCTACACCATGCAAACCAGATGGATATTCACCTTCGTGTTTTTCATAGTTTGTAGAAGTATGTTCTCTACTAAATACACGAACAATATCTTCTGCTGGAATACCACGACCATTATCCATTACAACAGTTCTAAGACTATCTTCATAGAATTCAATCCATACTTTATCACATGGCGAAACACGTCTATTCAATTCATCTGTAGCATTTTGGAATACTTCTCGAATCGCATTCAACTGACCTTCATTACCAGTGGAAGATAGATATTGACCTGGATTCTTTCGTACTGACTTAGCAAAAGATTCTAGACTTTTAATCTTTTTAGAATAGTCTTTGATATTAGCTGTCATCTCTTTTGAGAGATGAGAATTATTTGGAATCTTCATTCCATTTCTCCTTTCATTCTATAATTAAGAATACTATCTTGTTATATATAGCTTCCATAATTATAGTATACAATTACCATAGTATTTACCTAGTATGGACGTACAGCAGCTACTGCATAAGTTACTATATTTTGTATATCTTCAGATTCTTTTAAGTCATTAATGAACTCTACATAGGATGGCAATTTAAATCTTTTATTATTAACACCACCATCATAATACTCATGAGTATAGCGTTTAATGATAAAATCATATACTTTTCGCAATTGAGTATATTCTATACCAGCATCTTCTGATACTAAAGATATGATCAAATCTATTTCATGAGGAGTGTATTCTGATAGGGAAATAAAATATCTATCCTCATTAAAATGAGATCTATTATCTTGTGGAAATACTGATGCTAAAATAATAGCATGGATTAATGTTTCTCTATAAGAATGCTGAGTTTTAAATTTAGCAACTTGTTGTTTTATTTCTAGAAACAATTCTGAAGTGGTCATACTAGTGGTACTAACCTTATTGGTGTTTAAGTCGAAATATTCTCTTTTAAGCATTATAATTTCACCTCATAAGCCATGATTAGAAGAAAAAATAATGGATTATTTCATCCATTATTTCTTAGTCCATCTAGATATTATTAATAATATCTAGAATAGACTGTTTTATTTGATCTTGAAATGATGTTGAAGCATCTTTTCATATGCTTCTTTTTCTTCTAGATCAAAAGAGATCAAGGTTGCATCTAATAGAATATTATATGCTCCCTTTTTGCTGAATATGTATTTTACATTTTCAGCGATGTCTTGAGAGGTTATATATGCTCCTCTCAAGACAGACTTTGATAGTGCAAAAAGTGTCACTATTGACACTTCCATTTCTGCACCACTTTTTGTAAGATATCTCATGCTATACCTCCTTAATAATACACTGATATCATTATTATAGTATATAACTGAAATATCCATACTTTGTCAAAAAAAGAAGAGGGTAATTCCTCTTCTTCTTTTATTAGTCGTATACATCCTCAGGAGTAACTCCTAAGTCTGCCATTTCTCTCCAGAAATCACGTTCTTCACGAATCTTTTCTTCTTGCCATTCTTCATTAGCTCTGCATAATCTATCAATGTATTCTGGATTTGCAAAGAACCCGTGTAAGTCATTTAAAGCTTTTGCCATTTCTAAACAAAGTAATCTGAAAGAATCTGTTTTATCAATATTTTTCATAAATTGATCATTAATACCAGTACCTAATTCTAAGAAGGCTTTGGCTAAAATTAGTAAACAGTATGGATCCTTTTCAAGATGGTCAATAATAGCATCTGGAAAATTAAGCAATGTTCTTTCTAAATAATAATAGTTGAATTTATCTTTCCCATATTTGAATTTTATATCATTTACAAAGAATTCAATAATCTTTTCTTCTTTATTAACTAAGAAACCAACTTTACCTTCAGTACCTTCATTATAACTGAATTCTCCAGAGTTTGCTCCTTCTAAAAATGCTTTACAAGCATCATTGAAATTTTCTAATGCATTAATATAATTCATTTCCATTTTATTGTCTCCTTTTTATAAAAACTACTTTTCTAGTAAATCTTTCATATAGCTGAAGATTTCTCTAGTACTTGCTACGTTACCGTGTTTAATTCTTTTATCCTTATCTAGTACATAGCTGAATCTAATACCATATAAAGTATTTTCATCGACCTTATCAAACTCCATAAACAAAATACAATATCCTTCACCAACAGGGAATTTTAACCTAACTGTAAACTCTCTACTGTTTTTATATATTCCAGAAGTAATAAGGATAGGTTTATTAACTTTCTTAGCAACTTTAATAACAGAAGCCATATCAGAAGAATAGTTTCCTTCGATTAAAGCTTTGATTACGTCTAGGAATCTTTCGCTATAAGTAGGTTGTTTCTTGGATCTGATTAAGAATTGACAGTCGTCATAAACAAAATATACTTCTACTATTTCATCATTGAGGTTATATCCTTTAATTTCAATACCACCCATATTCCACAGATAGAGAACTTCTATATTTTCTTCTTTATTAGTTTTATCGTATTGAGGTATAAATTCTTTGTCTTCTTTTATCATAATACTATACTCCTTGTGTAAAAAAGATAGGGTATGCATTTTGCATACCCTATTTATTATATTATTTATTGAACAATTCTTCGATACCTTCGGCAGCTTTACGAATAGTTTCTAACTGCATATTTAAGGATCTAGTAATGATACGCCATTTAGTTAGATCATCATTGAAGATATCTTCTTCATTTACTTTGACTAAGTTAATCCATTTTTGTACTGCTTCATTAAGATTCTTATAGAACCATACTGGAAGTTCTGTTCTTCCGATAAACAATGCATTATTAACTAAATTGAAACTGCTAGCCAATACTACTGGAGGATGCATTTTAGCACCAGTTGCATACATATGCATGCAATGAGGATATGCGGTTAATTCTTTTAATTCTTTATTCATACCAAAGATTACTTCAAATTTTCCACCTTTAAAGGAATAAGGATAACCTGGCATTCCAGCAAGAGTTGAAAGTTCAGCTATAATGTCAGATATGGCTCTAACATTTACTTCAATAATTTCTTCGTAAGATCTGATTTGTTTCATTGTTTCAAAAGTGTTTAATGCTATCATGATATTTACTCCTTATTATTTAAAAAGATTCCAGGTATAGGACTAAGCCTATACCTGGATAATTAGTGTTAATTATTTTGTAATAATAGTACCATAGGAATCGCGTTGGATTTCTTTATTGGATTTCAAAGTATGAACGCGTTCTAAGGAACCATTCTTTTCGATTTCGAAACGAAGCAATTCTGGTTTGAATTCATCTACTAAACGGCCGTCAATAGAAGTGTTTAATTCTTTTGCTTTTTGAATTGCACGTTCAATGATCATAGCGAATTCATAACGAGTCATAGTGCGATCACCTTTGAATTGACCATCTTCATAGCCAATTACTAGACCACGTTTAGCCATATCATTTACAGCTTCATATGCCCAATGGTTAGCAGGAACATCTGGGAACATATTAGTTTGATCTTCAGGTAAATCAGCACCAAGTACTGCATTTAGGATCGCAGTAATTTTAGCATTTTGTGCTTTCATTGCTTCCATTTCACGTTTCATATCAGCAACATCTTTAGCTACAGATACTTTACTACGGCTTACACCAGATTTAGCACCAACTTTATAGGAGATACCAGCATTTACAACTGTATCGCCATTACCTACAGTGGAACCAACTGTGAACATTAGGTCTTCGTTAGGACGATAAGCAGCACCTAATGCTACAGAGTTAGAACCATGGAAATGACCATAACCAGCCATTACGTCTAATTTATGGTCAGGATCAAAATCCAATGGATGCAATGCAGCTAATGCAGCAGTACCAGCAATACCATGTTCAGAGATTTTATGGTTTTTAGCAACTTTATCGGAAAGACCATTGATTGCATTAGTGTTGGAGTTGATTTGATTAGGAATATTTTGATCTAGATCGAAACGTACTAAACCATCAGCACCAACGGATGCATTAATGTGGTTACCATTAACGAAGTTGAAGCCTTCGTCAGCCATTACTTTATTTACAGTACCACCGTTTGCTTTGTAGGAAATAGGTAATACTTTAGCAGCTTCGTTACCATCGAATTTGAATGTTGTAGTATCTGCTGTATGGTTAGCACCAGTAGTTGTTTCTACTTTGATTACAGAATCGCCTTCGAATTTATTAGCAGCTTTAGCGATATCAGTTACAGTGTTTTTACTTACATAAACACCGTATTGAGCATTAGCATCACCAGTGGATTTACCATTAGTAACTCTAACTGCTGCAATATTGTCAACTTGATTATCACTGATAACGGATTCAGTAGAAATGCTGTCTTTTAATTGTTTAACATTGACAGCATCTGTATCAGCAACACCAGTTTTTACATTATTGATATTTTGATCACCAGCACTAATACCATTAGTAGTAAAGGAAATGGATTTGCCATTAGAGTTAGCAGTCATACCATCCATATTATATTCTGCAGCATCTAAGTTGTCAGTGTTTTCCAACTTCATACCATTAGCATCTACTTTAGTATTTGTACTTGTAGTACCATCAAAGAAATGAGCTTTATCCTTGCCAATGTAAGAATGTACATCATCAGTCACTTTACCAAAGCTAGCAGAATTCATATCTACTAAATCTTTGTTTACATTCACTTTGTATTCTTTACGACCAAAGGCATTATCCTTAGACTCAACTGTTGTGTTAGAACCATCTACAAGAGTATTGTACTTTTGAGCTTCAAGAGCTACATCGTACAATTGACTACCATTGATAGCATCTGTGGATGTGGAAGATACACGGCCAGCAGATACATTTTGCAACTGACGTGTATAGCTAGTTACACCACCAGCACCAGCACGGCCATTAGTACCAAAGCTTACAACAGAATCTGGTGTGGAACCTGCATAAGTGGAATTACTGAAACGGATGTCGGTTGTATTATCCTTAATATTGGATGTACCAACAGCTGATTCTGTAACAGAATTTGTGCCGATTGCGACGCCATTTTGAACGTCAGCAATAGTATTATTACCTAATGCAACAGCATCAACAGCAGTAGCTTGACCATGAGTACCTACAACGATAGAACCTTGGCCACTAGTGACAGAATTAGAGCCTAAGATCAATTGCTCTTGATCAGCAGTAGTCATCTTATTGTTGTAACCAACCACTACAGCTTGCTCACCTTTAATAGTACCATTATTAGCACCAATAGCTACAGAATTTTCACCTGTAACATTATTAGTTCTACCAATAGCAATAGAGGATGGACCAGATACTGTAGCACCATTACCAATAGCTAGAGTATTGTAACCAATAGTTCTAGCTTGAGAACCAATGGCAATAGTATACTCAGTTAGAGCTTCTGCAGAAGAGCCGAACGCGAATGTATCGCGACCTACTGCCTTAGCTTTGTCACCACCAACAAAACTGTTTTCACCATCGGATGTATTACCTTGGCCAAAAGCAAAGGAGTTTGCTTGTTTCACAGTATTAGTATCGCCTAATACGAAAGAGCTTGTTGCACCTGCTTCACTTGTATTGTTGGAACCGATTACCATACCATAAGTACCATTGGATGTATTGTTATATCCAATATTGGAACCTTGTGCAAATGCACTACCTGCAGTTAAAGATGCTAATACAGACAGCTGCTGCTAATAAAACTTGTTTTTTCATTGTTCTTGCTCCTTTTTTAAATTGCCTTTTAAATAAATATATTAAAAGAGGTACGAAATTGATCGTACCTCTAATAACCTAAATAATTGTCTTACTTGTTTTGATTTTGTAAAAGTTCATTATACTTTTCTTCCATAACTTTTAAACGGTTTTCAAGTTCTTTAACCTTTACATCAGTTGCAACTTGTTTATCTGTATTCATTTCAGAATTATGACCAAAGCGGAATGTCGCACCACCGTTTACCATATTATTATGACCACCTAAAGTAGTGCCAAGGGATAATAAAATATTTTCATTAGGTTGATAGAATGCGCCTAATGCTACAGCAGTTTTGTTGCCATAATTACCGAAACCAGTTGCAAATTGCCATTTGTAATCCTTGTTAAATTCCAATGGGTGTAATGCGGCTAATGCAGCAGAAGCAGCACCAACTTTATTCACTTGATTATCAGTATAATCATTTGCTTTTGTAAGAGTATCAGAAGCAATGGAATTCATTTCTTGAATTACGCTGTGAATTTGGGATCCATTAATAGCATCAGTAGAAGTACTGGAAATTCTTCCTGCTGCTACATTAGTGATAGTACGTTCTTTATCAGAATCGCCTACGCTTACTGTACCCACAGGATTAGCCCCAGCAAAGTTGTAAGTTCTACCATTTAAAGATGTGGATGCTGTAGCTACTGCAGAATTTGCTACAGAATCACTACCTAATGCAACGCTATTATCAGCTGTTACTTTAGCATTTGTACCAATAGATACGATGTTATTGAGACCACTAGTAACATAGTCTTTATCCCCAACACCAATAACTACACTGTTATTAACATTTTCTAATTTATTATTAATACCAGCGACAAAGTTATTTTTAGAGGAAGCACTACTGCCAATAACACTATTGTTTACACCAATGATAGCAGTAGATCTAGTATTATCTGCTTTATTGCCACCACCGATTGCCATAGTAGCACCACCACCATTAGAGCTGATAATAGATCCTCTTAATTTATTAGCAAACTCTTTTGCAGAAGCTACATTTTCAGCATTAAGGTTATCTATTCTTGCTCTGGAATTTGTAATTTCATTACCAGCACCGTAAACTAAAGCACCATTAGAATCTGCAACCCTATTTGCTGTGCCCATTACAGTATTAGCCACGCCTGCTGTGCTACTCCAGCTATCATAAGATTCAACACTATTAAAAGAACCATTTACTGTAGCAGCAAAGTTTTTAACAGGTGTAGAGAAACGACCACCAGTATAATCGCTACTAATAATATTATAAGTACCAGTATTAGTTGTGAATGCACCATTAGAGAAACTATTAGCACCTACAGTTGTAGAATATGCATTTAGAGATGCAGCACGAGTACCATCATGATCTGTATCAATAGTAACATCACCTAGTTCTCCACGATAGTTATGAGAACCAATCATAGTACTACCAGTTCTTGCATATGTGTTATTACCAATGGCTACGGAACCAACCATTTTAGATGGATCAGCTGGTATACGAGCAGATGACCACATATTACCAGAGTAATTAGTTTGACCCATACCTACTGATGCTTCTACACCACCAGACATGTTTTCCACATGTGATTTGTAACCAATAGCTACAGAGCCATTTTGACCAACGTAGTTTTCTACTTTAGAAGATTGTCCTACTGCAATATCTTGAGTATTAACAGCATTAGAATTTGTGCCATAAGCAATACCGTTTCCAGTACCAGTAGCATTATCAACTGCTAAAACTGGAAAGCTAAGAGAAGTTAAGACTAAAGTTGTTAATAGTAAATTTTTCTTGTTCATTTTAAACCTCCTACAGTTTAAATTATTAATAATTAAAATTTTCAGAAATGAAATCCGCTACAGACTTTCTGAACTTATGATAGTCAGAGTCATATAGATATTGCACATATAGATCTTTTAATTTCTTAGAAAGATCATGTTCATCAAATTCCATTACGCATAGAACTTTGATAAGTTTCATAGCAGAATTAAAGATTTCTGTAGCGGCCAAGTCTTTCTTAGCAAGTTCTAAAGAAGTACCAGCTGTTTCATCTGCATCTGCGTACAAAGGTTTAGCTTCAGCTACTTCGCTTACTACTGTTTCAGACTTCTTATTATTCAATTGAATATTTTTCTTTTTGTTGTCTTCAGCCATTATTTATTCTCCTTACTGAAATCAAAAGCGCCATATCCTGGATTAGGCAATACTCTAATAGGACTGGTTTCCAAAATGCCTTCACTAATAAGTGTATCTACAAAATATGCTATTTTGGCATACGGAACAAATAGGCTAAGAGTAGCATTATCAACTTCTTGTGGATAAGTATCTGCTCTTAATCCTTTAAAATCGTATTTGAGCTCTTCGACCTTTTTCTTTGTTTCTGAAACAGTATCGTCTTTTGTTGTTTTCGATTCTGTTCTCATAGTAACAAAAATAATGTCATTTCGATAAATACGAATAACGGAACTATCGTCATTATTTGATTTACCAACGATATTTCCTACTGGGAACTCAATAAACTTTCCAGTTTCGTTAGATAATAGCTTTACTAAGAACGCTGGTGTGTTAAAGGTATCTTGGATAGCCTTTACAAAAGCCGTATCTTCATAAAGCTTAGGCACGTCAAAATTTGGTTCCTTTCCCAATTCGCCTATGTTTCTAGGCTCTTCTGGCAATAATTCATCATCGTAATCATCGTTATTGCCGTTGAAATAGTCTACAATAGAACTATACATTCCCATTTATAATTCCTCCTTTCCTTTAATTTCTAAAAAATTATAATGGGCATGAGAAAACTTTTTCTTATAGCAGAACATTTTCTCACTATTATAGTATATAATTATACAAAATTTTAAGAGATAAAAAAATAAAGCGAAGATGGAATTACCCATCTTCGCAGTATTATAGTCATTATATGATTTAGTATACTAAAAAGTATTAAGCAAGATATCCTCTGATATGACACTCGTTTTAGTGAACTTTGTATTATATGAATTTGCGATGATGAATCTCATATCAGAGGAAAAATAATTAACCTTTAGCTATTAAGCTTGTGGTTGAGCAGCTGGTTCCACTACATCAGGAGTTGGAACTGGAGCTACGTTAGGGTTAGCAGCGGCTGGAGCAGCAGCTACATTAGGGTTTACAGTATAAGTTGCTTGTTGATTTGCTGTGAAATCTTGAGGAGCTTCTACTGTGCCAATTGGATTTGGACTTGGGAATTGAGGCATTGTTTGTGCAGGATTTTGCATCATGCCTTGATTAGGGAATTGTTGTGTATTATACATTGCAGTTGTAGGTGCAGCGTTATACATCATAGCTGGATTACCGATACCAGCTTGGAAGTTATTAGGGTATAGACCACCGAAGCCAGGTTGGTTGAAAATGTTACCCAAGATTTGGAATGCATTATTTTCATCAGCTGGTTGTAATACACCATTAACATTCGTGATCTTTTCAAATGCATTTTTAGCAATACCCCATAATTGAGGAATTTTGTTGAAGAATGCAATCATCATGTAGATATCACGCATGGAACTTGTTGGGTTTGGTAAGTAAGTTTTGATGGATTGATACAAATCATTCATGTTCAAGCAGATTTGTTCAATGTCACCTTTTGCAGAGTTCAAATCAATAAGATTGAAATCAGAGTTACAAATTGGGCAGTGATAACGGCCATCAGCCAATTTTTCCAATTTGATGTTACCATTTTGATCTTTGTGAGTACAAAGAGCACGAAGGTATTCGTCGCGAGTTAGTTTTGTTTGAAATGCTTGAGGAGCTTTTTGGATCTCAGACATTTCTTCTGGGGATAACAATTGGCTCATTGTTGGATTTTGTGGCGCATTATTGCCATAAGCCATGCCATTGAATTGTTGTCCGTAATTGTTCATGTTGTACATAAGTTTTTCCTCCTAGGATAAAAACGGAAAAATTCGATACCCATACGATATACCTCATAACGAGGTATATCATTATGGTATCATTATTATAGTTTACAATCGAAAATATGTTTAGATTTACTATTTCCGACTGAAACTAAATTACATTTGTTTATAAAAGTGTTATATCGATACTAATTTTTTATTAATATGAAACTGGATGAACAGTTTTATCATATTCTTCCAAATCAGTAAAGTTTCGTTTTCCATCAGGGCTATTTTTATGAGCTTGATTGGAATAAGCATACATGCGTTTTCTTTGAATAGCAACGTCTGCATTAGTTTGTTCAAATAGACGATGTTTGTTATAGTCGATTTGATCTTGATTCATATTCAAAGCAGCGGCTACTGCATCAAACGCTTCTTCGTTGAGTTCACAACGAATATTTTGAATTTCGCCATAATCTATACAGATCATAGCAGCTGGGACCATAGATTTTGAACCAAAACTCATACCAGCAGATGGAGAGTTATGAATTGTACTAGGGTTCATTACTAGGAAGTATACGAAATATCCTTCTGCGTCATTCCAAATTACATTCCCATTATGATAATCTATTACGTTCAAACTATTATCACATACAACATGTGTAGGGAATTTCATCTTTTGAATAGATCCATCTCCACGTCGTACATTAGTCTCAGCTTTCTCACAAAGAGTTCTTAGTTTTACAACATCAACTGTTTCCAAGATTGAGTACCTCGCTTTCTAAAATATCAGGTTTATTTGAATGTAAACCTAATCAAGGGATACTGTTTCTTCTTGTTCATATTTACTATTAATCTCTTTATATTCTCTATTAAGTTTTCTATATTCTACAATTTCATCATATATGGTATTAAACCGTTCATCAACCTTAAAGCAAGTGATCATCACACCATCAATAGAAACGGGTACTATAAAATCTTTATACAGATATACCATACAGAAAGGACTCTTAGAATGTGCCTTCTTACACATGTATTTCATATATGAGTATATAGATTTAAAGTTAGGATGACGTGGTATATCTTTAAGACATATTCCGTTCTTCATTACATTTCGTCTAAATTTATTCTGACCTTTCTTATTCTTAAGGTTAGCCCTTTGTCTCATACGACGAACTGAATGTTTTGATAGTGTAGCTCTATGATATATAGAACGAAATCTGTTCATTAGAAGAATACCGATTGGTACTTTCTATTGAAGCTGTTATTTAACGTCATCCCGATTGATCTAATTTGTGTAAAGTCGCCAGTTTGAATATAGTTTGTGATGCCATTATACATAATTTGATACATGATCATCTTAGCATTTGTTTCATTTGCTACTTCATTTACTAAACCAAAATCACCTGACTGAGTATATAACTCGGTACCAGCTATTTTAATACCTAGTAAAATTATATTAGCTTTTCTAATATCGAATGCTAGCATATCTAAGGCATATTGTAGAATTCTTGCATCAGTTTTAAGAACTTCTTCAAATTTAGGATTTGAAACAGAACCTCTGGCGATATCTCTAAATAAGAATTTAATATTTCTTCTAATATGATCCATGGTAATAATTTCTTTTCTATTACCACCATACATCTTATCTAGAAACATACTCTTATCGGTTTTCTTGTTTACAAAGGGTTGCTTTATTTCTCTCATCAATTTCACCTACTTTCTAATACTATTTTTAATGAGTACTATTTAGTTGGTGAGTTCATCTCTTTGTAATAGAAGAGTTGCAAATCATTAGAAGTCATTAATTTGTCTCCTTCTTCTTTATCTTGATTTGCATAATCTGTTACATATTCATCTAACTCATCTACAGTTAAACCTTGATCTGGGAAGTATTTTTCTATAAGCATACGCAAAAAAGAATAGATCGAAACTTCTTTACCTAATCCAAGGTTGCCACTCATGACATAACTGTTCAAACAGTCGTAATTCATGAAGGCTTGAAGAAGATATTGGAATACTGTTTCTCTACCTCGTAGAGCCATCCATTCTCCTTCATCTGTAGTGTCACTACCAGCTAAGACAAATAATAATAGATATGGCTTATCATCAATTATTACTTCTTCTCTAGTGGTAGGGTCAAATAGTTGTACTATTTGTTTTCTTTCTCTAAAGATTGGCATCTTAATTCCTCCTTATATGGTTAAATTAGAACTACACTACACTATTATAGTATACATTTGAAGTATAATTTAGAACAAAAAAGAAAGGCCATTCAAGGCCTTTCCGTTTTATATTATAGATTTACCATTTAGAGATATAACAGACTTTCTTACTGGAATCATTGTTCTATGTGTAGGTAAAACATAGATACAAGCATTTCTAAATCTAGTTATTCCAGTATAGTTTAAATTACGTTGAATATCTCTATGAAGATGCTCTTCTAAATAGATACCAGTAAAGTATTGAGACCCTTGAGATATATGGGTAGTTATAGCATAACCAAATTCAAACTTTTCTAATTTAGAACCGAATTTGTTATTCATCATAGATTTCATTTCTCTTCTAGTTCTATAATCAGATATGAAATATTTAAAGTCACATTTCAATTTCTCAAATTTAATATCTGGAAATAAATCTGGTACAAAGTCCATCATAAAACTCTTAGCCTCATAACCAGTAATAGATGGATAATTAGTAACCGTTCCAGCTAAACCATTAGCCAGATTAATACCATCTATTCCTACTCTCCAGTTATTTTGCCTACATACTACCTTTTCTCCTATTATAGGTACTGGGCTGGATGTTTTCAATATATTACGTCTTACATAACCGTTAAATTGATCTCTAGTCTTATTAGTTCCACATATAAGAGTTTTATACGCTTTAATCATATCATCATTTAAGTCATCTTTAGATATAACTAGCACATCACCATAGTTTCCAACTCTTGGTCGTATACCTTTTATGAGCATATTGGATATCTCTACTATGGCAGAATATTGTGCTTGTCTCATAATCTTAGACAATCTAAATACTTTACCAGTATATAGAAACCCTGGTTTGTCTGCTACTGGTGGTAATTGATTAAGATCTCCGCATGCTAAGATTTTAATACCATTGCTTTCCATTTCTTGTCTCATTTTCAATGGTATAGTAGATGCTTCATCGACACATATCAACTTAATCTCATTAGGATCTAATGGGGAATATACAAATCTTTTAGTTGTATATTCTTTACCCATTACTCCATCTTTCTCAGTCTTAACCTCTAATTTATATAACCAAGAATGAGCAGTAGATGCATTTGGAAATCCATTTAATCTCATAACAATAGCGGCTGATCCAACATATGCCATAGGAGCAACTTGTTCTGGTCTCAAACCAAGTTGGTCTATAATACAATGCATTACAGTAGATTTACCAGCACCAGCAGGAGCACTATATTGGAATACTAATTCCGATTCATGCTTATACCAGTGAACAGCAGCCTTTATAAGAGCTTGCTGTTCATCAGTTAATTCAAAATCTAGTATCATTTCTTTCCCTTTTCGTTTTCAAGAGCTTCGAAGTATTCTTTTTCATATGCGTCATATATACCCAAGATCTCTCTAACTGGACCATTAGTCATAGCTTCTAATCTCATATATGCTTCTAGGTACTTAGTAGAGTCTTTATAATGCATATCTGTTTTAATTTTTGCACCATTGGCATATAGTAAAGTCATATATCCATAAGTATCTACTTTAGGAGCTTGATTTGGTTTAGCAGACATGATTTGAGCAGATACAATTTCTGGATGGGATTTTTGTAAATATTGCTTTAATAACTCATCCATAATAATTGGGTTGTTATAAGGATCGAAGATTAGATCTTTCTTATGAAGAATACCTCTGTTTGTATTTCTTAAGAATTTACCTCTTACGACAATATAATCTGGGTTTTCAAAGTCATCTTCTGTATCAACAATGTAACCCTCATGATCTTCTTCAAGACCAGTAATTCTTAATACGTCTTTAATGAATCTTTCTGATAATTCTGGATTGGTACAAGTAGATGATCTAAATTGTGTTAAAGACTCAATCTCTCCACCTAATACGTTTGCTTTTTTCTTTGCCATAATAATTTCTTCCTTTCTTTCTAAAACATAATTCTATTACTATCTTATCTGATTGGTTTTCATATTTTATATTTCGACACAGTAATAATGAAAGAGGTGATATAATGAGTACTCATAATGTGAATTCTAGTACAGAAATAGCTATACTTCTAGATGATTACGTTAATAAATTCCATCCTGGTGAGCAATTATTTAAATTACAAATGACTGGAGGTATGCAAAATAATAGCCGTGCTTTATATAGAAACCAAGTATCTATTCCTAATCTTATGAATAAAGAAACTGAGGGATTAGAGTTTGGTGAGGTAAAAAGAACAGCTGTTGTTAAATTAGCACTTCCAAGAGAGGTTACAAGAACTTACCCTAAGAAATATATTCCAGTAGGTACTAGATTTATAGTCACCTTTTTAAGTGGGGATATTACTAAACCTCAAATTATTGGAATGGAATTATAGGAGATCCAGATGGCGATATATTATAATAGTGCTAGTCTAGGTATTACAGAAACTCATACTCTAAAAGAGTTTATTGATACAGGTAATGCTGCTAGTGATAATTCAGATTATAAATCTATCTCATATTATGAAACAAGAGATGGGTTTGAATTTGTAGTAAAAAACTTATTAGATGATTATCTAACAGATTTAAAAGAGCAATGTATTCTAATTGAATTAACTCCTCAAGAAGTTAATAAATATAAATACAATCCTAAAATGCTTTCTTATAAGATATATGGTTCTACAAAACTATTCTATACTATATTACGTTTGAATAATATTTGTAGTACCCATGAGTTTACAATTCCAAATAAAAAATTGTATCTCTTACCTAAGACCACATTGTCTAATGCAATCTCTATTATCTATAATAAAGAATCTATGGCAATGAATACTTACAATCAAAAACATTCTAGAGATAAGATTATTACTCCTGTAAATAAATTCATATCTAAATCTTATTCTTCAACAGCATCAATTGGTTCATCTAGTACTTCTTCATCTTAAGACAAAAATAGTGGTATGGGATTATCCCATACCACCACTTTAATGTGTTTGAGTATTGCTATGTGGAGGTGGTACTAGATATACAACCTCTTTCTTTTTATTTCTATTAAATGGAGATGAATCTTCATTATCTAATGAGAATTTAGGAGTCATCTCTACAAGTTTAGTATCTTTAATATCAGTCTTAGGTCTTTCAACCATTGTATCTACAGGCATATAAACTTCATTATTTTTCTTAGGAGTTTTTACCAAACCAGAACCAGAAGTCATATCAACCGATTTATTCAATGCTTCTAATCTCTTAGCTGGGTTATTTATAGATACATGCTCTGTAGTACCAAACTTAGAAGTCACTTCTTCTATATCATTATTTATTAGAGATTCTTTAAATACTGCTTTAGGCTCAAATAGATCTTCAACCAATGCTACTGATTTAGGATAGAATGGTTGGAAGATTGAATCTAATCTATGATTAGGAGGAAGTTTATATCTATGCTTAGTCATTTTAATACCAAGATATCTATTTCCCTCTTTATCATATTCTGGAACAATGATAAATGTACCATCAAGGTTAGTATCAATCTTAATAGATTCACCAATATTTGCACGACCTAGTTTCTTAATAGAATCTAGTTTATTAGCATTTCTTCCCTCATCAATAATCTTCATCGCTTCACGATTAAGCTGTGATGCAGTTATTACTGGAATCTTCTTAGAGATTGCAAATGTTTTAAAGTCATTTACAACGGTACCTAAATCCTGATAAACATCTTTTGTTCTTTCAGATGGTTTGATACGCATCATATAGTCTTGTAAGAATGCTATTGTTTCAAATCCCTCATCTTCAAGATCTTCTACTATTTTATACATATAAGTTGTATCTACAGAATTTACTGGTTTATATTTGATAACTAATTCTACAGCACGTTTATTCTCAGGATCAAATTCAAATTGACATGCTTTGAATTGGGCTATTGCATCTTCAGCAGTAGCGCACGCTTCCATAGATTTACCTTTAGTCATTATATGATATAATGAACAAACTGTTTCTACAACCAAGTTTTCCATTGTTAATAATACAATGCATGGTTTCTTAGATTTATCTTGAGTTATGAAATCTTGGTTATATTTCCATAACTGATACATGATGTTTTCTAATGTAGTTGTTTTACCAGAACCTGATGCGCCAAAGAATGAATAGACACGTTCTTTTTGGAAACCTCCACCAAGCATCGCATTGAATCCCTGCATTCCTGTAACTAGTTTATATGATGGACTTGTTACATATTTATGGATATCTGGAACTGTAGTTTCCAATTGAGATAACCTAAATAGAGTATCAGATGAATCCTTGTTTATCTCATTACGTCTAAATAGAGTTTGTAAGTCACTAATTCTAGATTTAAGATAATCAATAGTTTGATTCTTCTCTCTAAAATCAGCATTTTGATATTTAGTAATAGCTTCAAGTAATATCTTAATATGTTCATCAACCTCTGTATTTGTTAATATCATTGAGATATTACCCTCAACGGATACAACTTCATCATTAGAAAGTTCTCTAGAGATAGCTGGATCTTTCTCTAAGCTAGTTATATCCATTATTAGGTTTATATTAGATAGAATCATCTCTCTGTCATTTAGACCTTGCATTCTATTTTCTAATATAGCTTTTAGAAAACGTAGTTTTATGGCACAGTTTTGATTCTTAATAAAGTCCTCAGGATTTAGTCTAATAACTAAACTATTCAGCATTGTTAGTCCGTGCTTACGGATATTATCATTCATAGAAAGAGCATATCTACAAAAAGAATTTAGCATATACTCATTAATGCCAGAAGCTTGAGGAGCTTTTCTAGCAGATGGTGTCGTAGTCGTTGTATTGAATTTAGCTTTTCTTTTATTAAAGTCTGTCATACTAGAAACTCCCATAATTTGATATTCAGTTCTATTAGTATTATAATGTTTTTGGGGTTAAAGTTTTTCAATGTAAGACATGAAGTCTGCAAACTTTTCAACAGTCCAAAAATCATTTCCCTCTTCTTGGTTTATGTATTGAATCAACTTTTGTTCAGGAGATAGATTTTGATCAAATAGATAATCATACTGTTTATACTTCTGATTCATCGTATTTAATTCTTTTTGTATCTTTTGTTGTTCAAAGTTAGTTTCAATTTTTATATTAGCCTTACTCCTATAGAAGTTCTTTAAGAGTTCTATAGTTCTAGGATTATTCTTAGTAATAAGAATTCTAAGATGATCGATACCCTCATTTAATAATGCTTTGATATAATCAATAATAATCCTAGGATCTTGATCAATCATTTCATCAAGATTAATTGTATCATATCGGAAAGATTTAATAGGTTCAAAATGAACCATATACTTTCTTTCTTTGATATTGTGTAGAAGAATTATAAATCCTTTTTCCTCTTCTTCACCAAACTTGTATCTTATTGGAGATCCACAATAATAGAAATCGCTACTATACACCCCATGCACATGAACGTGTCCAGATATAATAGGACCTTTACAGTTACCAAAGTCTTCTATGTCGAATACTGGTTCTCTATTAGAATTAAGATCCCTTTTATTCTTGCCAAATATAGATCCTTTAAAAGTCCCATGCATATAACACGCATCATATAATCCAGAGTTTATTAGATATTGATTGTAATATGGTTCACCCATATTATACATTTCTGGAATACATAGAATCTTCTTGCCTTTGACAAATAAAAATTGAGTTTGGGTTACGATTCTTAAGTCGCAACCTTGATTCATAAATGGTACAAAGATCTTGAGCTGATCAGCATCATGGGATCCAGTACCATTTATAAGTATCAAGGTTGCATTCTTTCTTCTACATATATCTACAAGTCTTTGAACAAATGAGATTGCATACACTACCGCATCAGAGTTTGCCATAAATTTATGGTCAAATATATCCCCATTTACAGATACGATATCTAATACATTCATCATTTCAAGATAGTTCAAAAACTGTTCATTCAATATTTTATATTCTGTTAAAGGCTCTATAGTACCAAAGTGTAGATCTGATATATGGGCTTCAACAAAAGTATCTTTTGTATTGTCAAAACTTACTACTTGTTTCATTGTTCTTTTTAATCACTCCTTACAATATTATAGTATGTGACCAAAATTTAAGTTAAGAATAATACTAGAGCAAGTTTATGCTCTAGTATCATTAACTTGTTTTGATATTCCTACGTTTAATACAGATCTGAGGATTATATCTAAAATACCCATTATATTTACTGCCATAACAGAATATTTACTGTATTCCTCAGCTTTTAAGTTATTACTAAACTTATAATAAGGGTTTAAGATCCTTCCCTTTTCATCTATTTGAAATCTTCTTAATGATTCAACTCCAGCTGTTGCTGTTTCTAATTTAGTAGAGCATTTGTAAACTATTTCCTCAATAGTATAATTTCGATCATCCATATCTAATCTAAGCTTAGTCTTTATAAATCTATCATTTGTTGGACGATATAAACTATTTAGATTGTAATTGATTATGATAATCTTGTTTATACGTTGAAAAGCATTTTCTCTTGTATCATTGTATTCGAATATAATATCACAGCTATCTCTATTATTTTCAAATATACCTTTAAGAAGATCTTCAAGGTCTACTTGGAATAGGGTAGAGAAATACAATAAGAATATAGAGTATCTCATTACATGATACACTATAGTTTCTGGATGCTTGAAAGATTCTTTTAATATCTTTCTAGATCCTTTAGATATTCTATTACTAAGAAGAGGAAATTTAATATGTTTTATAATCCATCTTCTTATATATCTAACGTATTTGTTGCCATCAGTTCTATTAAAGTCATTGATATAACTAGTAAAATCTTCAAAGATATTTAATGGATCATATTTATCATGCACTTTGTGGTTGGAGCTGATGAAGTTTCTTGGTAAGATCATTAAAATTCTCCTCAAGATAATGAATGTGATAATAGCTATAGAGAATTGATATAAAAGTTCTTTCACACAAATCGAAATAATTTTTATGATCAGGAATAGATAAGTCTAAAATGTATTCCTTGTATTTAGGTTGATACTTATTTAGTTGAAGAATGATGACTCCATCTATATTAATACCCTCTTTTTCTCTAAGTACTTTAGAATATGCTGCTAATTGTAAATAGTATTTATAGGTAACATGATTAGAAGTTTTAAAATCAATAAGATATATCTTATCATTTATCTTCATCAGACAATCATAAGTTCCACCATACCACTCACATACTAATTTCTTTTCTTGTCCCAAGATTTCGTATTTATTAGCTTGAATAACTTTCCACCATTCTTTAAAGGCATTAAGGCAAACTTGTGGAGTATCTTCTGGTACTGGTAATCCTTTTAATAAGCATTCAATACCATGATGGACTTTAGTTCCAAATGTGGCTGCTTGATTTAAAACGTCTCTATATCTTTTATGCTTAAACCCTAAACTATTAGCCCAGTTCATTAACTTTTCTTCACTAATCATTTTAGAGAGCACCTCTGTAACTCGAGGTACATTTTTCCCATTATATGTATACCTATCACTGGAGTTCATCTCCACATGTAGGTCTAAAATATCTTGTAGTTCCATTTTCTTATCCCTTTCTATTGTACTTAATAACAAGTCTAAGACATCGTATTTTATCATATTGGAGATGCTTTATTGACCACAGGGACATTAAAATAACTATTCAAAAATATCTAATAGGAGGAAATAAAACCAATGAAGGAACTAAAATCCTACTCTGACTCTTACTTTTATAAACAGTATCCAAAATATCAAAAACTCTTATTGGATGCTATTATGACTGATCCATTAATCGATAAAGCCTCTGAAGAATTTAAAGGTGTTATTCTTGATTTGAAACACCAAAGAACAGATGAAGCTTTATTACGTATCTTAAATTCTAATAATACAATTCTTTTAGATTGCCAAGTTCCATTACCTAGAACTTTTAAAGTATTCTGTGCTAAAGAAATGAAAGGTAAAGATCGTGGTAAGATTAAAGTATTTATCGATGCTTCTACTTGTATCGTAAAAGATCCTAAACACGGTGATTATAATGTAAATGAAACCACTTTAGTTTCTTACCTTATGAATGCTGGTGTTACTATGATCTATCATAAGAAATTTGATCTTATTAAACGTAGATCTAATTTGATCTTGAATATCACTAGATGCTTTGCAGATTCCTTTACTCATATTATTGATTTCTTAGCAAAAATCTCTATTCAAGAATCTAGTAAGATTCGTGTAAATTATTTTGCTGCTATGTACTTCTTGATGGGTATTCTTCAAATGGAAGATGAAGATAAAGCTAGAGATATTGCTATTAGAGTAGCAGGTGTTTCTAAAAATGAAGCTACCCTTTTAGATATCTCTATCGAAAGAGCTTGTCGTAAACACAGTGATATTAAAGAAAAAGATATTAATCCATATGAAAATATTAAGATCTTTATCAACTCTTTAAGAGATGCTATGCATTTAAATCCTAAAGCTATTAGCTTAGATACAGTTGTTGAAAGATGGATGAGACAATTCGGTCCTGGTACAGTATTTGGTTTAGAATATTATCCAGCTTTCTCTGCTATGATTACTGATGCATACGTTGGTGGTTATTTAAATAACCAAAAGACTATTGAAAAGATCTGTGGTAAAGATATGGTTCAATATTCTAAAGATGTAATTACGATGTTAGGCACTATTGCCTAATAATACTAGGAGGTATTCGTAATGCCTAATTTTTTACTTAACCTCCATTTTGATAAAACTGGTTGTACAAATTCTTCTGTTAAAAACTTAGGTGGGGTATCTTTTACAGATACCTCATCTATTATTGAAGCAGCTGGTACTGCTTATTTTAAACCATTTAATGATAATGCTGGATTGTGGTTAGAGAATGTAGGTAAGCTAAAAGATCACTTCAATTCTAATCAAAACTTCACCATTTATCTTAAGTATAGAATTAAGAAAGAGAATTTAGATAAAAACGTAAAGGTTCCAATCTTATCTTATAAGAAGAATAATAAAAATAGTTTTAATAACTTCATCTATATAGAAGAGGCAGGGTATTTTACATTCCAAATTTCTCCAGAGGAAAAGTATTCTAGTGCTATTGTGGATTATACATTCAATGATAAGTGGCATTATCTTACAATCACTAGAGAAGACAACGTACTTAGAATATTTGTTGATGGTTGTTTAACAACTATAAATGATATTCAAGGAAGTATGATATTTGGAGATGAGTTATTCATTGGATATAAACGTAGTACTAGAAACGATATATTTACCTTTAATGGTGGGTATCTAGATGATATTAGTATTATTGATGAATGTATATATTATGATACTTTCATCCCTCCTACTCTATATATCACAACAGAAGATACTATAGAAAACTATTTTAGAAATAACCATTCAAATGTTTTAGGTCAATTAGAACCAGAAACTCAGGATCTTATTGATCACAAAATGGAATCCACTTCATATTATTTTAATGAAGCTCAAAGAGGATATCTTCCTCAAAGACTTAGAATAAAATGGCATGAAGAAAGAGAATACTTTAAGAATGAAGAATGGAATAGAGAATCTAAGTATATAGATTCTACTGTAATTTCTTTATATAATATGGCTCATGATAAAGTTGGTTTTGAAGAAAAACGTTTCTTTGAAGGTACTGCTTATCACTTATTAGCTAATAAAGAAATCAATCCATTCTTATTATTTGTAGATGGTAAATTTGTTCCATTATCAGAAATTTATATGATTAGATCAGATGATTTCTATACGGTATTTATCAATAATAGAGATCCTATCTTATCTGGTCCTGTAAAATCTGTCGAGTATATCAAGATTCCTTTTCCAGTAATTTATGAAGAGTTTATTGGTGAAAGAGAAGATAAAACTCCTATATACAAATTCAATAAAGATGGCTACTTCGATAACTCTCAATCAGCTATTTATTTCTATTATATAGATAATGAATCAGCTCCAAATACTAAAGTTAGAACTAATGGTATATATGAACAAACTATGCCATCATATGTAGATTCCGAAGGTGGATCTGAAAAACATAGTGATGATGAGTTGGTCCATTATGTATGGAGATATGGTAACCTTGAAGCTAAACGTGTTCATGGTAAAAATATCTTTATGTATTTTAGAGCATGGGATCATGGTTATGTAAAACCAGGCGATCAAATAGTTTTATATAGAGACAATGTTCCATTAGATCCTAGAACTTATCGTCTGATGGGTGTAGATCTAATTGAGTTCTTTAATTATCAAACTCTAGATCTTCCTGATACTCTATATACTATGGAGATCATTACAGATAATTCTGATTGGTTAATAGAAGACTATGCTACATCTAAAATCTTCTCTATGGTTGCAGAAGAGGAAGAACAAACTGTATTCCAATTACCAGTAGAAGATTGGCCTGATGTAGATAAGTATAATCAAATACTTATCTTTAATGGCAGTATATTCTTAAATCAAAATGATTATATCATAAATGATATAAACCATACTGTTACATTTACAAACTCTGCTAAAGTAATTCATAAAGGTGATACTTTAATATTTGCTTTTGTTAATATCACTAAGGGATCTCAGCATGGTCCTCTTCATTTAAAACCTTATTTCTTCTCTCAAGAAATAAAAGTAAACTCTAATTCTATTACCTTACCAGATATGCCTGGATTGGAATATAATATGAATAACTTCATGCTATTCATAGATGATAAAGTAGTTATTCCTAGAAGATATAGAATTGAAGGGGATAAATTAGTATTCATGGAAGCTAATGATGGAGTAAAACAAGGTCAAATAGCTGTCTTTACTCTATTTAAATTAGTCAGTGAATACGATGATCCTACTAATATTAGATACAAAGCAATCCAAGAAGAATTAGCCCTTGGTCGTAGATTTATTCTATATGATATGACCATTGATAAAAAGTATAAAATTACTTTAGACAATTTAGTAGCTTTTGACCAAAATGGTAGATATATACCTGATTTATTTGGTCAAATTTATAATAGGAATATTATCAAGTGTTTATATAGTGGGGAACCAATGCTAAGGGTTCCTACATATATCAGTTGTATTTGGATGGAAGATTCACTTCCTAATGAAGCATTGGCTGTTCATCCTACAAATAATGCATTTATGAATGGTTACATCGCTTTATTCGAAGAATTCTATGAGATGGATGACCATTTCAAAGAGTTGATGTCTGACTTCAATACACGATATTATAAGAGTAAACACTATGGTGAGAATTTAGCTAGAGCTTTAGACTATATGGCTTGCTATCAACAAATTAAGTTTGATAAAGTCTATGAGGATAGAGCTACTGCCGATAGAGTAACATTCGATGTCGGTAGACTAAATTCTTCTTCCACGTTTGATGCCAATGGCGATATTGCTTATGAAATGGAAAGAAATGAATTTAATAGTCGTTACTATAGATCATTCCCTATCTATTTCTTAAATGGTATCGTTCCTGATTGGTATGATCAAACTTCCTATTCTGGTAATAGAGTTACAATACACACACCAACCAAACTTAAGAATGGTGAAAATGAACAAATCTTTACTGAAACTAAAGTAATTGGAATTCCTATACCATTTGAGTTTGATAAGACTATTGGTGTTGAAGATACTAATGATTTATATCTTAAAGAATATGGTGATAAGAAAAACCAATTCGGTAAAATAAGATATAAAGGATCTGCTCTTGCTGATATAAAAGACGTTTATAGGCCTAGAAGAACTGAGTTTCTTGGACGTATTAACGTAGATTTTGAATTCGATTACAATATAAGCAATGGGCTTATCAATGTTATCACCGTTATGAGTGGCTTTGGTGAACCCCTTTGTAACTTATATGTGGGCAATCAAGAGGAATATAAGCAAGTCATGAATGCATTAAATCCCCATAACCCAGTATTTAGTTACAACTTAAAGGATATAGAAAACAGATCTAATCTACGTCTAAGTATTACTTATAAAGACGATCAATATAGATTCGTTCTTAGTAGGAATAGAAGAATTATCGAAAGTGTATATCTTCCTATTCCTTATTCTAATGGCACAGTTATTGCATTTGGATCTACCTTTGATACTACAAATAATGGAGATTACAGATGTATTAAACTAAAACAGTTTGAACCTGATAAAGAGTTAACCTTTAGAGGCACAGCTAGATTTATTTATGGTACTTACAGAACAGCAAGTTCTATAGACGTATTAGAATCTATTCGTTGTCATAAAATGGTAAACTTCTTACAACCATTGGATAGCCAATTATTATATATAAATAATAATACTCAAGACTTCTTAGGAAAAGTAAGAACTGGATTTGAAGCTAGTTCTGAAGTCTTTTCTATTGTGGAAGTCCCTGAAAAGACAAGGGAATCTGAATTCACTGCATCTATTAGAGTTAAACCTGGCTTAGCACTTTATGAAAGAGATATCTCGTTCGATATCCCATCCCAAGTTCAGGTTAAGGTTGATACAGATCCAATAGATATCGATTGTGATGTAGATCTCTATGTATGGGATTATGTAGATCCTACAGATAATAGTGGTGAATCTTATGAGTTCTATTGTAAGGTAAATCCATCTTACAATTTCACTCCTGTAGATATACCATGTAAGATCGAAGTTCCAATTGTTATTATTAAAGCATAACACTATTACTACAACAAACCCCTATACGATAATTTCGTATAGGGGTACATACTAGTAATAAATTTCGCTTTTTTATTGTTAAGGAGGGAGAGCATTTGTACACTAAGCTTGTAACCAAAGTGGTTACAATTCCAATCCCTTTTAAAGATAGTTATTATGATGGGCCGTCTCATAATCGTAAACAGATAGATGGTCTTGAAAATATTATACTTTCTCAGATAGAGAATGATAGTACAGATAGTGAAAATAAGATATATCCTATATGGCAATATATGAGGGAAATAGACAGAATATCTGGAAATTCTACATATGATAGAACCGATTCAGAATATCGATTAAACTCTTCTGTATTATTTGATCTATCTTCTGTTTATGTGCCAAAACCAAATGAAAATGTTTTAAAAATAACATTTAAAACTAATCAAATAGGATTAGATAGACTTCGAACTTCTGATCCAAAAAATATAAAAACAATAGATTCTCCTATTGGGGCTACGAGTATATTTTCTATATTTGATAAATATACAACAGTTCCTATAGTAAATATAATTGCTGGTGATAAAGGTAATTTTGAAGATGAGTTATATAAAGCTTATCCAAGATTATCTAAAATGGCAAATTTTAATCCATTAAATCCTAATAAAAATGGAGAAATTATTTCTCTTTATAATCCTATTTTAACAGTAGAATTTTTAAAGGGTGATGGGTGCAAAGTTACCTTTAGCGCAGACGAAATCCCTACAGAAGAGAAGATTATTCCTAAATATAATCTAAACTCCTTATATTCTGTATTTGCAATCAATGGTTATATCACAGATGAAGCTGATCATAGAAATACTGAGTTCTATAGATATAATATTCAACCTACTCAACAGGCTTTGAGTGTTAAAGCAAATGGTGTTTACGATTCATATATTCAAGTAGAATATGGTACTCTTCAAAACTATGTAGATGAAAATCCATTAATCACTGGTGATTTCGAATACGTTCAAGGTGAAGAAAATAAAGATCTTCTAGATTGCACTGTTGAATTATCTAAAACAGATATGGAAATAGAATTCCCTCTAACTATTTCTGTTATAGAAAAGAAACGTTACGAAGGCCCTGTAGATCCTAAATATATTAGAAGAATAAATCAGAAGACTACAGATTTCCAAATAATAGAAGAATTGGAGTCTAAATTTAAAGATAGATGCTGTCTATGTACTGGTATCAAATATGATGATATTCAAGTATTTGTAGAAGTTACTAGTGGCCATTTATATCCTTTAAAATACATTATTGATGATAAAAATAATATGGTATTTGAAGATAATAAATATGCTGCTAACCTTCCACTTTATGCAGGATCTAAAAGACAGTTCTTATATAATAGATATATGATAGATAAGGACACTAATTATCTTTCTCTTGGAGAAGAATTTAAATCTGGATGGGATCCTAAAAGATATATGATCTTTAAGAATGGCCATCTTTTAAATAATTCTATCTATCAAATTATTACTCCAAACTTTACAAATGGAGTTAAGTATAAACGTATATATTCTGCTAGTACTTTTAAAGAATCTGATTATGTAGACGTATTCTATATAGAATGTGATGACAACTTCACTCATGTTCCATATAACCATGACGTTTATATGAGCTCCAAAGTTGTTTATCCTGAAAAGAATAATCAAACTGTAGTAAGAGTACCTTATCCATACAAGTCTTATCCTAGAGGAAATAAATACTTCTTTGTATTCAATAAAGATGGCATCTATTTAGATAAGAGAAAACAATATACCTTATCAGAAGATGGAGACTTTATTACATTATATGAAACACGAGCTTTACAAAAGACAGAAACTACTGTTGATTGTTTAGTATTCGTATTCCCATATGTAAGAGCAGACTTTGAAGTTGATGGCGAATATGCTGAAGATGGTAAGTTAGAAAACTCTGGTATTACCTTTGTATATTCTTATGCAGATGGTGGTACTGATACAGGTCTATTAGACTTTAAACCAGTATTTAATTCTTATGAACTTACAAAGGATAACTTCCTATTATTTGGTAATACTACTTATATAGATCCATCTAGATATGAATTACTATCTAATGGTAAAATACAGTTATTAGATCCTGTTGATATTCGTCACTGTAAGTATGCTCAATATGTAATGGTAATCTTCAATAATATTGGTGTATTAGAAGAGTATAAAGAAAACTCATCTGAAAACTTAAGATTCAATATTAAGGTTCAGCAAGTTACTGCTAAACAAGATAATCAAGTTACATTTGAACTTCCTGATGGTATTGGTTATAATACTAAATTCTTAGCTTTTGCTGGTAGTCTTTCTTTAGATGAAAGCGAAAGATATGCATATAATCCAGTTACTAAAACTCTTACTCTTACAGAGCCAGATTATAGTTTAGATGCTGGTAGAAATCTTACTATTGTTACAGTAGAAGATTTGGAAGCTAAGGGTGGTTTTACAGAAAGAGTAGATTTTGAAAAGATAGAATTCCCTATCACTGCAAAAACTATTATTTCTATACCAAGTTGGTATATCGATCAGATGAAAATCACCCCTAATAATATAGCATTGTTTATCAATGGTGTATTTATAACTCCAGAAAGATATACTCTAAAAGGAAACGTCATCATTCCTACTTATAAGAATGATAGACAATTCAATTCTGATAAAACTATCACAATCTTATACTTCTATAAGAAACGTGTATCATCTGCTGAAGATGGAATTGAAGGTCCATATGAATTATTCAATATGACTAGAGATCATGATGATATCTGGTTCGATGAAATGTATGCTAAACCAACATTAGCTGGTAAAGCAGTAGATTTCACACAGAATATTATATATGGTAGATTAGAATATATGGAGGATCTTTCTAATTGGTATACTAGAGTATTGATCTCTGGTGAGGTAGAATATTCACAAGATCATCCAGTATCCTTAGACTTCATATCTGGCAATCTTCAATTATACTATAATGCGCCTATTTCAGCAGATATCAATGCGACTATAGATGATCTAGATGTAGAATGGTATAAAGTAAGTCCTAACTTAAATGGTAGAGAAGTAGATACTTTATATAGACTTCCTGATATGGCTAAGTATGTATTAATTGCTAATAATGTTGGTGCTATTCATACTAAGATGAATCAAGATAATAGCTTCTATTCTATCTTTACAGATAACGATGATATAGTTGCTATTAAGTTTGAGCCTACTACTTCATTGGAAACTATTACTCCATACACATTTAGAGGTATGACTAAATTAGCATACGTTGCATTTGATAGAAATAATAAACGTATCAGTCCTTATGCATTTGCTATTACGCCTAAATTGAGATCAGTTAAACTTGTTCCTGAAATCAAAGTAGAAGAAAATGCATTTGGTTTATTAGATACTTTATATATTGCAGAAAATGCTAATGTTGCTGATAATGCATTCGAACCTGCTAAGAATATAAGAATTAGTTATGATAAGACTTCTGAAAACTATATTATAGATAATACTCCAGAGAATAGAGTTGGTACTTCTGAAGTAGAAGTTCCTTTATCTACTAAAGTTATTCAATCTTATCAATTCTATGGATTTAATAATCTAACTAGAATGGATTTAGAAAATACAGTATTAAAGATTATGCCTGCAGCATTTAAAAACTGTGGCAATCTTTCTGCTATTAAACTAAAACCAAACTTAACTTATATAGGAAGTGGGGCATTCTCTAATAGCGGATTAAATGAATTGAATATCCCTTCTACTGTTACTACAATGGAAGAAGGAGTATGTAAAGGAGCTACTAAATTAACACGTGTAGTTATTCCTAATTCTATTGAATCAATATTAGAATACTCTTTCTATGGTTGCGATAAATTAAATGAAGTAGTTATAGAAGATGCAGTAGAACCTACTCTTGGTATAAGGGGTAAAGGTTTAAAATATATAGCTGATTATGCATTTGGCTCTAACGAATTAACCGAAATCACTATTCCTGCATCTGTAAAAACTATTGCTAAAAATGCATTTGCAAACTGTCCTAATTTGAGAACTATCAATATTGCAGAATATCCTGGATCTCATGTATCTGATTTATCTGCACAATCTATTGATAATGCTCCTTGGGGTGCACCAAATGCTAGAGTTAATTATTTATAATAGCTGAAAGGAGTACCCATGGCTAGTATAGTCGATAAAAATAACGGCCAAACAGTATTCACTTTCACTCCAAATAATGGAATCCCAGTTGAGTTAGACTTGACTGGGATACACTCTATAAGGGTTCAATGTTATGGAGCTGGCTCATTATGTGGAGATAATAGAACAGGATCTAGAGGTGGTTATACTTCTGGTATTTTAGATACTTCTAAAATAGATATCTTGTATCTTACTGTTGGGTGTTTACCAAAAGGAAGATCTGGTGGTCTTGGATTTGGTAAAGGCGGAGATTCTAGATACCCAGAAATATCTCAAATGATGGGATATGGTGGAGGAGGTTCTTCTGGAGTCTCATTAGATAAAAATGATAAAAATACTGCTATCATGATCGCTGCTGGCGGCGGTGGTGGCACTGATTATATAGATTATAAAGGATCTAAAGTATGTCTGGAAGGCTATGATGGCGGTGGATATACTGGTGCTCCAATACTAACTGCTAATGGTAATGAAGATTATGATGGGGTAGATAGTTGGTATAGATATGGATATACTGGACATCCTGGCACTCAAGACCAACCTGGTATGGGTGGTAGTTTAGATAAGTTCTCTACATTTACCACAACTCCAGACTCTAATGGTACAGCCTTTAATGGTGGTCCTGGCAAAAGAGATTTAGCTACCGACAGAGTACATGGTGGAGCTCCTGGTGGTGGAGCTGGCTGGTATGGCGGCGGTGGTGGAGATATCAGAGCTGGTGGCGGTTCATCGTATATCTCTGGAGATCCTAAATGTAAAGCTTTCCCAGGAAGAGCTGAATTCACTGATACAGATATTATCACTGGTGGTAATAATCAATCATTTGAAGGTAAGATTGTTATTACTGTTTTAAAAGCAGAAGCAGATGGAAAAGAATTCCAATCTACTATTACTATTGCGCCAAATAATGCTGTATTAGATATTGAAATACCATTCCCATATAAACAATTTACCGAAATGCAATTCTTCGTTACAGATAATGAAGGAAGATTAATTCCTCAAGCATATTATGATAGAATTGGTGAAAGAACTATTCGTATTAAAAATGCAGTACCATTTGGTATTACAGAAGAAGACGATATTAAGTTTACCTTCTGCCATAATAAAGGACAATATGCTGTTCAAAAGATGGAATTACATATTTCTGGTGAAGATGGTATTAGAAAATACGATATCAATTCTCCATATTATGCTATGCTTGATCTTAGAACTAGATTTAAAGTATTCTTAAACAGAAAGTCTTTAGTTCAGGGAAGGGATTATAGTATTAATATCTATAGAGGATTTATCAAGTTTGAAGATCATATTATGATTGGTCTTCGTGATGATATTGATATTATTTGCTTCTATACTGGTACTAAGTACAATAAAGCTATTCCAGAACTTCCTATGAGTGGATATATCTATTTCAATAAGTATGAAATAGATAGAAATCTTAATAAGAATCTAATGGCTGTCTTTGTAAATGGTAAACTGGTACAAAGAAAAGATATCTTAGATATTTCTAATAATATTCATAAAGTATCTAGAGATATCAAATCTAGATATAATCTAGAAGTATTGAATCTCAGTCCTAGAGTAGATTCTTTAGTCCCTAGATTTAAAAGACCTATTAGCCGAGGAGTAGTTAAAAAGAAAATCGTTAAATGGATTAACGGTAGAATTGGAAACTATGAAATCGGCAAATTCCAAAAAGATCTATTCGAAGGTCCTAATGGTGGCGGAATTAAGTTAACTTTGGGACAAGATGCTATTACTCCTTTATATATCACTGGTAAGAATCTTAAAATCTTTAAAGAAGATTTCTCAATGTGGTTATTCGATAAAGGTAATGGTATTACTTTTAATTATCTTCCTAAATATAAAATAACCATTCATCAAACTGATCATCAAACAATTGTAGTTCATAACAATGGTCATGATTATACTGATAATGAGATTTGGTTAACACATGGAGATACTTTTACAGTAACAGTTAATGCTCATAAAGGTTATAATCCTGGTAGACCTAATATTGAAAGTGGAACTGTTACAGGTCCTATGGATATTAGTGCTACACCTGCCCAACCAATTGAATTTGTAACAGCTTTGATTCCTTGGAATGCTGGCAGATTTACCGATCTAGATACTAATGAAAATAAAGTCTGGAAAACAAAATTCGTTACTATTCCTGAGGGAGTACATAAAGTCTTAGTAGTATATTCTTGGCATTACAGAAGCGATGAAGAATGGGATCAAGCTAAAGGACAAGAAGCTTATGAAATCTATAAACGAGATATCTCCCGTTTAGATAGTGATGTTATGAATGATAGACTTTCTTCAAGACTAGTGCATGGTCATGATGATACTGATTATACAGTAAGATTCCAGGGTACAGCAATATTCGATTATGATAATATGATAAGTTGGTTCGATCCAGGCAGGATTATTTGGAGAGATTGGAAGAATTGGCCATTACCTAAAGAAACAAATACTTATGGTGCTGATGCATGTGCTGTAGTAGGAGTAACTCCTGGCAAGACTTATAAGTTAGCTTGTTTCTCCAGTTCGTTTAAATCTAGACCATATGGTTATTTCATTATCTATAAAGAATTTGTTAAAAATCTAGATGTAAATATTGCAGATTATTAATTTTGTGAGGAATTATGGCAAACGAACAAACTCATGAACTGAAATCTATAGGTACTGATCCTTCTTTTCAAGGTGTTACAGTTCATGTAAAAGCAAAAAAGAAAGAGCCTGAAGAATCTGATTTCATTACAAATGTAGATTTTTGGGCAGTTAATAAGATTTCAAATTATAAAACTATAACTAATTTTAATGATGCTACCTATACCACTCCTGGAGATCCTGAAAATAATCTGGTAAAAGATGAGTTAGATAAAATCAATGCTCCTCAATCTGGTAATTGGTGGGAACTCCCTACCAAATTCCCTAAGTATTTAATGATGAACCTAGGCGGTCCATTCACTAATATGGAAAATATAAGATGGATGAATATTGAGAAGTTATTTAATCACGCATATCCAGGTACAAATGCTATAGGATTTTCTATTGATAAGACAGAGAGTGCCCAAATGTTCTTTAATAACTGTAAAAAGTTAAGATGGTTTGATGCATTACTAGGTCTTAGAATAACTAGAACTTGTAAAAATATCAGTTATTTCTTCTCCAAATGTGAGGCACTAGAATTAGCAATAGGTCTTACAACTTGGAATGTAGGTAGTGTAGAAAATATGGAATATGCTTTCTTTAATTGTAAGAACTTAAAGAGCTTGAATTTATCTACATGGAATACTTCATCTGTTAAAAACTTCAGCTCAATGTTTGGATCCTGTGAAAACTTAGAAGAGATTGATGGAGTATTCGATTTAACTTATGCTGAAAATTGCAATAATATGTTCTCTGGTTGTACTAAGTTAAAGAAGAAGATTAAATTCAAAAATGTTCCAGAAGGATTTGATCTTACTAGAACTGGGCTTACTACTGATCAATATGAAATTGTAGATGGTTTCCATATTGATGATATGTTTTATTCACCTAATCATGGTTATATGGCATCTAATTGGTACCCACTCTTTGGAATGGAAGATGATTTAGATAGTCATGAAAACTCAACAGTGGCCCCACCAGATCACTTATAATTAATTTTATATATTAGAATAATCATAAAAATAATGGGTAGAGTCATAACGACTCTACCCACTAATTATTCTTTTTCAGAATATGAATAAAATTTGAAATTGCTATGAGCAGTCTCATTATCTTCATCAAAGAGAATCTTCTCTTTCATCTTAAGATCAGCAGTAGATGATTTTTTAAAATATACTGGTCTTGTAATTTCTACGTTATCAACTACATTATCCCATCTGGTATGATTTGTATTGTAATTAAATGGAGCTCCATATACATAATTAGGCTCTATACGAGTATTAGTATCTGGAAGTTCTATTAATTCAGGAGGAAATCTTTCTACTGTTTGTCTAATATCGACCAATTCAAAGTCGTCAGTGTAGGTACTATCATTACAAACGTGTAGTTGATCTAATTCGTATTCATATGCTCCAGATTTAGGCGCACCATATGGATTCCCGAGCTTAATATTCTTTAAAATACGACCAAATTCATGTCCATCAGGATATTCCCACCATTTTTTACCATCAAAGAATAAACGTTCTACAATCAATTCTCCTCTAGAGAATAATATATTATGCCATTCATTATCAGGAGTATAAGGACAGTCGTAAATTAATTTATCATTAATCAATAATGCAACAGATGGTTTACCAGGAATGGATCCATGATAAGCTGGAATAAGTTTGATATTGTTTCCATTTTCATCACTTACTTCTACACCTGGGATATAAGAATTTTTATTATTATCAAAATCAATAATAGCAGAGTTATGCAATTTGAACCAGAAAGAAATTGCAAACCTTCCATCTTTTTCTAATTTGCACTCAGCATCATTCTGATAATAAGATCTTTCATTCAAACAATAACAAGATTTAAATCTAGTACTAATATAAGGATCTTGAATAGCTGCATAATTCTCAAAAGATATAGAACCATTCTTCGCCCAAGTATCTTTATTAATACCAACATCAGATATTCCTGTATCGGTAAATCTAATTATATTAAAATAATTTCTTTTTCTAAACAATCAAATCATCTCCTATTCTTCATAATCGTCATCGTCTATATCTTTACCAGGAACGATATCAGGATAGGGGTTGTTGTCTGGTCTTAAATAAATTGTTTTGCGATAATATACATTGCCTTTACCATTTTCTTTATCAGAGATGATCCATTCAAAGATACCAACAGTATTAGAACATTCGTAACCTGTTGCTTCCATATTGTAGTATACTTTCTCTATATCATCTTCGGAAGATGGATTAATTTGTAATGAACACAATATACCATCTGCATTGATAGGACCAAAAGAGTCTAATTTCTTAATAAGTTTAAGAGGTATAGAAACAAATGGTTCATCTATATAAGACTCAGTTAATACTTCTGGAACCTTTCCAATAAGTATAGCTGTGTCACTATTGTATTCTCTATCATTTGTAGGATAGCTTAGTTGAGTAATAACATTTACTTTTTCAGGATTTATTCTATAATCATCTCTGAAGAATTTGAGTGTATATTTTATATTTTTTTCTCTTCTTGATTCATTGACATTGTGGTGCACTAAGCATAAATGCCAATCATTGAGTTTATTCATTATTCCTTCAAAAGTAAATGGAAGAGTTGGATCAAGAATAGATTTTCTATTCTTCTTTTCTCCTCTATCTACAACGATCATAGCATTTATATCTTTAGGTCGTTGGGTTTTAGGAAGAACTAACATTTTTTCACCACTATTCTTTTAAATACAGTAATTTCATTACTTATTGTCAAAAAATCACAAAAATCCATCAAGTATCAATTAAGATACTTGATGGGTTATAGTAATTATTGTTGAGCTTCTTCTTCGTCAGTCTTTTCAATAATTTTACCGATTACAGAATCGATAACATTCAAAGCTACAGCGATGCAGATTGGAAGTACAACACCATCGCGGATTTTACTCCAACCAGCTTCTTTAGTTGCATCTTCTTTAAGTTTATTTGTATAAACGTCAGCGATTTCTTTTAGTTGAGGAATACCAGATTCTTTCAACCAACGAGTGAAATATTTTTTGGATTGATTAGTAACAACTTCATTTACGTTGTTGATCAATTCTTCTTTGATGTTATTGAAAATAACTTTGTCGATAATTTTAGCCATGCTATATTAACCTCCGAGAAAATAATATGAAGAAATTAATCTTCTTCTAAAATAAAGCTATCAGATAGTTTCCCATCTTTATAGCATTCGATTGTTACAGAAGAACCTTTGTAGAATTGAACAAAGTCTTTGATTACTTTACCATTGGCTTTAAATACTACTCCGTCTTCTTGTTTTACATGAATCGTAACTACTTCACCTTTAGAAGCATCTACTTTATCTTCTTCTAGAACTTTAGCAGCACTAGCTTCTTTACGAAGCCTTTCAGCTTCAGCTTCTAATTCTGCAATTCTATTTTTATAAGCAGCTTCTTTAACAGTAAGAGCATTCTTATCTTTAGTAAGATTTTCATTCTCAAACTTTAAGTCAGTAAGCGATTTCATGAGATTTCTATTAATCTCAGCAATTTCATTAGCTTTCTTTTCTGCTTTAGCAACATTGAGAGAAGCAGAGTTGAAATCTTTATTAAGATTTTCAACCTTATTTTTGTAATCAATATTACTAGCACTAAGTTCGCTATTGTCTTTACTAAGTTTAATAACTTTGTCTTTTAAGTCCTTGATTTCATCTTTATACTTGTTAAGTTCTTTAGCTACATCAGTCATTTTAGCTTTAGATTCAACTAATGTAGTCGTAGAAGGATTACTTGTATTAATAGATGCAATCTTAGTCTTATAATCTTGAATAGCAATATCAAGAGCTTCGATAGTCTTAGCTTCAATAGCTTCTTTTGTTACAAGAGCATCATGTTGTTCTTTTAAACTTTTGTATTCATTTAAAAGTTGAGAAGATCCAATTTGAGATTCTAAATCATCAACCTTTTCTTGCAACTCTTGAGCAAGCTTATCAGCTTTCTTATATTGAGACTCTAATGCTCTATATTGCGTAGTCGTATACAATCCAAGCATTACGAATTTTCCTTTCCATAACTAAATGAAATAAGAACTGCTATTATTATAATAGCTTACTCTATTGTTTCTTAGTTCTACTAGCAGCTTTCTTTTTAGTAGTAGTTGTTTTTCCTTTTACAACTTTTTTAGCTTTAGAAGTTGATTGTTTTCTTTTAATAACTGGAGTTTTAGTTTGCTCCACTTTCTTATCAGTGTCGATACTTTTAGTAGATTCCAATTGGTCTTTTAATTCTTGGATTTCTTTAGATTGGTTTTCAACTTTAAGAGAAAGTTCAGCAATATTTCTTGTAGCTTTACCATACTCATTAATTTGGCGTTGTAAACCACTTTCTAATTCTTCCACTTGGGTTTGTAACTCTTGTGCTTTATTAGAAACTTCGGTTAAAGTTTCTTGAAGTTTTAGATTGAATTCATTAAGTTCTTGCAATCTAATTTTAATTCCACTATTTTCTTCAATAAGATCTCTTTTATCTTTTTCTAGTTTAGCGATACGGTTAGTTTTACGAGCCTTATCTTCTAATAAAGAAGAGTTAAGGTTTTCTAATTCTTTGCATCTTTTCTCTAAAGATTTATATTTAGCAACTGTTGTTAAGCCTAACATCTATAATCCTCCAAGTGATTAAATCTTAAAATAAAGAGGGTAGGAAATTAACCCACCCTCTTGGATATTTATTTATTAAAGATTGTATCTTATATAAATTAAGGTTGGTCGGTATCTTCTTCACTAGATACATGAAGTTCGGAAACCATGTAACCAGGATTGGAAGAAGCAGCAATAGTTACATCAGTACCAACTCTGAAACGATTTTCAGGAGCAGAGTTACCATTAACTGTAATAGTACCATTAGCTGGAGTTACTGTTCTAACTGCTACATAGTATTGGTCACAGCGTTCACATAACCAAGTAGCACCACCATCAAATGTTCTAAATGTGAATACTACTTCACCAACTGTTTTGGCAGCATCATCATTGAATTTTTTGATAGTAGGGAAACGTAATTCATTGCTGAATACAATTGTATTTTGAGCCATCTTTAATTTATTTTGGTTCCAGATAGCATCAACGTATACAGTGTACATACCAGCATCTAAATTCTTAGGAAGTTCTAATTCGAATTCAGCACCTTGGCTACCATCTAAATTAACTTTATAAACACTGGATTCATATAAGTTTTCTTTAGTAATAGATAGAGTAGTTACAGCACCTTTATCTTCAATCTTATAGATAGGAATTGCAGAGTCTTTGGATTTACTGAAACCAGCATCATTGATCAATTCAGAAGTTTTGGTTTTGATCTCAGATTTCAATGCATAGTTTGTCAAATCTACAACTTGAGAACCTAATTGTTCCCAAGCATTGTTGATATACACATATTCTGTGTATAAGTTTTGGTTTTGTTCTGCAGGATTCTTAAGAAGATAAATAGTAGAAGCACCAATATCTTGAGTAGGTAATGCAGTTACTACTTGAATATCAAATTTAGGAATGCGTTGAAGCATAGATTTGATTTCGTTAGCAGGCATTGTATCAATTGTTACATTTTTACCAACGATTGGAAGTACGCTTGTACCAAGAGTAATAGATTCGATTTTATTTTCTTGAGCAGATGCTTCAATTGTAGCAAGTTTGTCTTTTTCAGTAGTAGTATAATCGTTTGTAGACAAAGTCTTACCAGATTCTTGAACTACAAATAGTTTACGAAGTTCTGCTAGGAATGTCTTTAAGTTATCAAGACTAACAAATTTAGCCATTCATATACCTCTTTCTATAAATTACGTTAAATCTGGTAAACTGATTTCGCTATTACTAACAGTTTCAATAGTAGGAGTTGGATTGTCAGCAGCTTCTTTAATTTCTGCCCAAACATCAATAGTTGTAGTAGGACCATAAGTTTCAGAGACATATCTATATTTCTTTTGATCTCCTACTACATATACTTCCATACCAACTTTACGACGTTCTTCTGGAATAGCAAGCATATCTGCTTTGTGTTGTACAGTTCTTAATCCACCAGCCATATCTTCATCTATCATAATAGGAAAAGAGTCATTAGCAGGGTCTGGTGTGGTTAGTGTGCTAAACACAATAAAGTTCTTTTCAACAGCCATTTTAAATTATCCTTTCTTATAGTTCAGATGGAGAAGCAATAGGAGTGAATAAATCTATAATTTCACTTTCTTCAGCAGCAATATCACTAGTACCACCAGCATTTATCACAATATTTTCACTACCATCGAATGGTACGCCATTGATAGATCTAGGAGTTTTTAATTTACCAGCTGCAACAGCATGAACTTCTACAGAAGCTTTATTAGCTTCATCACCGTGGATGTTTTTAACTGTCATAACTCCATCTTCGTTGATAGAAATATTTTCAATACCAACGGACTTCTTTTCCACATCTTCTAAAGTTTGTTTAGACTCATTAGAGAAATCATTAGTAGATAATTGTTTTCCTTCAACTTTATCAACTTTACCATTTAATTGATTTGTAAGAGTAGTCCATTTAGTATGAATTCTATTAGCAACCAATCCAAGAGCAAAATTTAGATTATCTAAAGTAATTAGTTTCATTACTCTTTCCTTTCTTAATACTATTAAAGAGCTTTAAGGGCAGCAGAAACTTCACTGTCTTTAGAGATAATAGTAATAGGAACAGCAAAGTTATCTAATTCACCATCTGTATTGTTTAAGAAGTCATAATAACTTCCTGTAATACCATCCATTCTTCCTTCATATACTAAAGATCCAGGATTGTTCTTAGTAAGTTTAGCATATTTATATTGGAACTTAGCTACATTATTATCTGTAGTCTTATATGGAATAGCAACAAAGATAGCAATAGAATCTTCTAAATTACCACTATTAATTTTGAATGCCACTGTAATATTAAAAGAAGAAGTTCCTTGAGGAGTGAGTCTGATTTCTTGCAAAGCTTCAGACATATTTCTTCTTCTAAGAATATTAAAATATGTAACTCTATTAGACTCAAATACACAGCTTAAAGAAATACCAGAAGTATATGTATCTCTCAATGTATAAGTAGAAGAGATAGCTGCTGGGAATTCTGTTCCTAATGGAACATCGCTACCTTGATCAGATGTTAGAATGAGATTATAATCTCTCATATGATCATTGATCTTAGTAGTAGTATAAGAAGTTTGATACAAAGGAGTCTTGATAGATTTTACTAGATTAAATGTATCAACTCTTAATGTATCACCAACATTTGCAGAGATATTTTTAGAGTTATCTTCACCAAGAGTGGATCTTTCATCAGAAATCATATTAGAGATTCTAGTAGCAAATCTTGGAAGTAATAAGTCATAAGCTCTTTTAAGAGTGATCTTACCATTATCAAAGATTTCTACAATCTCTCTAGCAGTATAGAATTCTGCTGGGAGCTCAATATCAGTAGTTCCATCAAATGGTACTCCATTAATGGTTCTTGCAGTAGATAATTTATCAGAAGATAAAGCAGATGAAGATTTTAAAACAGTCCAATCATCATCTACTGTTACTTCTTTACTGATATCATTAGTTCGTAATATATATGGAGTTTGAGTTTCAAGCACAAATACTTCCATACCAGCTTTACGTTTAGTAGCTCTAATTCTATTACGGTCTGCAGTGGTATCCACAATCATTCTACCACCATTGATTTCATTACTATCTGCTACAGGAAGGCTACCTTTATTTTCAATCAGGTTATTTTGGTTATTAACCGACATAACAAAAGAGTTGTCATTAAGTGCCATAAGTTAGTAACACCTCCATATATAAGTAACTTATTGATATTCATAACCATTAATAAGATGTGTACAAGGAGAATTACTCTCCTTGTACAGATTAGATTTATTAACCGTGATTAATAGGTCTATGATAAGTTACAACGTAAGTATCGTTTTGTCCATCTGGAGTCAACTCTGTTTTTAATTTATAACCATTAAATTTAACTTTGTTGCCATTAGGATATTTTAAATAATCATTATTATTTGCTGGATCGTATAGTTCATCAGCAGCATATGGAGCTAAATCACTATTGTAAATATCTGTAGAAGCAAATTGACCATATTGACCATTAATAGTCATACAAGCTGGCAAATCAATAAATTCTTGATCTGTTAAAGGATCTATTGTACCAAATAATACGTTGATATTAGTAGGACCGCCAGTAGGTAATTTGACTATAAAGTTGTAATCATTTACCCCATCTACTATTTTGATAGGAGTGATTAATTTTTTAGTAGCGCTAGATCTATATTGACTTTGTTCAACAACTACAATATACTTATCTCTTTTAGCAACAGGTTCTGTAGGGAAGTTGTTATCGTTAAGAGCTAATGTAGTAGTCAAATCACCAAATTCATTAGTATGATAAATTAAATTCATCAATTGTGTACTAATATCACCAGATGTAATCTTGGCAGCTGGTAACGTTACTTTATAATAACCTTCGCTATCTGCGTATTGGCTTATCATATCAGATGTGATAGCATTTTCATGATATGTATCGCGTAATTCGTAGAATGAATCACCAATCGGCATTTCTCTATGAGGGATTACTTCTGTATTAAATTTAATAGAAATAATCTTATCTCCATTAGCATCAGTATAAGTTTTAAGATCTTTAATCAATAAACCAACTGCAATTTTGTCAACAGTTACTTTAGCAGCTAATTCATCAGTATTTGGAACATGGATAGAATCTACTGTATTTTTTAATTCAGCAATTTTGCCTTCAAGCTCTTCTTTAGCTTCAGTAACTTTACCTTGAGCAGCTGTAAGAGTTTGGTTAGAAAGTTCTGTTACAGAATCTTTAGTAGCTAATTCATTTTTAAGTTCAGATTTAGCATTATCGATATCATCTGCATTTGCAAAATGTTTACCAGTAAGGATTTCATCCAACTTAGTCTTTTGACCTTCAGTGAAATCTGTAGGAGCAGCTTTACCTTCTAAAGTAGTTACACGATCAGCAATAGCTGGAACTGTAGTATCTTTTAAAGTATTTACAGCTTCTTTAACAGTATCTACTGCAGCCAATTTAGGTTCAGCATCAGTTTTGAAAGAATCTAATGCAGTAACTTTAGTTTCCAAAGTACCAACTTTAGTATCAGCATCAGTTGCTTTAGATACTGCATCATTAACTTTAGAAGTGATTTCTGTAAGTTTAGTTGCAGCTTCTTTAGCAGCTTGAATATCTTGTTTAGTTTCTTCAGGAAGACCAGCTGTAGCAGCTTGTTCAATGGAGTGTTCTAAAGCTTGTTTAGCAGCAGCTAAGTTATCAGTAGCTTCTTGTTTAGCTTCTGCAATTTTAGCATCTAAACCTTTAGTAGCACCATCTTCAGAACCTTGTACTACAGTTTTCAAAGCAGCAACGCTATCTTTTACTAAATCAATAGAGTTATTGATAGCTTCTTTAGCAGTAGTGATTTTTGCATCTACAGCATCAGAATCAGGAAGGGCTTCTACTTTAGTTTTCAAACCATCAACAACTTCTTTAGCTTCAGTAACTTTAGGTTCTAATTCTTCAGCTTTAGCTTTAGCAGCTTCAGCAGTGGATTTTACATCAGCAATGGATGCAATAGCAGTTTTGTCTTCTTGAGTCAAAGCAGCTTGTTTAGCTTCTTCAACTTTTTGAGTTAATTCTGTTTTAGTTTGATCCAAAGTTTGTTGGAAACCAGCAAGAGTAGCAGCAGCGTCTTTAGCAGCTTGAATATCTTGTTTAGTTTCTTCAGATAAACCAGCAGTGGATACTGCATGGATAGATTCTTCTAAAGCAGTTTTTGCAGCCAATGCATCTGCTTTAGTTTGATAAGTTTCACCAGCAGCATTTGTAGCATCAGCAATTTTAGTAGCTACTTCTTCTTTAGTGATTAATACGTCAGCTAAAGTTTTGTCTTCTGCAACTTTGATATCAGCAGCAGTTGGAGCAGCGGAAGTCCAATCAGAAGCTACAGGTACTTCAGATTTATTAGCTAAGCGGTAATCTTTTGCTTCATCTTGAACAAATACAGACATACCAACTTCTAAAAGAGAAGTAGGGATAGTTAAAAGGTCTGCTTTGGTAGCAACAATACGATTACAACCAGCAATGTCAGATGCATAAGCAACAGGAGTTCCTTCAGGAGCTACAAAAGGAGCAAATACTTTAATGCCATTTTTATTAGACATAATCAGGTTCCTTTCTATATATGAAATATAATTTGTGTATTTAAATGGGAGGAAGGATCACCTTTCCTCCCATGAGAATATGATAATTTAATTATTAGAAATCAAGGTTAGCATATTCAAGCAATAAGCTAGTAGGTTCGTTTAATTCGAATAAGAATACTTTCTTACCAGCCAAATCGCCAGCAGTAACTGCAGGAACTTCAGTTAAAGTTGCTTTGAATTTATTCAAGAATAAACGATCAGCAACGTTATTAGCAGCAGCATATGCAGTTTCTACAGCGATATAGAAGAATTTCTTACCAGCAACTACAGGTAAGAATTTGGATTCTACTTTCTTAGAATCTGCATTGAATTTCCATTCAGTAGCACCTGTTACAGTATTGAAGAAGTCAGCAGCTGCATTGTTTTGAGCAGCGTCCCATTGAATAGCATTAGCTTTATCAATAGCAACAAAACCACATGTGAATGTAGTGAATTTGTCTGCCAAACCAGCAGCAGATTCGATGTAAACATCTTGAGTCAAGTTGTTTTCTTCTACTTCATCAACAGCAACTGTGAATGTAACAGTGGAGCCTAATTTAGCATTAGGAATAGTAGCAGCAAATACACCTTCAGATACTTTAGTAGTAACTACAGGAGTTTCTACATCTTGAAGAGTAACTGTAGGAGCTTTTGTAGGAGTAACTTTTTTGTTACCAATTGTGAAAGTTACTTTAGTATCAGTAGAACCTTCGATTGGTTCAGATGCTGTAACTTTTACATCCAATTTAGGTTTGGATAATTCTTTAACTTGTTTTTCTAAAGCGGCAACTTTGGCAGCTTCTTCATCAGCAGCTTGTTTAGCTGTTTGAGCAGCTTCTTTGATGCCTTCAATAGCTGTAGCATTTTCTTCAGCTTTTGCTTTAGTAGTTTCAAGAGTACCTTCAACTGTAGTAACTCGACCATCAGTATTATCTAAAGCGTCTTTAACTTCTTTAGCTTTAGCAGTAGCTTCTGCAGCTTTTTCTGTAGCAAGAGCAGCAGAGTTTTTAGCTTCAGAAACGTCAGCAACTGCTTGAGTTACTTTCTTTTGCATATCAGCAACTGCAGTTTCAGCATTTTTAACTTTGTCTAAAGCTGCTTGAACTTTTTCATCAGTTGTACCTTTTTCAGGTTTAGCCATTACGTTTTGAGTATTGTAAGCAGCACAACCAGTGAAGTCACCAAATGCAACAGGGGAATCACATACAGCAATTACGGAAACTACTTGTTTTTCAACAATTTTACGAACTGTATTTTCAAGACCGCAAACAACATAAATGTCGTCTTCCATGTTTACGCCGATAGCATTAGGACCATCGCCTACAGGGATATTAGTTACGTTGTTACCAGTAGCAATAGCTTTAGTAGAAGTTTCAATAACTGTTACAGAGTCACCATCATAGTTTGCAACAAATACGTTACCGTAAGAATCGCAAACCAATGCCATAGGACGAGCACCTACTTGGTAATCAGCAATTTTCTTGGATTTAACAATACGGGATACTGTATTGGAACCAGAGTTTGCAACCCAGATAGTATTGGATTCATCACAAGTGATAGCAGCTGGGTTAAGACCTACAGTAATAGAATCTACTACAGTATCATTAACGATCTTAGATACAATACCACCTAAATCAGCACCAGTTTTGGAATCGATTTTGTGGCTTAAGTAACAAGCAACCCAGATAGTACCTTCTTCATCAGATACTAAATCACGAGGACCAGCGGAAACAGAAATAGTTTTAACTACTTTATCTTGACCTTCTTCACCAGCTGTAGCTACGCTGTTTTTGAAGGAAGGAACTTCGATTTTGGATACGGTATTGTCACCATAGTTAGCAACGTAAACGTTACCATGAGGGTCTTCACACATTGCAAATGGTTGAGTACCTACTGTAATTTTTTGGAACAATTCCATTTTACCAGAATCAGAATTTTTCTTGTAGTGGTAAACACAGTTTTTAGAACGAGAAGCAACGAATACGCTTACACGGTCTTGGGATACCATTACAGAAGAAGGTTCTAAAGCTGTATTAGCTAAGTTACCAGTACGAGTAGTTTCAACAGTAGATTCTTCATTAGATTCTACAGTGCCATCATATTTCGTAGTAGTCGTGTTTACAGTTGTAGTTTTCACAGTAGTGGAAACATTAGACACATCGGAAGTGGATTCGATTTGAACAACTTCAGATGGTACGTCATTTACAACTGTCATCAATTTTCCTTTATAAGGATCAACGATCCATAAATCGTTAGGAAACATATGGACTTACCTCCTATAAAAAAGTATATTAATATATTAATATAATTATTTTGATGCATCAAATTTAGGCACTTTGAGCAAAATAATTATAATAATGTCAGATGACCTCTGACACGTCCAAGCTAGAAAAAACCTATTATTCTTCCGAATCTTCGGCTATTAATATATTGGCGTGATAGAAGTCATCTAAATCTTTTTTCTTACTTACTAGAATTACAATCTTTGTCGTTAATACAAATGGAACATAATCCACAGAGTGGATTGTATCTCTAATTATATTATACTGCTTCTCAATCTCTATATACATTTCATAGAAAGAAACTTTGTCATGATGTCTATAATAGGTTGCCATAACTATTTCTATATTATGGGTAGTACTAAGAATAGAGCTTTCTAATAAATGAAGCACAGTGTATTTATCTATATGATAATCTTCTTTTCTAATAGAAGACTCCATATCAAAAGAGTTGGAATTGTTATTATTAGAAGAATTATCCTTATGATGAGTTTCCTCTTCTTTATCATCCTTTACTTCTTTGCCCCGAAATAACCCGAACACACTAAATGCTCGGGTAACAAGGTTGAATAAAGAATTTACTGATAAAATTTGCATAATAAAATCCATCCCTATTACACTGAGAATGAATGGAGTTAATGCCACCAATCTTTTAGAATATAATGATATAAATGGATTAATCATTATAGAAAGAATCGTAGAAGTCGAGATGACAATAACAGATTCTACAAATGCCTTTTTAAAAGGTCTCTGAGTATTTCTTCTCAAAACAAGTTCTTTTAATGTAAAACCGATAGTAGAAAATAAGAAACAGATTACGAATTCAGTGATTGTAATTTCTAGAAAGAGTTCATTATCAAGATACTCCATAATTACATCTATGAGTCCTCCGTTTCTTGTTAAGAGAGAATTAAGATATATTTATGAATGATAGTAGTAAAGAAAAATAATTAGTCTGTATATTAAGATCTATTAGATCTTTCAAATTAGTCTTTAACCGATATTCTAAATTCATACAATATATCAGATTATTTAGTCCCTGTATTAGGGTCAAATGTTTTTCTAGTATTAGTTTGTTCAGTAATTTGATCACCGAGATCAACATATGATCCAACAGGACTATTATACTTACTATTGATGAATTTGTTAGTAGTTTGAACAGCTGCCCCAACAGCCCCTGTGTAAGTAGCAAATACTGGATACCCTCCCCAATCTATATTATTAACTAATAGATAGAGTGAACCAATTATAAATGTTAGATAGCCTAAAAAGGCTATTAAGCGGGTCAATGAAAATGTCCCACTTTCATAAAACAACTGTTTAAATAAGCCTTCGTTTTGTTCAGCCAATAGATAAAAACCTCCTTTACTTAGACTTTAATTAAATGTTTTTAAAGCCCATGAGAGCACTTCTGCTTACATTTTAATAATATCATTTTTATTATTAAAAGTAAAGGATTTTTTCGATGGAATATCTCATGCCCAGTATTATTGCCATTGTATTAACTCTTCTTATTTTAGCATTCTCTTTCTTCATTACAAAGATGAGAAATTATCATCATGATGAAATCTCTAATGAGATTATGAATCTATTAGGAAATATAAATGATTCTAATACTGATATACATAATCAATTTGTCAGAACTAAAAAGAGAGCTGCTAAATTAAGCGAAATTACTAAAGAAGTAGTTGATATAAAACAAGACATAAAAAGAATAGAAAATGATATGGAAGATATCAATAAATCTATTGAAGATCTTAAGCATAAAATAAACAAAAGAAGAGGATAGGCGATTAAAACGCCTATCCCAAACATTTTGTTAATATGACTAAATTCGCTTATATATGAAGGAGATAATATAACTTATGAGCAAAATGAAGATTACTCCTGTCGCATATGATAATGAGAGTACTTATAGAGAAGATATGATATCGGATACTGTCTTTACAGCTAGTACTCCGTTTTTAATTATCTCTAGTCAGCCAATCCCTAAAGATACAAATATGTATTTTGAATTTGAGATTACTGATTATAAAGAGAATCCCTTATTCAGACACCTGCCTTTATATGTAGGTATTCATAAAGAACCATCATCTGGTATATTTGCTACAGACTTTAGTTTAGGTAGTATTTATTATACTAGAAGACAAGATTTTGAAACTTATGAGCAATATAATAAATCTGCTTATAGTGCTCACTACAAAGTACCAACCACTAAATCAAGAATTCCTATTAAGGGAACAATTATTGGTGTTGGTGTAAATGCTTCTAGAAACCAGATTACAATATATTCTGATGGAAAACCATTTTATTCATTTAGACCAAGAGAATTCAATCTAAATGAAGATGGAGAATTCTATTTTGCTGTAGCATCTAAAGTTTATGCTGATATTACTGGTAATATAAACTTTGGTACCTATCCTATGAAGTATAGACCAGAAGGATATTGGGATATGAACCAATATTACGTTGATAGATATATTATGATGAAAGACTTAGTAGGTTCTATCAATTACTCTACTGGAAATGATGAAGTAGATGCTTATTATGCTAATAGAAGACCTATTGGTTATGATTTCAATTCTAAAGTAGATATCAATAATATCTATGCACCACTTACAAATCCTCATTTAAGAGATACCTATATTCAACCAAATCTAGGACCTTCTCAATTATATGATCCTAATAACAATGATGCATTTGTTATAGACTCAGAACATCAAAATCCTGTAGATCATGCTTTCTTACCTTATCCTATTCCTACAGATCAAAAGATCTATTTTGAATTACAATGTAAAGAAGCACCTTTAGATCCAGGATATATTGGTGTACCATTAACTGTTGGTATTACTAAGGTAAAAGATACTACAGATTATATGGGTAAAAAAGAAATAGGGGATAAATCATTCTCTATTGATTTATGGCATAAGAGATACCAATACCATTATGCAAACGTTCAGTTAGGAGATAAGGAAATTCATTATCCTATTAGAACTGTTTACAATCCTATTCCTCCTATGCAACCAGATATAATTGGTATTATGCTTGATCTTAAAGAACAAACTATATCTGTTTATACAAATCATAAGTTATTTATGAAAGCAGATTTAAATGAGTACTTAGGATATCCTGATGATACTAGAACATTTATATCTACTGAGAAAGATCAAATATTCTTTAACTCCAAAGATGAAGTATATCACTTATTTATCAAATCTGTTCCAGATGCATTTACAGGTAATGGATATGTAATAGGAAACTTTGGAGAACCAGACAATCCTAATTTACGATATGCTGGATTATATGATAATGTAGATGTAATGACTTATTGGTATTACTACAACTATGGTATTAGATATCTAGCTAGTGGTGATATGAACTGCATCATTACAACACTTCCTTATAATATTAGTGTAGCTAAAACATTCTCTGGTATGGTATATGTAAAATCTAAATATGATGGAAATGATTTAGATTTCTCTCCTGGCTTGAATATGATGTATGGTACCTATAATATCGTTACCAATACTGAGCAAAAAGCGAATGTGCCAGATCTAAATCCATTTGAATTTCATGAATTGATCTATGGTCATAGATATACAGAAGATCCATATAGGTATGATAAAGATCTTATTATATTCGGATCGGTAAATATGAAACTTAAAGATCCATTACATAGATTTATTAATGGTAAAATGAAATTCAAAGAAAACTGGCTTAATGATGGTAATGGTGTAGATCTTCTCACTGGTAGGGATATGATAGTTGAGAAACTAACTCCTAAAAATATGCCAGAGATTAATGGTGATTTTTATTATATAAATAAATATACTATTAATATTAAACAAAGCGATTATCAAAGAATTACTGTTACCCATAAAGGTAAGGAATATACAGATACTCTTGAAATAACAGCTGGAGATTCTATTGAAGTGAAAATAGAGCCTCTAAATGTTGAAGATAATAATGGGGCATTCATATTCTACAATGTTGGTGAGTTATCCTATAAAGGTGGTACCCCTAATAATAGTATGACTATATCCGCAACTCCTGCAACCTTAAATAAAATGGTTGTTGGATTTATACCATTAAATGCACCTTGGTCTCCTGATAGTGGTGAACGTTTATATGACTTACATCCACAACAACCAGTAGCTTCTATAAGAAGAAAGAAAATTACATTCCCTAAAAACGTCAATAAAGTTAGAGTATATTTTGCTCACCATTATTGGGGTGATGAAAGAGGAAATTTAAGAGCTGCTAGTAATGGTATAAATCAATTATCTAAAGTTTCTATCGATTTTGATTTCTTCAATAAAATGAATTATGATTTAAGAAACGATCCAAACACATTTGTTGGCAAAATTAGTAATCATTGGGGAGGTGGCACAGGTTCAGCATTAAATACAGCTGGTTTACACTATAAAGTAGATAAAGATAGTGTTGGTCATTTCGCTGCTAATGATCTTGTAGTTATGGGATTTGGTCTTACAGATACCGAATACCACAACTGGTTTAATACTGATTATCTATCATGGGGTACTATGCCAATCAATACATTCAAAGTAGAAAGAGGTTGGTATGATATTCCATATACTACTATTGGTATTACTCCTGGCAAACTATATGACTTGATTTGCTTCTGTACTAGATATAAATCTAGAACTTATGGTTTCTATATCTATTATGGACCAGACGTTACTGAAGAACCTAAATATTATAATTTATAAAATCATTGGAGTAAGGGATTACCCCTTACTCCATATCTTTGTGTTTATTATAATTCATCCATAGCTCTAGAACCAACGATTACTAGAGGGAAACTCATATTAGCATTAGAGTTTACTGCTCTGCCATTTCTTTGATCAATTCTCATATCATCTAATAAGAACTCACCTGGTCTTTGAATACCAGGAACTGATTGACCAGTTTGTACATTTACAACGTCAAAATACTTTGTTCCTGTAGCTTGATTATAAATAACTACTGTTTGAATATTAGGGTCTTTTTCAGAGATCATCTTTCTTTGAACAGGAGTTAGGTTACCAATGTAATCATTAAAAGATTGATCTTCTCCACCTGCTGGAATAATATTAGGAGAAGCTGGAACGATATCACTCATACTAACAGTAGTAGGAGCTATACCAGAACCAACACTAGCAGTTTCTATTACATTGCCAGAAAGATTTACACCTGTATTGATAGATTGAGGTGCTAATGCTTGACCTACGGTAGGTAAGCCATATCTAGGAGCATTAAGTAATGCATAGTATGCATCTGTAATAACTTTATCAGAATTTTCATCCTTAACGTCTTTGAGTTGTTGTTCTCTCTTAAGAACAAGATCATTAATTTTATTACGAGTAGAGTTAAGTTCTCTAACAGCAGCAATCTTAGTATTCAAGATAGTTACTTGAGTATTCATAAAGTTAGACATATGTTGGAGACGCATCTTACCACCATATGTTCTATTAGTACGGAAATGATTTAATTCATCTTCGATATTATTATAAATCATTTCTGTTTGGGCAATAGTGCCATATAAGAGTTTGCTATTATCTGCATAACCTTTTTCAAACTCTTTTACTACAGAATTCTTACCAGAAGATTTCTTTTTACCATCATCATCAAAATTTGTATATGTAATTACACTAGATCCATCTTTTGGAGGGCGTCCAGGACCTCTACGTTTAGAGATCTTTTGATCTGTAGAGTCGATAATCTCAGCTTCTACAACCTTGCTCTCATCTATAACATTATTAGAACTAAATCCATACGTTCTATCATCTGTATCATGTTCGTCTTCAATAGTAACGAACTTTACTATTTCTTTAGCCATAAGAATTTCAACTCCTTATATTTTCTATTACTATGGGAAAGTATTTACTAAGCTGTTATTTACTTTAAAATCTCTATTCAGTTGTATACTATAATTGTGTATAATATTAAGTTGACTTCTTGATAATCATTATGATAATTATCGGGAGAAACAATAAATGAAAATAATATATTTATCAACAATAACTGCCTTGAATGCAGTTGGATTAATGATAACAAATGATATTCAAATAGCTGGAACTCTGGCTATTATCCTAATAACATCAGTAGGATTGATATTCATTGATAGTTTAGATACCTTAAAACAATACCATACTATGAAAGCATCTGAAAAGGTATATAAACTTGGGGTTATAACAACTTATATTATACAAAGTATCATATTTCTATATACGGTATATAGAGTATTAGAGGTTTATTATTAAGGGAGTGCAGAGAATGAAAGAAAGAAGTACTATTAGTGTATTATGGGAAAACTACTCAGAGCTTTATTGGACGAATTGTATTGTGCTATTAATGACTCATTTCTTTTTACTGAAAATGACAGTGAGTGAGAATCTAATGCATTATATAAATTATTTCTATCTAACAGTACTATCAGCTGTATTTATAAAGTGCACTATTAAACAGCTTACTGGATTTGGTAGAAAAAATGTAATTATATTAAGATGGTACTATGTTTTAGTAGGACTGATTAGTTTGTTATTACAAGCAATATTAATGATTACTTCTGCAATCTTATCTATAAGAGTTCTTATGGTTAGTTTAGGTATTTTATAAAAGATAGTCAGTATGGGGTTATTCCCATACTGATTTCATTTTCATAATTTTGAAAACTTACTTATAATAAATTTTTTGACGATTAGGAGGAATAATGGGCTTACAAGAAATAATTGGCTATCCAAGAGGTGCCAATCTTACAATAATGAATGTATTCTACCAAAGACCAGCAAAGAATGAGGCTACTGGTAGATTTGATAGAGATTATGCTATTATAGTATTTAAAAATAATGATACTGGTAAAAAAGAATTTAGAATGTATTATGAGCCAGAATATACTTGGTACCTTCTAAAGAAAGAATATCAAACAAATTATAATCTTCACTTTATTGAAAGAGATAAAGTAGAACCTATAACTTGTAAGTATAAAGATATTAAGAAATCTATAGCAATAGAAACAGGCAATGAAGATCTTTATAAACAAAATATGTATTCTGGAAATTATAGAATGAATGATGCATTCTTTGCCCATCCTAGAGCATTTGCAGCAGATATGAATATTCTAAATTACATTCGTAGTGAATTTTCAGAGCTATATCAAAATCCAGTTTGTAATATAGACTTATTATTCTTTGATATTGAATCTGATATTATAAATGCATTGAATCCAGATGTAATCACCATTGGTGAATGTCCTGTAAATGCTATCACAGCTTATTTTACAAAGACAAATACTTTATGCAATTTCATATTAAGAAATCCAAATAATCCACAAATCAAAGAATTAGAAGATGGTATGAAATCCGACTTTAAAAAGTATATTAAAGAAGTTCAAGATTTCATAGAGTATGATTTAGGTTCTAAAGAAAAGGTTACTAAATATAAGCTCGATAATGTGGGTTTATCGACAGGTTTCTTTGATACTGAAGAAGAAATGATAGTTTCATTCTTTAATTTAGTACATGGGTTATCTCCAGATATCGCTGCGGCATATAACATTGCATATGACTTACCATCATTAATTGCTAGATTAAAAGCAAAGAATATAGATCCTAGAGATATTATATGTGATCAAGATATGCCAGTAAAATTCTGTGAATACTTTGTAGACGAAAAGAATCAAAATGATCCTCAAGAACGTGGTGATTATTCATTCATATCTTCAAGAACTGTTTATCTAGACCAAATGGTATCATATGCATCTAGACGTAAAGGTCAAAAAGCTATTGACTCTTATGCATTAGATTTTGTTGGTGGATTAGAATGCGGTGTTAGAAAATTAGATTATCATGATATCACTACAGATATCGGTAAACTTCCTTATATTGATTTCCATACATTCTGGTTATATAATATTATTGACGTTGTTGTTCAGGCTTGTATTGAGTCTCAAACAGAAGATTTCAAATACATGTTTAACAACGTAATCGAAATGAATACTCCATATCAAAAGATATTCAGACAAACAAACTATCTATCTACCAAAGGCGCCGAATTCTACAAACACCATGAAGGTGTTATTATGGGTAATAATGTAAATAGATTTGGTAAGAAGCCTACAGAGAAGTTTGCTGGTGCATTCGTAGCAGAAGCTACTAAGATTAGTAATAAGAACCGTGTTAAAGCAAATGATATCTTTATATCTAAATTTAATAATGGTAATGACTTTGACTACAAACGTCTATATCCATCTTTGATGCAAGAATTTAATATGGCTCCTAATACTCAAGTAGGTAAGATCTTTATTGATGACGCACCATTTAAAGATCCATCTTATTTGAAATTAAGTACTGGTGGTACATTTACAGAAAACCTAGCATCTTATAATTACGTTGAATTCTGTCATAGATGGGTTGGTCTTGGCAATGTAGAAGAATGTATGCAGGATATAACTGAATATGATCAAATCAAAGGTAGCAAGAAATCAGTTATTGATATGATAAATCCTAATAGAGTAATAGGTATTCAAAGACCAATTCCTGATTGGGTTAAGAATAGAGTAGATGGTATTATTATGAGATTAGGAGAAAAATTATAATGATTAACGGATTATTCGAAGTCAATATAGATTCTACTAACCTCTATGCAGTATTAGAAGAATCAAAAAACCTAAAGTCTGAAATAACTATTATCCCAGCATGGTTATTACAATCCTCTCCAGATACTTCTATATGTGGTGTAAGTTTTAACTCTGTTGCTACTATAGGTTATTTTGAGAAGATAAAAGATAAGGTTCATATACTTCCTAGAGATTTAGGATTGCACAATATTGCATTCTTATCAAAGGATTTAAATCCATTCTTCAAGTCTATTAAGGATAACAACTTAGAAACTAATAATTTCATTCTTGGATTAAAACCATACGATATTAATGGACAACCATTCATGGCTTGTCATTATATTAGAACTCAAACAAGGTATATAGTTCATAATGAAAGACAGCCTCATACTAATAAGGTTATCACTACAGAACAAGATATCTTTGCACAGATGAATACTATTCCTTCAGCAGAAGTTTTGAAGTACATAAATTATTATTCATTCTATGCTTATGATAATCAGTGCAGAGTTGTTTTAAAAGATTATGATTTAGACTCTGATGAGGAATTCCAAAATATAATGAATAACTTCAAAGCATCTGATGGTATATTCCCATTTACATTTAAAGATCAAGATGGTAATAGGAATTATGAATATCTCAGTTATGTAAATAAATCTATGCTTAATATAGCTAAGGGTGATATTACTACAATGGAGATAAAGGATAATCTTAAAGATTGTAGTGTTAATAGATTCTTAGTAAAATATGATATTTATAAGAAGTCTAAGAAATGTAAGCTAACAGTAATCTTTATGGCATTAAAATTTTAGGCAGAAAATACCCCATAGCTATTATGGCTATGGGGAATATTTTAGTGACAGTATTTCACAAGTCTTTCATCTAAGCATTTTAAATATTCTGTCATAGCAACTAACTGTCTGCTAAGAACATTAAAATCTTCATGATCCTTATTTTCATCTAAGAACTTAGCTAATTTTTTGATACGTTCTTTAAGTTCGATTTGCTCATTTACTAATCTGATTTTCCAATCTTCCATTTCTATTACCTCCTAGGATATAATTCTAAATATGGAATTTATATTAAAGTCTTATATTTAATATTTTGGTAAAGTCTTATATTTTGGTTGTATACTATATCAGTGAATATGCATTTATATATTTAATAGGAGGAATAAAATGCAAACAATTAAAGTATTACTAAAAGATAAATATATTTGGGTTATGATTCTTATGGTAATAAGCATGTTAGTCGGATACAAGGTATCCGAGTATCAACAAATGCAACAAGCTCAACATCAAAAGATAGTTGAGCAGGGTCAAAAAGCAAAAGCTTTGACCCAATGGAAGTTGGACCATTATGGTACAATTCCAGCGTATAAGGACTAGTAATTACTAGTCCTTATTTTTTTTTCATTTAATAGCCTCTCCACATTAGGATAATAGAAAATATTCCGTAGAAAGGAAGTGTAAATATATGCCAATGGCAAATGAAATGACTAAGCTTCTTAATAAGATTGAAAGACGTTTAGGCACAAGTCAAATGAACTTGCCAGATTATCTCTCTAAAGATGTATGGGCTAGAGATGTAATCTGTAATGAAACATTAGACACATTCTCAAGATACTTTCCAAATAAAGTTCCTTATACATTAGGACCTGAAAATCAAAAGGGTGACTATTGGTTGATTGATGAAACTATTTGTGAAAGTTTAACTATCTTAGGTTGTGGTGATATTGACTGGCATGCATGGTCTGCTCACTATCCAGGTTTAACCTATGGTGGTGTAAATACATACGATATGATGACCAGTTCAGTAGATTTCGGAACTTATGCAGATATTACCCAAATGGCTGACCATGTATCTGCTTTCTCAAATGGTATTTATGTAGAATGGATCCCACCTAATAAAATTAAATTAAATGTAGCTATCTCGGCATCATTCATTACTAAATTCCAAAGAATTCCAATTTTTTTATTTGTAAAGCATGCTGACAATCTTAAAACAATCCCTCCTACTCAAATGGAAACATTTGAAAGATTAGCTACTGCTGATATTGCTACATTCTTATATGAACAATTAAAGATGTACGATAATCTAGAAACAGTATATGCAAATGTAGACTTAAAACTATCCTCCTTAGAAGAAAAAGCTAGAGATAGACAACAAGTAGTTGAAATGCTTGATAATACATTTGTATCTGCTGCTAATAGAAATCAACCTGCTATGATTACTATTAACTAAAAAAAAATAATAGGTTATCAAGTATAGGACTTATTTATAAAGATATATAGAAGAGATCGGTAAACACAAATTGATTATATACTAATGGAGGTATTTACCTTTATCCAATAGAATGGATATTTAAATTCATAATGATTGCAGCAACAATCATTCTTAGAATATCAATATGATCCATATAATATTATATCCTTTCTATCTCTTCTATTATATCTTTAAACTTAAAATCTTATGATCACAACGTATATAATCAAAAAAAAATATAAGAGAATGCGGTTATTGCATTCTCTTATTACTGTGTGAATTTGTATCGAAATAAGATGGTTGTTCATTGCTAAGACTCATATCATACATATTATATCCAGGTACTGGTCTTGGTAAGAAGTTTACCATAGTACAAGCATATTGATAGATAGAGAATGTTCTAATAAAGTTAATAAGCTGTAATACGGTATTGAAGTTCATACTTGTTATATTCATCTCATTGTTTAAATACATATCTAAACAAGGTTGAAGGTCTTCATTATATAACTTATGTATCCCTGGTGCAAATACTAAGAACTTATTATTACTACATTCTATGGTTGTTGCTGGAGCTTCTTTTACATATAGCTTATTATTTCTAGATTCAAATATAGTTTCTGGTTCTAATATCATCTTCTCTAATTTTGGAAGAAGTGTTAATCTCATCAACTCTAATTGAGCTCCCCTTATAGTAACCGATTCTTTATTTCCACCTTCAGTTTGTTTTATATTCTCAATAGTAAGAAATGCATCAAAAGTTCTATTAATTTTCTTTCTATTGATCCCTTCATCATCAGTATATTTTACTTCACCATAATAATATTTTTTTCCTTTATTAGGATCCATAAATCCGCCAGTATATAATACTACATTCATTTTTAATATAGCATTCATACCTAAGAACATAATCTTATCCTGAATCTTATTATATAAGAGCACAACCTCTTTCATACGACGTTCTTCTGCTGGCAACATAAAAAATATCTCCTCAATAAATAAATCAAAAGTTAGAGCCTGACCTCTAGATTATTTAGAGGTCAGACTTCTTTTTGTTTTTAATCTTCTACATAATTGAAGATATTTATTCCTATCATTCCATCTTCATCAACTTTGATAGAATTATCATACTGAGGAGTTTGATAATTTGTATTAACCAAAGATGTTTGTTGAGTAGGAATAGGTTCTGATACTACTGGAGGGACTTCCTCATTCTTCTTACCAATAAACTCAATTCTAGGAACTGGTTTTGCTTGTTCTGGAGGAATCTCCTTAGGATCTAACAATACTTTCGTATTATATAGATTTTTGTATAGATCTATAGCATTCTTAGGAGATAAAATGTAGATCTTATTATCTTCTGTAGCAATAAGAACTTCATTCGTTGCCTTACTATAAATACCAAATTTATCAGTATCCATATAGAATGGTTTGGATAAGATTAGCTTATCCTTAGAATCTAACATATCTGGTACTAGATTTTCAAGACAAGCAATGATTCGTTTTATACGAAGCAATACTTTATCATACTTATCTTTATCATCTGCTAAGAACTTAGACATAGATCTTTTATCTAGGTATTTGAAGATATGCTGTTTATCCATATCATCCAATACATTATCTAGATAATCACCGACATCGCTGATATTAATATTTGCAATCACTTCAGCTTCATCAATCATTCTATAGAAGTTTTTATCTTCCATAGCTGCTTTATGTAATTTATAAGCAGCTTGCACATTACCAGATGCTACAAATTCAGAAGCTGCTCTAAGATCTATTGTAAATCCAAATGCTCCTTCTTCTCTATAAATAAGATTAATACCATCTTCAAAGTTAGAGAAGATTTTGACGAATTCATCAAACATTTCCGCATCAGTTCTCAATGCTGTTACACCATTATATTTCTCATTAGCAACTTTCATACTAGCCTGGATTTCACATTCTCTAATTAAAGATAGTAGGAAATCAGGATCTATAATAGATGCTACAAATAATGGCACAGGATCTAAGATAATTGCCTTACGGAAATACTTGGTATAGTTACGGAAGCAATGTTCAAAGTATTGTTCATCTACATTTGGATTGATATTATATAGACGACGTACTTCGATATTAGAAGTTAACCAGCTATCTTGTTTCCTTTTAATTACTGCCTTTCTAGTAACCTTATAACCATTTTCAATTAAAAGTTTAACTTCTGTTTCAGATGGTAATTTAAAGGAATGAATGTAATCTAAAAGATTACCAGTTTCTACTTCCCCAGCACCCCAGATACAAACTATACGCATCAAGTCTAATAGACTTGTAGGACCAAGTAGCATCATCTTATGCTTAGTCATTGGTATATCTAATACGTTTGTAGATTCTTTTGCTATCCATTCAATAGGTTTATTAAATTCAGGCCATTGTAAACCTGTAGGGCATTTATCATATCCTAGGTTATGAAAAAGCATAGAATTATATGCATGATCGGTTAATTGTTCATATCCATCTATACCTTGCTCATATTTCAATAGACGATCATAAGAGGATATCCGCACTGGATATCCTCCTAGATTAATTGTAATAAATTCTTTCATATACTACTAACACCTTTCTTACTTATTCTTTAATTTCAGTATATTCATTTTTAATAGCATAGATAGGAGTCTTTGGAATCATTGGTTGAGGTCCAAGGTCTAATGCTTTAATTTGACCATAATACAGACCACTTGTTCTATCGATTACTCTCCATCTAGTAATGCATTCATCAACTGCAAAGTCCTTGCCTCTTAGATATAGATTATCATTATTAATCATAACAGCTTCTGTAACACTAGAATTTACAGCTCCTTTATAACCACCTATAGTAGCAAGTCTGCTTGCAAACATGTGAGCAATACCTTTTTGAATAGCGATAATTACTCTAGCATTATAAGACTCATCAGCCGAGTATCCAGATAAGCGATCAGCCATATCTATATTAAATAGTGGAATATAAGATGCCCAATAATCATCCGTAGTATCTTTGTCGCATGGTCTGAACAATATTACATGACGACTATTGCCATCTTTTTCAGGTTTTGGTCTTAGAATCTTTCCATTGATATCAGAAGTCAATCTATGATCAGTTTCTCTAGCAACAAATAGCTCGATGTTATCAAACATTTCAGACTCAGGAATATCTACGATAAAACCTTTATCATAATAATTATACCCAGATAGCATAATATTTGCAATGACGTATTTGACTTCATTTTTGAACAAAGCCACTTGTTCTCTTACCATATCAACGAATTGTTCGCTAATATTATCAGACAAAGCTGCTATGGTCATTTTGGAGGCAAGGAATGAATGATCAATATCCATTTTATGATAACCTTCAAATGTAGCATAATTGATCTCATTAATAGCAATAGACTCATAAGGCTCTACAGCGATATTAGCGAAATATTCGTCATTCGCAATATCTATTATTTCCTTATAAGCATTAGCAGTTCTATCATAATCATATCGTTTAGTTAGCTTAGTAATCCATACGAAATCATAACCGCAATCTGTTTGTGTATCGAACGCTTTTAGGATTTCATTACTAATACCACTTCTAATAACATGATCATTTTCTACTAAATTGAAGAATTTTTCTTTATCTTCAATACTATCACGTCTAATAATATGGATCTTTTCAACTTCATAAGATTTATCCTTTAGAGAGCTAATGAAATAGCAATCATCAAATTCTTCTTCGGTAGGATTTTCTCTTACGAAGCTCCAATGATCATTATCATCAGCATCCTCATCTCTTAAATTACAAGGCAAGCCATATGGTTCAGATAAAGAACCAATATATACTTGATCAGATGGACCATAGTTCATGAAAAGCATTGGTGTTAAGAATGGTAATTCCATACCAACTACAAGATGGAAGTTTTTATATTCTACATGATCCTTTTGATCGTTGTATTTGTAGTCTAAGAATTCCATCAATTCTTTACCATATTCACCTAACCTTTCTTTTAGAGATTCCATAACAGCACCCATTTTCTTATTATAAGTTCTGGATGGATTTAATAAAGATTGAATGTAGATCTTACGATCATCTTCTGATCTATAGATTTCCATTTCTGGTGAATCTATATCGTTGATTTTAAACATCGTAAAATGTTGTGAAGGGATAATACGGTTATCGCCTTTTGTTGTAATACGATATAAGTTTTCGGCAGAATATTCTTTAATAATGAATCCTTTTTCTGGGCACATCCAGCCGATCATGTCTTTGAAAGATAGTTGTGTGTAAATCATTTTTGTTTCTCCTTTTATCCATTAATAATATCAGCTACACGTTTCAAGCGGTTAGCTTTAGCAATTAAAGTGTTATAATCATTAACAGCACCGTTTCGAATTTCGATTGCTTGTTTTAATAGCTCTTCTAAGTCTTCAATACCATTATCGATTCTTCTAAAGATGATTCGTTTAATATTCTCATCTTTTAAATCAGCTTTAATAGCCATTTCTCTAGTATGGCGATAACTAGCTAATTTCTCTTTAATATCAGCAATTTGAGTATCTAGCTTTTCAACGAAAAAGTTTCGATGAGTTTCACCGCTATTGATTAAATTTTGAATTCTTTCTTGGTTTGTTACAATTGTTTCCATTTTAAATATTCCTCCTATAAACTAAAAAAGATTAAAGCCATAAACAAAATAATTTTATGAAGATACAATCTCTTCATAATTATAGTATATAATTATACAAAAATTTGCAGAGAGGAAATTAATCCTCTCTGCTTTATTCTAATCTAAATGCAATATCTTTATATTCAAGTGCAATGTATGTATGTGTTGTAGCATTATCATGTACTTTCTTAAATACCAATCTCATATTGTATTTAGTTCTAAGCACATTAATAACTTCTGTCTCTGATTCATTATCTGTTACTAAGCATTTTACAGCATCTAAAGCTATTTTAACTTCCTCTTTTATACTAGAGTTATAAGCATTTATAACTTTCTTAGCTATAATATCTGCAGTAACTTCAGCTTCTAAACCTGTTAACATATAAACCTCTTAAAACTGTAGAATATTTGTATGAGTTACATTCTTACTATCCATTTTACTAATACCAAGCTCTTCTAATGGGAAGTTTCTTAGATTGGATTGAATGATATCAGTATAATTAATGAATGGAATTATCCAGTCTGGGATATCTATATTAGATGGAATTGCTATAGAAGTAATACCAGATTTATAGTTAGGATCTTTTAATAACTCATTGGCTCTCATACAATGCTCTGGATAATCTTTTGCTATCTCATTTACATTCTTAGAAGTAAGATTAGTTTTGATAATCAATACGCTATTGCGTTCTTCTAGATTGATGCCTTCTTCGGATCTATCTTTGATAGTATTATAAGCATAAGCAGCTTTGATACCTTGAACAGCCATTGGATTTTTATAGAAGTTCATAGACTTAATACGAGCAGGTTTGTGGAAGTCTTTACTTTTATTCTTTAGAGATTCGTAAATTTCTTTTTCTAGAACTGTAAACTTCTTAACAAGGTCTATTTGATCAATGAATGAATTTCTTAATACATCATATTCTAGAATCTGTTCCAATCTTCTAGCAGTAGACTCTGGAGTACCAACTTTACTCATTGGCATACCTTTGATATCCATTTGTTTATCTTCTGGAATTAGATTACCTTCTTGAACCAATTGAAGAGTGGAATAGTTCTTTTTACCTTTTGTAAGTAATAAGGATTTAAATAAGAATTCATTCTTCATGATCAATAAGCAACTTCTATCTTCTGCATAAGTATTATAGTTTTCACTAAATAGAATCATATAATCCAAGATAAGTTGGCTTACTACATAAGACATGATATCCACAATACTATATCTTAGAGAATCTTCTTCGATAACAACTAAAGGATATTTCTTTCTCTTAGCTTCTACAAGTTTATTATTATAGAAATCATAATCATATTTAGGTTCGTTTTCTTTATACTGTAAAACAACCTTATCAGATTCTTCATCTATTTGAGCTTGAGTATATTTGATCTTCATAGGAATGCCAATAGTATATTTCAATACAAATCGATACCATTCATCTAGAGATATAATACAAGAATCTGTATCTGTAATCAATACAATATCACGTTGCATTTCATATACTCTTGGAAGTTTATCTATAAACATATGGCGATAATAGATATATTCAAATATTAGATCTTTGAATAATCTAAGCTCATAATCTATAGTTTTTGGAACTTTATTTGGATCAAGATATGGTTCTTCCATCTTAGTAAGCATTCGAAGAATTAGATTGATAACTCTTTGGTTCTCACAGAACTTATATAAATTATTCTTATAATATAAGATATTGATACATCTTTGATTTAGATTACAGATAGTATTCCAAATAGCTTCTCTAGCCTCTTCTGATGGAATCCAATTCTTGGTACCACAAATTTCCATGATACGAATATAACATTCTTCTATTGTGATATTTCTATCTAGTACATCACAATCATTGAACTTACTGAATCTTTCTTCCTTTTGATCATTTACAATATTCTCAATATACTGCAATACTTCAGTAAGAGATTCGAATCTCATATTATTACCAAGTAATCCTTCAAACATTGTGATTGATGCAGAAATACATCCACGTCCTTGACCAGTTATCGCGGTACACAGATAAAGGTTGTAAAATATACTACTATACTGACCAGAACAACCATACAATGCATTGGCGGATACTTTATAATTCAACTGTTTAAGGTTCCATGCATTGAATTGTTCAGACCCTTTAGGGTATTTCTTCATTTCTTTTTTAGCTTCATCACGTTTATCTGCTAGATACTGAATAAAGTTATAGAACGGATTCTTTACAGATCCATGTTTACCAAATAATACACCTTCTGTGGTCATTATGGCTTTACCACCTAAAAGGTCATTTGCTAATTTCATGAAGTCCATTTCTACTTCAGTTTTTGTATAGTTATTATGTAATCTGGCGGTACCAGCTTTATATCGTTTTTGAATACTATAATCTATAGCTTCTAAGATCTCCATTCTAGTTAATTTAGGACACGTTCTTTCTAGAATATGGAGCATAGTTTCTTTATATTTTTGAATAGTTATACCTGTCGGTAATTGTTTATTTTGCATCTTATCCTCCTATTAAACCTGTAATAAGGTGTTTAATCTATACTACATTTTAATAGTATATAACTAGATTACCGTTTATTATTTCTTTGAGAAGAGGAACATATTGGTAAACTCCTGTGCGAGCACATATATCGCACACAATTCAGAGTTATAACTCAATTTTTATTTAAAATTTACTATCCTAGGAGGTAAAGAATTATGTTGTTCGATAAAAGCGAAGGATTCATGATGAATGAATCTCACGAACCTGTAGTTGAATCCCAAGGTGCTGGTATTGTTGATCAAGACGCATTATTGGAAAATATGTTGATTGACCAAATGAATCGTATGACTGACGAAGAATTCCAAGCATATACTGAATCCGCTGATTTCCAAAACTTAGTTGAAGCTGGTGTATTGGGTCGTCGTTCTGTAGTTAAAATGACTCGTAAAGATGACTTGAACCGTCGTATCCATTTGGCTTCTATCCAAATGGCTCGTGAACAAGGCGATGCTGACTGGGAAGCTCTTCGTAAAAACCGTGTTAACGAACGTCGTTTGTTGAAAAAGATCTACACTAAATACTCCAACCGTGTACGTCGTGATGCAATGCAATCTCAAAAACGTCTTATCAAATTGACTCCAGACGCTTTCAACTTCAATAAAATTGGTCGTTAATCTTTAACGATTTTCATCTCCAAATTAACTTTAAAAATATCTAATAGACTACGGATTTATTTCCGTAGTCTCCCTTTTTGTCTCAATATTTATTTTGAATATACACTATAAAAGTGGTAGTAGATTTGTACAATCTCCTCTACAACCTTATAAGGTTAAAAAGTGATAATTTAAGGAGGACAAAATGCAAGAACAATCCGTTAGTAATCTTACAAATTATTATATCTATGCAGAATTGGTAAAACAAGGGAAGATGAAAGTTGATACTAGTGTCATAACGAAGGACAACTGGGATCACCACTTTAATGGTGTAATGAATATTTTGAGAGACGGCATAGAAACAGAAAAAGTACAAAATTATTTTATAGAGCCATTTTTTGAAGGCAATCAAAACCTATCGGTCGAACTGAACATCATGGATTATTTATTGAATCTCATGATGTGGTTCCCGATAGTGTACATTGAAAAGGGTATTGAGCCACGTCATTTATTTTTTGAAAAGTTTACTACAGCAGACGCTATCAAAGCATATATTGATAAAAATATAATCGATCCAAATAAGATCTATATCGAAAACAAAGCATTGAATAATGCTATTGCTGATACAGTATTCCATTTCTCTTATATTGATGAATTTGCTCTATTCCTAGCAAATACATTGAACCTAGAAGATGATATTGATATCATGCAAAAGAGTCAAGAATACTTTAACTTACTTCATGCAGATCTTAGTAACGTTCCTATTGGTGAAGTAAAAGATAAAGGTATGGAATTAGTTCATGATGCTATTGATAATTACATTATGAGATCTAACGAAATCGTTGGATATGATCACTGTCTTAAATATGCATTTGGTGCTCAAGAGGGTATTAATATTAGACAGTATAAAGAAAACAATATTAATATCGGTACCAAACCAGATGGTCAAGGTTCTATCTATCATGATATTATTAATAGATCCTATATCAATGGTGGTTTAAATACTCTAGTAGCTCAATATATTGATAACGGTGCATCTCGTGTAGCACAAATTATCTCTAAGAAAAACGTAGGTGAATCTGGTGGTTTCTCTCGTATTCTTGGTTTAAATAGTATGGATACACATCTCCATCCAGATCCTTCTTATGATTGTGGGACTAAAAACTTTGTTCATATTACAGTTAAAAGTCCTAAGCATCTTAAAATGCTTACAGATAGATATTATAGATTTGAGCGCTATGGTATTGAATTAAAGATAAGAAAAGAAGATAAGCACTTAATAGGTCAACAAATATGGTTAAGAAGTCCTATTACTTGTAAATCTCATGCAGAAGGTCATGGTGTTTGTTATAAATGCTATGGTGATTTAGCATATACAAATAGAGATATCTCTATCGGTCGTATTGCTACAGAAATCATTACTGCACAATATACTCAAAAACGGTTATCTGCAAAACATTTGCTAGAAACTGTTATTAAGATCATCAAATGGATTCCTCAATTTAACGACTTCTTTGAAGTTATTAATGTAAATGAGATTTCCTTAAAAGAAGAAATCTTCAAGAATAAACAAATGTCTGGTTGGAAATTAAGAATCAAGACACAAGATATTCAATTAGAGAATGATGATGAGTTCTTCAAACATAGAACCTTCTCCGATGATATGCATGCATCTGAAGATGAAGGACCTTTCATTGATCAATTTATTAATAGTTTTGAAATCATCACTCCTGATGATGAAGTATTTGTTAGAATCACTGCAGTTGCAGAAGATGGATCTCCTATTGATGAGAAGTTATATATCTCTAATAAACTAGCTAGTATGATTTCTAAAGCAATAGAAGATGAAGATATTGTAATTGATAATGTCGATATCGATATTCCTTTGAATGAATTACAAGATACAGAGTTGTTCTTATTAAAGATTCAAAACAATGATTTAGGTAAGTCTCTTGATATCTTTACAGATACTATTAATAAGAAGGCTGTTACTAAGTCTTATGATAAAGATACAATTGTAGAGGCATTACAAGATGCAGCTATCCAAGGTAGTGTAAAATGCCAATCTATACACTTAGAAACAATTATGGCTGCTCAGATTTGTGCGGATACGAGCAGATTAGAGATGCCTGATTGGTCAAATCCCGACGCTAAGTATGAGATCTTAACCCTCAATGAGGCATTAACTGATAATAAGTCTGTAATCGTATCTTTGGATTATCAAAAACTTGCTAAGGCATTATACTATCCATTGAATAAGAAAAAGAATGCTCCTAGTATTCTTGATCCATTCTTCATGGATAAACCTAAGAAGTTCCTCAATGCTCAACATGAAGTATGGGCTGAGGTTAATAAGCCTAAGATTAAGAAAGGTGAATGCCCTGTAGCATTCAATCATGATCATAGAGGCAAGAAAGCTCCTAGAGATGTAAAAGCATTCCTAGCTCCATTCAGAAATGAAGAAAAGACTGAATTGGATTAAAATATGGTAAAATAACTGTGATACCAAATGGTGGGGTAGGGATTAAGTTCCCTACCCCTATTATTTTTTGTAAAACTCCGTTATTTCAGTTGTATACTATAGTAGTGAATAGAACCAGTGAGAGTCTATTCATATATTTTATTTTGCCATATTAAACGAAAGGAAGGCAATATCATGAAAATTAATATCCAATTTAGCGAAAAAGAATCTTTAGCATTAGCAAACATTATGCACAAGTTTGACTTCGAAGGCAATATGCGAAAAGTCGACTTAACTAAAAAGTACCGTGAAGGTAACAGTGCAGGCCACTTAGAATATAGTGGCTTATGTAAAGATTCTGGAAAAACTACGATTGACTTTGAAAGTCATGAGAAGTTGACATTGGCTGCAGCAAGTGTATATGAAAAATATGCGTATACAGTAAACTCTATTTTCTGCACAATTAAAGGCTTAGCATTAAATGTTAAATCTTTAATCAAGAACTTCAATCTTGATTATAAGAAAGAGCTTAATTCTGCATTTGCTGAGATTGAAACAGAAGCCAAGGTTGAAAAGGCTAGAAAAGAAGCTAAAGCAAAAGCAGAAGCTGATTTCAAAAAGAAATTCGATCGCATTAGACGAATCGAAAAAGAAGACAATGACGATGATGAGTTATACTAATACAAATTGTTAGCAGTCTTCAAAAATAAAGGTGGATCAATTCCTGGCGGTTAATATCCGCCTTTATTTTTTTTGTTTTTAAAGGTATTTTTCTGGGTTACTGAGAGTAAAATACTCTCTAGTCAAATAAATGACTAGAGATGAGATGGTATTATTTTTTATAAGTATATAGGTATAAGTAGTATAGTTATCGTTATTTTTAGGTATTATAATGAAAAAGTTTGTCCATAACAGTGTGCAGATTACAGACGGTCCTAAGAGCAGTAAGAAAACTCTTTAAGGAGGTATTTCACTTTTAAGGAGAGTAACAAGTTAAAAGTTAAATATCTAACAAAGGCTTTTATATTTGTTAAACAAAGGACAATAATACCATCTCACCTAAATGTCAAATAAAATTCTGTTATAATTATATACTATAACTATGAGAACTTATTTAAGAAGAGAAGATTTTATTTTAATAGGAGGAAATAAAATGTTTAATTATGCTGTATTCGATGATAGGGGAATAATGATAAGCAATGAGATATGCGATGCTAATAAAATGGCAAAGCTTATTCAGTACAGGTTATTGTCAGAAGCAACAAATATAGAATGGCATTTAGAATGTGAAGAAAAATGTCATTTAGAAATATGGTTAACTAGCTTATGCAATTTTGTCGGTCAAGTATTGATAGATGGTTGTATGAAACAATATAGAGATCTGACTTTATTAGATTCTATTTCGTATGAAACAAATGATGGTAAAGAATTAATCAAAATAATATCTAAACCAGAATTCTTTGATTTCTTCGAAACTAGATGGCCTAGGTTCTATAAAATAATAAATAAACTATTATCAGAAGGAACTAAAGAGTCTAAAGAATTAGAAAACTATATATGGTCTGAGATGATGTTTAAAAAGAAAAGTAAATACAAAAGACCCAAAGACGCAATATATGAATATATGAAATATTGGTTAGAATTGGTATACGGGGAAGAAGTAAAAAGATTCTGGATTCCAGATATTAGAATAGTAAAGGGGTAAGAATATTGATTTATAAAGAAATAATAGATGGTAGGGTTGGTAATGCAAAGGCTACTGATGTAAGAAGTTTCTATCAACTTATTATTCCATCTATACATAGAGCTTTTGAAAAAGCTAAAGAATATACTTCTAATGATAGAAATGATCCTCATGATCATACTAACACACTTAAACACAGAAGACGTGGTGATGAGGCTTATTTTAGAATAGCGTTAGAAATATATGAAATACTTGCATTAGAGAAACCACTTCCTAATGGAATGGCTTTCACTGAAATGACTATTAGTTCTTCTGAAAGGGATTATATCCTAAGTAGGGCTTGTAAGGAAATCGTTAAATTAGATTTTCAAAAGATGAAATTGGCATTTAATCTAGTGCCAAAATTTAGATGTTATTTTGTATTTGGAGATGAGGAAGAATATGTTTAATTTCTTTTGTGAAAAACAATCTATGGCATTATCGGCTAAAGGGTTATTATGTGAGCTAGATCATGTATTTAAAGTAAATACAAAGGTCACAGATACCTTTTACAATAATGCTAAACTATTACATCAAATTATTTATAATAACCGTTTTGTGTTCATCGATACAAATGGTAAAGAAGTAACTTACACTAAGATCTCTCTCACTGCTGAAGATAAGAAAGAATTTATTAAGTTGGTAGCTAAGAAGTTAGATCTTGATAGACAAAAACTTATTCTTGCATTAGAGATCCATCATAGAACTATTAAAGAAGTTGAAAAAGCTATTATGTCTTCTATGGTATAGAATAAAAGAAGGTGGATTAAATTCCTCCTTCTTTTTTTATTCATAAACTTAGTTGTATACTATAAATATGAGAAATGAGACGATATAGTAATCTAAGTTTAAGGAGAATATTATAATGAATAATTCAAATAGTAAAATAGAAATGCGTCATACTACAACTATTATCCATGATTATACGCCTGGTGATAATGAGTTTATAGAACGTAAGTTTGCAGTATTTAATAAAGTATGTCATAGATTAGAACCTAAAGGCATGTATTATGATGCTGAGAATAAAGATCTTTATTTACCATCTGGTATGGAGCAATATTATATTGAAAGATCTTTTGGTAGGGATATCTTCCATAAAGTGTGCCCAGATAAATATGCTATGGTCAAAGGGGTTAAATTAAAATATACTCCTAGAGATGAGAAACAAAAAGAGGCTATTAAATTCTGTTTAGGAATGCCTCCATATGAAAGAAATGAAAGAGCTGCTCAATTACAAGTAAATTTAAATACAGGTGTTGGTAAGACATATGTAGCTATAGTAACCTTTGCATATCTTTCTATGAGAACAATGATGATCACATCTTCATTAGATTGGATTGATCAATGGAGAGAAAAGATTAAAGAATATACTAATCTTAGAGATGATGAAATCTATACAATAGCTGGTGTTAGTTCTATAGCCAAACTAATCAATGGTATGAAAGATGTATCTAAGATTAAGTTCTTCTTATGCTCTCATAGTACTATTAAATCTTTTGCTAAGAGATATGGTTGGAATATGGTATCAGCCTTATTTAAAAGATTAGAAGTAGGAGTTAAGATCTATGATGAAGCACATTTATGGTTTGATAATATCTGTATGATAGACTTCTTTACAGATGTAGCAAAGACCTATTATCTAACAGCCACTCCTATTCAATCAGATTTCTTTAATAATAGAATTTACCAAACTGCTTTTAAGACAGTTCCTTCTATTGACTTATTTGATGAAGACAAAGATCCTCATACAAGTTATATATCTATGCTATTTAATTCCCATCCTAAACCAACAGATATATCTGCTTGTACTAATAGATACGGATTTGATAGGATCAAATATACAGAATATCTTACATTCCAAGAGAACTATTATAAGATACTAAAAATCCTATTAGTTATGATAGAACAAACTGTATCTCCTCAGGGAAAGGTTTTAATTTATATAGGAACTAATTATGCTATAATGAGAACGTACTACTGGATAAAATACTATTATCCTCATCTTAGTATAGGATTATTCTCATCTCTATCTCCAAAAGAATTAAAGAATAGAGAGCTTAATAATAGAATTATTCTTACGACTACAAAATCTGCAGGGGCTGCTTTGGATATCCAGGGATTGGAACTTACTATAGTTCTTAATGAACCATTTAAATCTCCTGTATTAACTAAACAAACATTTGGTAGAACAAGAGCTCATAATACAAGATATATAGATATCGTAGATGTAGGGTTTTCTACATTAAAACATTATTATGCTTCTAAGAAACCTTTGTTTAAAAAGATAGCAACTGATTGTGTTGAGATCCAATTATCTGATTATGATATAAATCAAAAGCTATTAGAGATTGAAAGAGAAGAAAGAAGAAGACTTCAACTCATTCAAGATAGACCTAATTTAAAACAAGTTGTTGAATTGACACAAAAAGCAGGAGAAGGGAATTAATCCCTTCTCCAAAACTTTTTGTGCAGTAAAAAATTGAAAAGTTTGTAGTAGTACGAATTACTTTCAGGGTTTGTAATTCTTTTTTTGATATAGTAGTTTTTGCGATATAAATACTATATCTCTATACTTTACTTTTACAGTAGAAATAATATATTTTAAGTACGGTTTTCTATATTCTTTTTTATGAAATAACATTAAACATATTTCAAGCGGTAACATTATCACTTGAAATCATCAGATAATTGAAATATATCTATATTAAGAATAGAAAAAAAATATCTTCTTTATAACCAAGCATCACAAGTTAAGCTAGTCTTCTTCCACTTGCGTATTATATAAAATTTTCGACGTATTGTTATTATACGTTGTATTGTTATCTATTACTTGGGGCAATGAGAATACTATTAAAACTTATTAGCTAACTATCCCTGCGTTTTTATGTAACAAGTTTTATTTCGTGACCAAATATTTATTAAATATTTAATACTATTCCTCTATAATGGGATTTTGATTATATCAAAGATATATGAAAAAGCTAGCAGTGTATATAAAATACTTACAGAGGATTTATGTGTGAATGTAGATCAATTGTAGTAATTGCATTGGAAAAGTAAAAGGTTTGAAAAAATGCTAATCTTTACAATCTATCTAAGTTGAAGTAAGACGTCCTGAAGAGATAAATTAATATTCTAAATTACCTTAAGTATCGATAATCAATAACAAAGGTCATAATGTATTTAACTTTTCTGATTTTCAGATGATAAGAATAAAAATAAATATTAACTCACTTTAAAGGTTTATTTTAATATAACACTATCTTTTTTGTAATCGAGAAACTAGCTTTCTCATTATTAATTAGTTAAAAAGATCATTTGAAACTAATATTGGCCTCCACCCATATCAGCCCCGCCTTCTGCTCCACCACCATAAGGTTTAGCAGCAGCTGTTTTAGCTTTAGCTTTATCAGCCATTTCATTAATCTTATCCATTGGTAAGAATGAATCATAATAGTATTCCATAAGCAAAGATGTGAATGCTAATTTTTCTTGTTCGTTTTGAGTAGTACCAAACTTCATTTGAACAATGTTTTGAATCAACTCTTGAGACATAGATAAGATTTGGGAAGTATTAGTAAAGTTCAACATGATTGGAGGAGGAAGTTCTACTTTGATAATAGAATTCGTATTGTATTCATATTGATAGAGTTTTGTATAGATAGCAGATAAGATTGGTTCATAAAGTTTTTGTCTAGCATAAACCTTAATAAGGAATCTAGAATTACTCATAGTAAGATGAGTAGCTGTAGATTCTTGATATCTACTATTTACCATTTCTAGAGAAACACCAGTTTGATTTACAGCCATTTCTTCCAGCATATTCATAAACTCTGTTTTAACTTCTACGTTTTGACCAGGCATAATTTCAAAGCTTACAGGAGATTCGCCATTAGCATTTTGAGGGATTACCAAGTCATTAAATCTACCAGTAACGTTCATGATATTATTCATATTTTCAATCTGACGTAGATTGAAGTTAGAACGTTTAATTTGGTTAATTACATTAAGAAGTACGGATGTGATATTTGTATCGATTGTTTGTTTTACATGATACAATCGTTTATCATAACCACGAGTCAATAATGCAATTGTATTAGAGATATATAAGCAAGTGTATAGCTTAGCTGGGAATAAGGATTTAACAATATCAGATACACCACGATGAGTCTTCTTATTCAATTCAAAGTAAGAATGAATAATATCAGATGGTGGGATAAAGCTAATACGAAGTTTAGTAGTCTTACCATTATTATCAGCATTGTATTTCAATACTGTATAAATCTCTTTAGCTAAGTCTTGGTTAGCATTTACAAACTTCTTATCAATTCTTTGAGAGATCTTTCTAGCAATCTTCATAAGAACTTCGTTATCTTGAGTAGAAGTACCACCATTTGCTTCATTCTCTCTAGCAGTTCTTCTAGGTCTCATACCGCCTAATGTAGAAGTAAATGTCATTTGTTCTTCTGCATTACCACCATTAGGATCATTCATCTCAATATAGTAATACCCTAAACAAGTATTATTGATATAGATAGGTTTTACTCTATCATGTTCCAATATCTCAAATACTGCACCTGGTAATTCTAATTGTTCACCAGTATTACCAGCTTTTGTAGGTTCGTTTAAATCTTTTAAACCATCATCTGCAAGACTGGTAGGACCTTGTAAAGTACCACCTTGAGCAGCTTTCTTTAATTTTTTATTAATATTTTTAAAATAAAGAGAGTTGGAAAGGTAAGCATTGCGTGCAGAACCAAGCGACTCCTCACCAAATAGAACAGCAGTTTCATCGAAAATACGTCTTAAACCATTTTCTTTTACGATGATACCAGGAATGACTCCTGTTTTGTTTATTTCGATATCTAGATTAGAATACTCAATATTGTTATTAGTTAAACCATCAATAGCTTTACTAGATAAAGTCTCTTCATTTAGATTATAAACACTCTTAGCACCAAAGGAGCTTAGCTTATCTTCATCAGTAGTAGAATAAGCAAAACTCAAAGTCTCATTAATAGATTGAAGAGCTTGATTTACAGAATCTTCTGTAAGAATGCCTTCTTCAGATAATAAAGATGCACCATCTGTTCTAGCCATTAATTTATCAAGAGCTTTTTTATAAGGAACAATATAAACAAATTGTTCACCATATTTAGCAGTCTTAGAATATAATTCATTTCTAAAAGCTTCTAAGTCATATTTTCTAGCAAATAATTCTAAGTCTGATCCATCAGCTTCTGACTTATTATCGCTATCTGTTTTATCTGTTGCACCACTTACATTTTCGATATTAATACGAACAGCATCGTCATTGAAATGGTCTGCAGACAATACATTGTCTTTCTTAATATCTAATGCCTCATCTAATTTAGGCATATATTTACAAACAGTATCTATCTCTCTATCTAAATCTCTAACAAGAGCATTCTGAGAGTAGATATCCATTATATCTGCTAATACTGTTTCATCTTCTAATGCAGATCTAATTTCATTAAGTTGATCTTTGTCATTTCTAGCAAGAGTTCTAGCATAAAGATCAGCCATATTAGTCCCACCATTATGGGACTTAGCTTTATCGATGAGACTTTCTAAGTCATCATCCATTCTACGTTTTACAGTGTCAATATATTTACTATTATCATTATTAGTAAAATATGTGCTTTTATATAAGTCATCGATGTTAGCTTGGATACTGCCTGCAATCTTTTTATTCACATCCATGCTTACGATAGGTAACTCATCGGGTTTCGGATTACGTCTTCCTTTTTTGTTATCATCAGCCAATGATTTGTACCTCCTAAAAATCAAATGTCAATTTTAGCAATAATTACCTTAATGTACCAGGGATACTATTTAATCACTTTGGCATAAAGAACCTCTATACCGCCGAAACGGTATAGAGGGATAGATTGTGAGTTATTAATCTTAGATTGTAGATTTAAGGTTAACAATACTATCATATGTTGGGGAATCTGCCACAGTAGCGTCAGAGGAACCAGCATATACTTCAACAGCTGCTTCAGGATGCAAGGATTTGTTAAGGATATTGTATCCGAATTCCATTTCATCGAAGCAAGTGTGTTTGTTAATGAAATCCAAGAATTCCACTGCACGTTGGTTAACAATTCGACCAGGAATTGGGAAACCATTGAATTGCAATGCAATTTCAGAGAAGTTTATTTCACCACGAGTTACGTTGTAAATAGAAGTGTTAGCAACGTTTGGTTGGCAAGAAGCAAGGATGTATGCTTTTTCAACATTCAAGCCAGTGTTATCAGTTACGATCAATAAGAAATGGAAGATTTCAGATTGGTAACCTTTTGTAAGACCAGCATTGTCTTTACCTGTATATTCAGGATATTTAAGCAAACCATTATAACGTTTGAATTGAGTACGAGGGTCTTTTACACCACGAATGAATAATTCGTTAACCTTAGTAATCAAAGAACCAGAACGTTCGTAATAGTTCATGCTGAAGGAAGTACCACCTTGTTCAGTAGTTTTTGTAATGATGTTGAGATCAGTGATACCATTTGTAAGTTGGTTAGTTTCTGCACTGATATCTTCGATACCTTGAGCACCACGGAATTCATATTCAAGGATATGACGGTAGTTACGGATCAATGTATCATAAGTGTTGTTACGGCTTCTAAGAGCTGTCAAGAATTTAGGGATATCAAGACAGATCAAGAAGGAGTACCCAGTTTCATACAAATCAAATTGTTGAAGATTTGTGAAGTCTGTTACACCACGCATCAATGTATATTTGGTTACATCGCGAGGGTCGAGGGTACTGTCAAAAATATTGCTTACGGTTTCTTTAGACATTATTTATTACCCTCCTATTAATCCAACGCAATAATCTTAAAGATTTCTGTTTGAACGAAATTACGGAATTTAACGTACAAGCAAGCATAGATAATTTTATTGGAATTATACAATGCATTGGATACATATTCGATTTCGAAAGAAGAGAATAAGTGAGAATAACGGTTAACGATCAAATCGTTTACGTCTTTCTTGTACTTAGTTAAATCATCGCCATCAAGGAAGCTATAACGGATCTTAGGACAAAGTTCACGAATAGCTTTGATTACTTGTTGAACTGCAAGAACGTTGTTGATCCAAGATAATTGAGTATAACGAGTTTGAGAAGTATACTCAGAGTTCATAGTCAATACATCACCATTATAGAAAGATAAGTAGTTGATACGCATATCATCTAATTCTTTGAATTGGTCAACGTAAGGAGTATGTTTAGGAGCAAAGTTCAATGTGCCTTCAACATAGGAATCGTTAGGAATAATGATTTCGTATTTTTGACCACAGAATGGACGGTTACGACCATTGATGAAGTGTTTAACAAACAAACGAGTCAAGTCATAAGTAACTGTAACAGGAATTTGTTTCTTAGTATAAGGATCATAAATTTCGTAAGAGTTCATGTATGTTGCACAGTAACGATTCTTAGCGTTTTCATAATCTTTAATACGAAGTTCTTCAATGGAGTTTACGTTAAGACCCATATCACGGAAGTATACGAAGTCTTCACGGAATGCAGCCAATTGTTCAATAGCACGTTTAACTGGTTTTGGATAGTTAGCATCAAAAATACAGTCAATACGGTTATTATCCAAATCATAGATATCATCGGAGTAAGAACCGTCGAAAGCTTTGATCAATTCTGCTTCATATTCTTTAGCGTTAATAGGACGATCACCAAAGGAACCATTGGAACCGTTTTGTAATCTAATACCCATAACGTTGGAAAGGTTTACACCATCAGAAACGTCAACGGATAAGTTGTTGTAGTCACGACCATTCAAATCAGTACCGAACAATACGTCAGCAAATTTGAATTCGTCATCACCAATCAAGTAGCCTACGTTGTTAACGAATGCTTCATATTCTGCATCAAAGAATAAAGCACGAAGTTGTTTAGATTGCATACGGATTGCATTAGACAATGCCATATTTTTATCTCTTTCAACAACGTCAGGATTCATTGTAAAGGAAAGAGTTTCTAATGTAGTGCCATTTTCGATGATGTCGATGAAATAGCGTACATAGGAAACTGGATGAGAGCTAGTAGTGTCAGAATAAATACGGAAGGATTTATTAGAAGCACCACGGCCATTGTCAGCTAATAGGAACAATACATATTCGTCATCTTCGCCGATTTCATGTTTGTGACCGAAATCGTTTTTCAAGATTTTACCGAATTTTTTAATATCGTTACCATCAGAAGCAACAGATTTCAAACGGTAAGTAACTTTAACGAAGTTTTCCAATACAGGAATATTCGCAATACCATTTGTATTAGCATCTGTAGTAAGTCTGTTAGTTGTAGGATTTGTAAACAATGGAAGACCACTGTCGTTTGTTTTTTGTTTCTTTTCGTTCTTAACTTCTGCAACTACACCAATATTTGCAAGAGTAGCATCAGTAGCAACAATACGTTTGAAAGTAACGTAGCCACCAGCATTAATAATATTTGCAGCTTGGATTAAAGGTTGACCATGTTTGGAGTAAGAAGGAGTTTTTCCGTATAAATCAAAGAATTCACTACCGAAAACTTTATGTTTCCATTCTTCAGGACCTTTATCAGCAGAACTTACGACCATAAATATCGGACGGTCAGTGGTATCTTCAGCAATATCCGTAAAGGTACGAATATCAGACTGATCATCGATGATGGTAGTTACACCAGGAGCTGGCATATCGAGTTCCTCCTTTTTCATTAAATAAAAAAGTTATTAATTTTTCGAAAAACTAATAATTTGAAATCATTACAATCAATGATTATTAGTGATTCTATATATATAGAACCTAAGGATTATCATAATTCACTATAATGACTAGGACACATAGCAAAAAATGGCCCCCAGATTTAATATAATGTTATTCTAGAGCCTTCTAGCTTGACTGCTATTCTTGGCCTACTAGAATCTCTTCTAATGGTGTATCTTTAGGATTTTCATTCATCATAGCAGCTAATACGGACTCATCAAAGTCTTCAGAAATTAATGCTGTATATGGAGAAATAAGTCTAGATACATTACGAAGAGACATGGACTTATATGCATTCATATCTTTTGAGCCTGATAAACGGAAAGGTTTAGTTTCATCATTCTTTGCTCTACATACTTCAGAAATTGCAAAGCCAAACATTTGGTTATTGATCCCATATGAAGAACCATTTATTTCCATATTTTCAATAACCAAATCTTGAATATTTTGATATGGGATTGTATTAATTACATAACCAAGCATGAAGAAAAGGTTAAGCATCTTTTCACAGTTACCAACGAATTGAATAACTTTAGTAGACACGATGATTTGATCATCATCTCTATATCTAAGGATACGATAATCTTCTGGATCACTATTGGTAGTAAGTTTAAGTTTCTTAACCTTAGTAACTTCATAAGGTCTAGTAGCAAACATGGATGGGAATCTAAACATTCTTAATCCATCATTCTTACCAGTTTCGATATCTTGAACAGTATAATTGAATATACCCATGATATTGATATAGTCGCCTTCTTGTTCTGCAATATTTCTATCGAAATACTTTTCTGGAACATATGCTACCATTTCTTTTCCTTTAGCTGAGAATAAGATAGATTCTTTCTCTTGCTTGCAAAAATAAGGAAGTTTAGCCATTAATTTTCACTACTTTCTTCTCAAACACTATAGAGAGCTTTAAAATATGGAAGTGCTAGTTTATCTTCTTCAGTAAGATCTTCTGATAAGGATTTCTTAAAAGCAATCTTACCAACTGTTTCTCTTTGATGAGGATCTGCGCCATTATCCATTAAATATTTAGCAATGGCATATTTACCATGCTTTAATGCATTATAGAATGGCCAGTTATCATAACAATCAGCAGTAGCTCCTAATTCCATCATATATTTAACCAAATCTAAAGAAGAGTATTTTACAGCTTCATTAAATGCAGAACCATTTCTAATATTTCCGAAAGATCCACAAGTAGGTTTGATATCATTTTCAATAGCAAAGTCTACTAGTACTTTTAATCTTTCTAATTGGTTAGCATTCACTGCATCTAGCATAAGATCTTCTATTTGGAAAGGTCTATCTAACCCAACATACTTATCATATACAGCAGTTAGTACCTTCTTAACCACTGATAGTTTAGTTTTAGGATTTTGAATAATGGTAGATAAGATAGGTTCATCTAATTCCCCAATATGGAGTAATAAGATAGAACTAATAATATCATCATATGGTTTCTCAAGTATCAATTCCCATAAGAATGGATTATTATAGAACTTTTTGTTCTTGATAATAAATGGTTTCTTGTGTCCAAATTCTTCTGTGTCTATCTCATTTTCAAAAGAAGAATTGTAATTATAATCCTTATAATTGATGCCTTTAGATAAAAGGCTGCTCATAAGAAGGCTATCATTAATTAGTGCTTTTTCACCCAATTTGGTCATCTCCAATCATTAAAAATATCTATTATAAGTAAGTCAAGGAAATAGAAAATCCCCTAAGGAGAACTAACTCCTTAGGGAATGATTGAGTGTTAAGTGTTACTATTAGAATGAACACCAGCTCTGTGTTCCCAATCTTCACTCATATTTGTACCAAAGTCATTGAAATGACGATCTGCAAATAGAATTAAACCATTCTTATACATTACATTTCCATCATTACAACCACATTGGTTTTCATATCCATCAACTGGTACATCAAATTGTTTAATAACTTTAGGCATAGAAGCAGAACTTCTACCAGCATTTTTAGCAATAGGAGTAGTATCAGATTTGGAAGCAGTGATAATACCTTCAGATGTTGTGCCACCAGTAGTTACACCGTTAGAGTATACACCACCTTTAATAACTGCACCTACAATAGTTCTGCCAACTGTAGTTCCTCCAATGATAGTACCACCTATCAAAGTACCTCCAGTAGATATTAAGTTACCAGTAGTTTTACCACCTTCAATAGTAAATTGTTTACCATTGATACAACCAGTAGCAATGCCACCTTCACCAATACCACCCTTTGTAGTACCACCAGTAGTAATATCTCCTACTGTAATACCACCAGTAGTGATCATATCTTCACCAGTGATTGTAGCATTAGTAAGAATACTATCTTTAATAACAGGATTAATGATAGTACCATTAGAAGTCTTACCACCAGATACAATTGTATTGATAGCAATTACATTAGAGATTGTTCCCTTTACTGTCGCTTTAGAAACAATTTCTGTTTTAGGATCTTTCTCCCCATCTACACTACCAGAACGAAGAATGGCATTTAAGATTTGACCTTCTGTAACAGTACCATTTAGAGTATCACCATTGATGACTGTGATATCCATCATACGATCATTCTTACCTTGAGCTAAACCATCGACAGTATGACCATTGATTTTACCATCAATAATAGTACCTTCAATAAGGTTACCATTTTTATCAATGATAGCATTTACAATAACTGCTTCTTTGATAACTTCTGCAGACGTGGTACCATATCTATGAATAGAATTATCAATAGTAGAACTTTGACCAGCAAATTTAGAGTATTCGGATACCCCTCGTAATTGATCTGTTTTGATAACTGTTTTACTAGTAGTATAATCTACAGAACTATCGATTGCTAATTTAAACAATGTAGCATTATTACAATCATAAGTTTTATAGATATCAGTAAGTTTACCAGTTACTTGTTTTAATACGCCGTCTTCCACATATTGGAAAGTATATACTTTTCCAGGTTCTAATTCGATAGTAACATTCATCTTGGCATCGCTATATTTGATAGTAGCGATCAATGTACATTTTTGAGATACATCAACACCAGTAATCATAGAAGGAGTACAACAGCAACAAGATAAATTCAAAGGACCTTCTGCTCTATATAAACCACTCATCTGACCAGGAGTGATATTGGAATTCTTCGTAGTAGTATAATCAGAACAACATCTTCCACCAACTACACCGCCATTATATGCTGGAGTTGGATCAAAGACATGATTAACTTCATAGCAGTCGTTGCTGCTAGAAACTGTATAATGACTATGAGAATTGCAAGATTTGCATTCAGACATTTACTTTACCTCCTTTAAGAAATTTAGTATTATAAAGATGTGAACACACAAGAAGATGGATAAGGGAAATGAATCCCTTATCCAATGGTTTATTGTTCAGTTGGAGTAACTTCGACTTTTGTAGCGTCTTGTAGAGGTAGATCCTTAATAATCTCTATATCCTCTTTAACACCTTCTGCAATAGTTTCTAATTCTTCCTTAGTAGGTGGGTTTATAGCACTGTAAACTAGTACTAATAGTTTGAAGAATTCTCTTACTTGATTAATCACGTCAGGATATTCATCAATTTGAGATTTGGTCATATAAGACCAAATAGAGATATTCTTCATAATCATCATAATGAAGAAGTTTGTATGACTATCAAAAGGAGAAATACCTCTAGCAACTTTAGATAAAACGATAGAGAATAGAGCACCAAAGTCATATTCCTTTTCTGCCCCATTCTTTAATTTAAATCCAAAGTGTACTAATACCGCATCAGTAAGTTCTGGTAAGAATGCATTGAATTCAAAACCAGATCTATTTCTTGCAGTATATAGATCTTCGATAGATCTTCTTAGCCTTACTTCATTATTGTAGATTTTAAGAATATTAGTTTTTAAAGCTTTGATGAAGATAGCTGGATATGCTTGAGAAGTAAAGTTGGCCATTTTATAAGCAAGGTATACTTTATCAATGATCTTCTTAGTCTTTTCTCCATCATTAGCAGCTTCAGCTTTAAGCTCTTCCATCATCTTATCACGTTTATTCAAATCTTTATCTTCATAATAGATATCAAAGATCTTTTGAATATATCTAGCATTTAGCTTTGTATGTTTAAAGAATATAGAACCAGAGATATCATGTTTTCCATTGAATAGAGGTTCGTTCAATTCAGCATCAAGTTCTGCTTCTAATTCTTTAATAGTTGCATTCATTTCATCTGTTTCTTTTTCTAAGATTTCAGATGGTTTTAAGATTGTTTCTTCAGTCATGTTTCCTCCATTATTTTGTCATATTAGCAGCAACTTTAGGATCCAATGTTTCAAAGTAATCTTGTTGCATTTTCAATCTTACTAAGGTAATGATATCACCACGAAGAATTGGATTGTTGATTAATTGGTTATATAAGACAAATAATGGAACACCATTCGTTATTTGAGATAAGAAGATATTAATAATATTAGTATCTACCATACCATATGCATAACCATAAACTGTTGCATCAGGAACTTCCATATTTTTAATATAAGAAAGAACCAATGGAAGGTTAGCTGTAATTACTAATAATGCATTATCTTGACCAAAGATTGCTTTACCATAATTAGAACTCATATCTTTATTCAGTTTCAATTGTTCTAGATTGAAAGTAGAGTAGATATTATCTCTTTCTTCATATAAGAATCTAGAGAAGAAGGAGACTAAATAGTTATTGAAATTAGATACGAAGAAATCATAGATAAACATTGCAGCCAAATATAAATCAGTTTCTTCATTTTCAATAAATTGGAATCCATATTTTTTAGATACTGCAGAGATTGTATCTCTATACATTTCTTTTTCTTTAGCAGAGATCTCTTCTTGATCATATGGATAAGTTGTATAAAGTTGTTGAAAGGTTTGTTTAAATGCTTTGACGATATTAGGTTTTGGCAAAGTATCAAAGCGATTAAACATTTGAGTCAAAGTGTCTTCGACTACATTCATAGCATAGTCGCTATCAAATTGAACAAGAATACTAGCTAATTGGTTATCGGATTGAAGCTCGTATTCTCTGTTATTCATAAGGAAATCTAACATTAGGCGGTACCTCGATTATAACAATTAAAAGTGTACAAAGTTCTTATCTATTTGTAACCATTGCCTTAATTTTTTATATTGAGAATATAGGTATTATGCCATTTGTTGATAGTCTATTTTGTAATGAGTTCTAATAAGCTTATTATTTTCATCTGTTTTAAAGTTAAAATAATTTTTTCCAGTAACCATTTTGAAGAAATAATAGAACTCATTGGTTAGGTTATATCCATACACATTGTTCATATCATTTTGTAGAATATCAGAAACTGCATGGTGGAAACTAATAACCCAGTATTGATTTTCATCAATATTATTAACTGATCCTCTTTTGACATTTAAAAATCCCAAACCTAATAAAATTCTAAATTGAATAAGCTCTAGCAAAGAAGTAGATTCATTTGATTCGAATTCAGTATATAAAGCATCTTCTTCAATATATAATTCTTTTGATTTTGTATCTACGATTATCCCTTTAAAATCACAACAACTATGATTCTCATCGCAGATATTATCAAGATCAAACCTTTTTACAAATATTATATCTTTGAATGATACTCTATATGGCTTAATTAGTTCTGAATTCAATATTACTTCTTTTGCTAGATCGTTTAACTTACCCATTATAATACTTAACTCCTATTATTAACTCTTATTATGTTTTAATTTATCTATTGTAATCCATTATCTTCTTTATTGTTTTCATAATAAAGATCTCGCTCTCCAGCATTCATTAGATTATAAATAGATGACTGACTCATTTCATTTTCGTCTTTATTGAAATCTAAGAAAATGGAAGTTGGAAGAGCGCTATTATTTGATGCCATGGAATATTCATCATCAATAGATACATCATCTGGATTGATCTTATATTTTCTAGCATAAGCTTCTCTTACAACTGGGTTTTGAAGCATTTCCCTTAACAGAGCAGTTTCTTGTTTACGTTGTTTAGTCATATAATCGCCAAACAATGTATTCATGGCTTTTTGCATTTCGCCCATTTGGGCTTGAACTGTAGACCCTCTATCATCATCAGGTCTGTTGATATATTCTATTTCTTGAGTGATATCGGTCATGTTTTCATCGATACTCATATCAAGAACTTCATCTATATCATCTTCTGTTTTGATACTGCCCTTTTCAATACCAAATAATTCTTTTAAGTTCTTGCCTTCATACCATACATAAAGACCAACTAAGTATGAGAATATTTGGTCATCGTGTGTTAAAGCAGAGTGTTCTACTTTACCATTACGTTTTACTTCTAAACCACGCATTTCTTGATAAATACTTGGAGAGATAAATTTATCTTTATGATAATTAACACGTTCTCTAAGTATTTCTATCAATAAGTCACGAACGTTGTTTGTAGATGTAAGGCCATATACTTTAGTCTTACGTTTATTTCTGATAATACGATTCCCATCAGTAGTTTCTTCAAGAACTCTATCTTTAATTTCATAATAGAGGTTTTTCTTTACTGGAGTTTCTAATAGCTTACCAATTACAGATAAGCCGTAACCGTTGTCTTTTGATATTGGCGCAACTCAATATCAGATGGTCAATTCCATCCACCCCCATTACAAGGAGTGACGAGATCATATGTCGTCCCTATTTCCGATATAGGGCCAGGATTTTTCTTCCACCATAAGCTTGTGGTTCTACTCCCCCGCCAGGGGATGATCGTTGAACGTCTATCTATTTTCCAATAGATATTTCGCTGCTAAACTAGGCCATTTGCAAACTTTTTAAACCATCACGATTATCATCACTGATTGCGTTGTGG